TGGTTCCAGGCGTGCCGGGGGCAGGTACCTTCCACTAAATTTTATAGAATTCCACCAAATTCCACTAAATTTTATAGAATTCCACTAAATTTTATAGAATTCCACTAAATTTTATAGAATTCCATGAAATTCCACTATATTCTATAAAGTTCTATATAATTATATAAAAATATATTAAACTTAATAAAACTCTCCTTAATTCTATCTTTCCACTCTCTCTTCCTACTAAAAAAGCCAAGACCGCAATGGTCTTGGCTTTTATCTTTAAAGTCCGCTTTGACTTAACCAATCTCTATTCAACTGACTCTGAATATAATCATCAATCCCCGCAGATAAAGTAGTTAAATCTTCAATCTCTTCTACTCTGGTAATGAATTCTGACGAATTCATTACCGGCGGCTTCTTCTGTTTTTTCTCTTCCTTAATCCTTGCCTGAGAAGCTTTCTTCATTTCAACCAGCCAGTCCTCTTCTTCCTTAGTCTCTATTTCTGTTGTTGTCTTTCCAAATGAATAAACTGGTCTTGAATTAGGTCTGTTCTCTTGAACATCACTACCTGCAGCATTAACAGTTCCTAAGTGTCTCCAAACATTTCCATCCCAGAAAATTAAATTCAATTTTTCAGACGTTCCTTGATGCCCTAAAGCATAAATGAAATTTCTATTTGCCCTTTTCGGATCAAATTTAATTTCCTCAATAGTATAAACTGGAGTACCTTTATAGTCTCCTACTTTACCAGACTCATAATTTAGATTCATTATACACCTCATTAAACCAATTATCAGTTTTTCTTACTTCATTACCAATTAAACTAATCTGTATCAATCTACTTTCTTCTTCATCAATCTTCTTATCTAATACTACATGATTAATCTTCCTTCCTCTTACAATATGTTCTGTAACCTTATCAGTAAGATAAAATCTAATTTCAATTTCTTTTCCTGCTGATAAATAATAATAACTGGCTCCATGCTTTTGAATAATAGTTTTTTCATTATGGAAACTTTTCTTAAAGTTTTCAATCCATTTTTCAAAATCATTTGTTACAATTAATATAGAGATATTCATAATTTTCTTCTCTCCCTTATCTTAAATATATTATATTATAATTTTAAATATAAATCAAAAACGAAATTTTCTTGTAACTCCTTCTCGATTTAATTTAGGTTTCAAGTATGTAATTAAAGCATATTCCATGCAAGATAAATCTCTGTCTGAAATATTATCAAATTCACAATCAAAGGATATCAATGGAATACAATTAACTTTATTATTTGGATTCTTTTCATTTCCTCATATAATTTTCCACCTTGATATTTCATATTACTTTTATGTTCAGAAAACCTTTGATAAAAATTTCTACTTGTCTTTCCAATATACATTAATTTCTTATTAAAATAAACTCCATAAATACCATAATGATCTCCCTCACTTGCAGTTCCCGAGCGCCATTTAACAAAAATTGCAGAATTGCAATTTTTGTTAAAAAGATTGCAGCAAAATATTGTAATTGCATTGCAATTGCAGAATTGTAAAGATATAAGATAGCTTTGTACAAATGCAATGCAATGCAATACCTTGCAACAATGTTGTAATTGCAATTGCAACAAATTTCTGCAATTTTTATATTTAAAAAGAAAATGCTTCTACTTCCTCTGCTTTTTCATTAATAGTTGTTATGCTATCATCTTTTCGTCTTCGCCAACCTTCAGAATGGTCTATAGCACTTTTACTACAACCTAATAATTCAGCAATCGCCGCAGAACTTTTACCTTCTCTCGCCAAACGTAAAATTTCGCCGTCGTCGACTTTTTTCTTTCTTCCGGCGCTTTTTCCGGCATTAACTTTCTGTTCATATTTATTTTTACTAAAATTTATGCGGCCCTTGACCATATTAACAAACGCTTGAGTTACTACATCTTCTGGATGTTGAGATTCAAATCCTGCGCCATATCGAACGATTTCAGCAATAATTCTATCTTGTTGTTCCAATGGTAAATCTTTAATAGACTCTAACCATTCACTATGAATAACAAAAGTTACGTCTTCAGCCATTTAATCGTCCTCCTCTCCAGAAGTCAAAATATTATCAAACGCCTCCAATAATTGCGGCGTAGCCTCATAAACCCAGCAATTAAACCGCATATTCTGTGGGTTCTTCATCTCTGTAAGATACTTAAACCCCATCTCTTGTAACTTAAGATGTATTCTCAAAGAGTAAATAATCTTAAAATTTTGTTTTGACATTTTAAATCCCCTCTCAATTATTCTTCGTCTTTTGCCTCTTGGCTATCTAAAAACATTTTTACAGAACGACGAATAATCTGAGAAATAGTCAAGTCATTCTCTTCTGCAAACTTTGTTAATTTATTCTTTTCATCGATACTAACACGAAAAGAAACTTTAGTCATATCGTCTCTTCTTGCCATGATAAAACCTCCTTTCCAAGAGATAATACAATTCCTTTTTATAATTTTGTCATATCTTGTCCTACAACTCATTTATAGCTAATTGATTTTTTATTAAAATTTTGTTATTATATATACATAAGATAAAGAAAGGAAATGATAAAAAATATGCAAGGTGTATTTTACTGGGGAATGAAAATTTCTCGCAACGAAGTTTACCTCTTATGGAAACAGTTATCTTTAAATGATTACTCTTATATCCGCGAGAATTATATGTTTGAAATTCTCGGTTATGATGGTTACATTTTCGGTGAAATTATCGAATCCATCTATCCAGGAGAAGAACCAGTTGAAGGTCCGCTTGACATTTTTAAAGCAGACAGAGCTGACCAATCTCGTATTATATCCGCATATGATACAATAGCAAAACCACTTTTAAAAAAGGCTTTCTTTGGTCGCTATGGACTCACAATGCAGGAGAGAATCTAAATGAATAATACAATTACACTTTATCGTGATGGTATACGGGAAAATTTTGTCTTTCCAATAGACAAAATCGCATACGTCAAATTTAATGATTATGCACGGCAAATTACTGTCGCTCCTATTGGAGCTGAAGCAATCTTTTTTAACATTCCAAAATCTTATGGTAAAAGAGATGAATACGATGAAACTAAATCTAATATTCTCAAAGCATTAAATCGAGAGGAGTGACGCTATGTATCCATTTATTTTCTGGGGAACTCGAGTTAGAGAGGATAACTATGAGCTTGAAAAATTTTCTGGTTGTACTTTTGCGGACTCGTATGCCGAAGCTATGACCGCAGTCGAAGATTATTACGGGGATGAATTAGCTGACATTCGTCTCGAAGCTCTTGAAGAAGGTAACGTCATTGAATTTTCCAATCCAAAGGAGGGAAAGAAAATTGTCAAACGAGAAAACGACTAAAACTTGCGGGCAATGCATTCATTTAATGCATTCAGACCAGGGTCATCATTACTGTAGACTGACTTCAATTATCTGCGACCCTGAGAATGATTTTTGTTCAAAAGGTTATTTTTATAATACTGACAATCTACTTACTTGTGCAGTTTGCGGCGAACCGATTATCCCTTCGATTTCACGAGCTGTCATAGAAGTTGTAGAGGGACAGGTTCACGCTTTTTGTAGTTCTTGTTATGAACATCATCTTAATACTTGCAAGACTTGTAAAACATCTTGCCAATGTGATTTTGAAACAAATCCAATTAAAATTGAAAAAATGATTCAGCAACAGGTTCAGCGTGGTCCAGTAATTCAGGTATTTCCAGTTAAAAATCCTGAGCGTATTAAAGAAACTTGTATGAAAGGTTGCGGCTGTTGGAATAATGAACAGCAAATGTGCAACCGTGAAGTAAATGTATGCGGAAAATATGAGGAACATGTTTACACTCCCTAACGTGTCAGACTAATTCTTATATAATAATATTATAGCATTTTTTTAGAAAGGAGTCAACTTTATGATATGGTTTATACTCGCTGTTATTTTCGGAATATTCATGGGCTGGGTTATTCATGATGAAGGAATAGGCTGGTTTACTACAATAGCTGGAGGTCTTTTCTGTGGAATCGTAGGATGGTTTTTATGCTTTATATTAGCTGGTGCCGCAGTCAGCGGAATAGGTAAAGCAACAAATTCTATTAAATATGTAGAGGATGCAGAAGAGTCTCATACCATTGCCGCAATTCAGGATAATACTTATGCTCATGGCTTTAGAAATGCCGATGGCATGTTAAAAATTACATATCTTTACAAAAATGTTGATGAAGATGGTAAAGAGAACTTCAGAAACGAAACTGTAAATGGAGGGGATACTCAAATTTATCTTGATGATAATGTTATCCCACATGTAGTAGCTTATTCACCTGTTTTCGTCAATAATATTGTAAATACTATTTTTGGACCACCGATTTTCTATAACCATCGTTATGATTTATATGTTCCAACAGGAACTCTAAAAATGGAATATAATATTGATTTACAGTAAAGGAGATTTTATGAAGAAGAAAATTGCGGTTTTGGCAGCTGCTGCGTTCGTATTACTTGGATGCAGCGGATGCGGTAATATGGTTGCAAAAACCTATGGCGGCACTATGAATATTGATTTACCTGTTGGAGAAAAATTAGCCGAGATTACTTGGAAAGACAATAATCTTTGGTATCTTACTCGTCCTATGCGAGAAGGAGAAGAGGCTGAAACCTGGACATTTCAGGAGAAATCTAACTACGGTGTAATGGAAGGAAAAGTTATTTTAAAGGAGAAGAAATAATATGTTTGACAGTGATGATTTTATTGAAGGAATGGGATGTTTAGGTGTAATTGTAATGGCTGTGCTTCTGGTGATTTTTGCACCAATGTTGTCATTCTTTATTTGTTACTTTGGCGGTTGGTTATGTAAAATTACATTCGGTCCAACCCTTTGTAATGCATTGAATACTTTATTTAATGTATCATTTTTTACACCAGAGAAGTTACCTCTTATGGCAGGTGCTCTTGGATGGATTGGTGGCTATTTTAAAAATACTTCAATAAGTAAGAATATAAAGAGAGATTAATATCTCTCTTTTTATTTTTATAAAAAATTATATTATAATATATATAGAAAATAAATAAAGAGGTGATTTTAAATGCAAGTACATATTAGATATTTTCATTGTCCAGTTTGTCATAAGGTAATGGTTGCGCCTAAGCACAAAAATTTTAAAAAGGAGAAGAAACATAGAAAAAATATGTGGTGTCCTTTCTGCAAAGAAGAAAGGCGTTTCATCTTAGATGAAGTCACTAAAGTTAATTACTAATTGATTTTATAAAAAAAATATTTTATAATATATATACAAAATAAAGAAAGGAAAAATATTTATGGAACATGTGTTCAAGGGCTATTCAATCGCAAAAATTGAATATGGTGGATGGGGAGATAGCCATCCAATAATAAAAGGAGCGTTGTTTAAAATTTTTCCTACAAGAGCTGACGCAGCTCATTGGGCAAATCAGCATGGATATAATTTATCTGGTAATGACGGATACCCAGAATATGGAATTATTGGTGTAGACATTTATCCAGGAGAATATGAGTTAAAGGAGTAGTGATAAGATGATAATTAAGAAATTAAATTGCGGAAATAAAAATGATTCTTATGTAACTGTACAGTTAAGTTATGATGAAGTCAGGGATATTGCAAATACATGTTATTATGCGACTGAATTTATTCCTGCGGACCAGACTAAAATAAGGTCAAATGCAGCCATTGCCGCAAACATGACAAAGTTTTTATTTGATATGGTAAAACATGGCAATATTCAACTTGAAACAATTCAAGATATGTATATGGCTAAATTTGATGAAGATAAAGACAAATCAGCGGAGGATTGTTGATTATGATGTATAATATTTATGCGGGCTTAGGTGGCGGTTTTGGTGGCGCTAATTATATTGGCACTATAGATTGCAAATCTTTAGAAGATGCCTATGCTTTAGCAAGAGAGTATGCAGTAGAAGAGTATGACTCTTATTCTGGAATGGGTGGCGTTACAGATAGAGGCGACATCTATGACAATCCAGAAGATTTCGGTCTTGATGAAGATTGGGACGAAGAAGATGTAGATGATGTCCTTAATGAAGAAATCAATTCATGGATTGACTACTGGGCTGTACCAGAAAATGAAGATGAAGATTTAGATGATGAAGATAAGGAGTATTTATAATGAATCCAATTATTAATCCATTGTTTTTTTATTTTATTTCTGTAACAGGTGTTCTTCGCCTCTTACTGCTGATTGGTGGTTTTGGAGCTGCAGGAGTTATTATTTTTGTAGGTTTTATATGCTGTGTTGATTATGATGCAGAATATATGTTCAAGTTCCTTAAGAAACCACTTATTATTGGCTTAATTGTCGGTACTATTGGAGTTTTTGTACCTTCTGAGAATACCTGTTATAAGATGCTTGCGGCATCCCTTATTACTCCAGATAATATTGAGGTTGTGAAAGATGGAACGCAGGAGCTGGTAGATTATATTATTGATGTAGCTGATCAAATTACTGAAGATGATGATGACGATGATAAATAAAAATTAAGAGAATCAAAGGAGACTAAAAAGTCTCCTTTGATTTTTTTTATAAATTTTATTATAATATATATAGAAAATAAATAAAGGAGTAAAAGTTAATGGAAAAACATAATCTTGAACGACTTCTTGAAGAATATAACCAAAACTTAAAAAGAATTAGAATCCTTCAAGAAGCTGTAAAAGAAGCAGCCAGGATTCTCAGCACAAATCCGCCTGGAGATTTAGATAGTTATACACCAGAAATGATGTCCGCATTGATTGGCAGTAAAGGAAATCCAAAGAAGTGGGAAAACTATTTGGTTCATATGGGGATGGAAAGATCGGGAATTAAATCTATCTCATAAAGCGACTAATAAGCCGCTATTGATTTTTTATAAAAAATATAATATAATATATTTATAAGATAAAGAAAGAGAGAGGTGTTCAAGATATGGCATTAGTAGCAAGATCTTATGTAGGACTGGAACAGGTTGGAGAACCTTACTTCGTAGGAACTAAAATGTATATCAAAGTAAAGATGGCAAATGGAAATCTGAAGCAGGTACGTGCATACAGCAATGCTGAATATAAAAAATATTATCCAGACCTTGCCGCAAATGCCGCAGAAGATCACTTCAACGATCCATATTGGAAATCTCAGAAAGAGATTCTTGGTTTCAAAAATGGATATGTCACAATCTTTAAAGGCGATACTTATCCGTATAAAGAGTGGTTTAAAGAAAATGGTTGCCAGTATAGAAAATGGTGGGGCTGGTCTTTATCTTCTGAAGCAGAACTGCCAGAAGAGCTTCCAGAAGGAGTTGAAGCTATTCGACTCAACTGGGAAGATGTTGGTGAGGGTGAATCTCTTAAAAATGATACTATTGTAGAAGCGGCAGTTAATGCTCTGCTCTATGAAGAGAGCCATTCTAATTATGTTGGCGAAATCGGTAACAGAATTGAAATTGAAGTTACTGTCACCAAAGCGTTAAAAATCAATGGCTACTATGGACCGAGCACTTGCTATACAATGGAAGATGCCGCAGGTAATGTATTTGTTTGGATTACATCTTCTACCAGAGTAAGATTCGATGAAGGTGAATCATACTGGGTTCGTGGTACTATTAAAGACCACAAAATCTATAAAAATGTAAAACAGACGGTATTAACCAGATGCACTAAAGCAAATAAGGAGAAATAATTTATGGGATATGTAACAAATTATAAAATCAGTTTCATTCATTTCGGAAAGACTGAAATGCCAAAAGAAGCAGATGTTGTAAATGCCCTTAATAGCATTAATCCTTATGATTTTGAAATCGGAGAGGGTGAAAGTCCTCTCCTGGAAGAATTCTTTGAGGAGCCTATTAAGTGGTACGATCATATAGAAGATATGATTAAATTAAGTAAAGTGTTTCCAGAAACTCTTTTTATTCTTGATGGATGGGGAGAAGAGCTTGGAGATGTTTGGAGAGAACTTTATATGGATGGAGAAAGAGTGCGGGCTGACCTAATGTTTTCTTTCTCAGATTTCAAAGTTATGAATAAGCCTGAACATGAATCCAATATTCTGCGGAAGGTGCTTGTGCGGACGCCGGATATGCCATCAGATATATATGTAGCATCTCCAAGAGACATTTGGTAGTCAAAAAGACAGCTATTGATTTTTTATAAAAATTATAATATAATATATACATAAGATAAAGAAAAGGAGATGATATTTAATGTTTGGAGAATCTAATTTATTCTTAGGTTTTATGGTTCATCAGAAAGATCTTGATAACCTTGCTCAGCAGATTGTTAATGAATATCGTAAAGGAAATACGACATTCACTGCACAGGCATCATTTGAGTTATCACCTTCAGATTTGGCTTATGTAGAGGATAAAGTAACAAAGATGCTTTCTTAGACATAATGAAGCTTGATTGATTTTTTATAAAAAATATAATATAATAATTATAGAAAGTTAAAGAGAGAGGTAATTAAAGATATGGAAAAAGTATTTGATTTAAGAGACATGATTACAGATGATGAGATGACTGCTTTTGAGAAATACGTTGATACCTTTGCAAGTGAATATTATGGCAAGAGAAGTGTAAGTGGTAGAGAGCTTCTTCACTTCTGGGCTGATGCCAAGGCTCCGTATCTGTATAAGTTGCTTGGTAACAAACTTATCGTTTCTAAAACTGTTACTTTTGAAAAAGAGTCTGGTCAGATGCGTAGAGAAATGAATGACCTGATGGATGAGCATCTCTTTATGAGAGAGTTCATTGATAAAATCCAGAGTAAATTCTGGATGGATTACATTCAGAGCAATTATGCTTATGAGAATGAGAAAAGAGCACTTTATGAGAATATTTGTGCTATTTGCAGCAACTCTGAACTGATTGACAATGTTTACACAGGCGATACTTTCATGGTTCCTACTCCAGAAGGAAAAGAAATTAAGATTCAGCATGGTTGTAAAACTATGAAAGCTCTTGGAAAAATCGCTTCTGCTTATGGACTTAACATGAGCAATTTTGAGGACTTCCGTATTAAGGTTTCTCAGATTCTGAACCAGAAAGTGTTAAAAGGTAATCTTTGCCTTTCAATTCACCCTTTGGACTATGTAACAATGAGCGACAATGATTCTGATTGGAGTTCTTGTATGTCCTGGACTGACAATGGATGTTACAGACAGGGAACTGTTGAGATGATGAACTCTCCGATGGTTATTGTTGCATATCTTACAGCTTCTGAGCCGATGGATGTTTGCGGGCTGGAGTGGAGTAATAAGAAATGGAGAGAACTGATGATTGTTAATAAAGACCTTATTACAAACATCAAGTCTTATCCTTACTTCAACTCTAATCTGACTAAAGCAAGTTTAAGTCTGTTAAGAGAGCTCGCCGCAAAGAACCTGCCTGAGTGGAACTTCGATGAAACATTAAGGGAGTACGAGTCAAATGAATGTACTTATGTGGATGATTATAGATTGAGGGTTTATCCATCATCTAACGCAATGTACAATGACTTTTTAAACGATCCTTACATGAACGCAGCATATTTCAATAAAGATTTATACTGTTGTGCAAATACAGACGATGATGGTTATATCAGAGTATGTTTCAACTACTCTGGTAAGTCTGAGTGTATGGGATGCGGACAGGAAGCTGACTTCTATGACAATGAAGGATATTTGATGGGCGAATGCTGTGATACAGCAGTATTCTGCTCCTTCTGCGGAGACTCTTACAGAGATGAAGATGAGCTGGCTTGTGTAGATGGAAGACTTCTCTGTCCAGATTGTTTTGACAATAATGTAACTCAGGATTCAATCACTGGTGAGAATCATCTTACCCGCAACTTAATTCATATCAGACTTCTTTCTGATAAAGATAAAACTAAAATCGTAGAAACTATCTTTGTTTACGATATAGAAGAAAGCTGTACTGCAAAATACTTTAAGGTTATTCGTAAAAGAGAAGTCTTAAATAAATTTTATGCAGACCCATATTACTATGTATATCCAACAGATTGTACTGATGAAGGTCTTGCTCTCTTTGGTGTTGAAAGAGACAGTGAAGACCTTGAAGATACAACTTGGATGGAGAGCGTAAAAGAGGAGTATCAGAATGTTGATGAGGAAATAGTTATTGATACTCCTCATGATTGGAGAGAATTTTATAATGCTTGCAATCTTCTTGATAGAACAAACTCCTTTGTAGCATTGAATCGTATTGGAGATATTGCAATGGCACTTTAAAAGAGAGACTTGCTTTTAAATAAAATTTATTATATAATATATTTATCAAAGATGAAGAAAGGTTAAAAGGTATAGATTATGGAAAAAATTACAAAGAGAGAAATGTATCAGGCACTTATTCACTTCGCAGAGACTGGCGTTATGTCTTATCCAGCAAAAGAAGAGGGCGTTGATGATCCAACAGTAACAAGTGAAGAGCTGAAAGCCTTCGCAGAGAATGAGATCGTTCTTCTGGATAAGAAGCTGAATAAAGCAAAAGAGAATGCTAAGAAAAAGAGAGCTACATCTGATAAGTTACAGGAAGCTATTCAGGCAGTTCTGACAGATGAGTTTGAAACTATCGCAGATATTGCGGCAAAAGTTGAAGATGAAGACGCTACAGTTGCTAAATGTGTTTACAGACTGAATGCCCTGGTTGAGGCTGGTATTGCTGAAAAGACAGATATGAAAGTAACTGGTGCTGAAGGCAAAAAGAGGACTGTAAAAGGATACAAGCTGGCAGGTGAGCCGGCAGATGAAGATATTGATGAGGAGTCAACTGATTCAGTTGAGGAGTAATTAAACTAAGAGAGTTGCTATATAGCAACTCTCTTTTTTTCAGCCTCATAAAGTTCGGTAAAACAAAGCCGGCCGGCACTGGATGTACACTTCGTAAACCTAAAACAAAAAATGGCTTTACTATTTTTTAATTGACAAGGCTATATTTTTATGATATTATATATTTATAAAGGAGGAGTGTATACTTATGAAATTTTGTTTATCCAGTAGACAACAAGCTGATTATCTGCATAAGGCAGACGAAATTAAGTTTTATTATAGAGATAGAAAAGCAATTCCAGATTTTTTTGAAAAATATCCAACAGCAACAATTATATTAGTTCATTCAAATCTTGATGATGAAATTAATTGGAATGAGATAAGTAATTATAATATATTGTCTCAAGAAAGATTTATTATATGTGTAGATACTATTGATGATTGTATTGCGGCAAAAGCTCAAAATATTCCATTTTATCACAATGCTGGAGTTAAGACTGCATATGAATTAAGAGCATTAAAGAACTTAGGAGTTTGTTATGCTTTAATTGACGCTCCGTTATTTTTTAATATGGATTTAGTTAAATCTATTGGAGTTCCCGCACGAGCAGTACCTAATTTAGCTTTAAAGGATGGATTGCCAAGAGACAATGGTATTGTAGGTACTTGGATTCGTCCAGAAGATTTAGAAATGTATGAAGATTACATTGCCACAGTAGAATTTGAAGATTTTACTGAAGATAGAGAGAAATATTATCAAAAAGAACGTGCGATGTTTCGTATTTATGCTGAACAAAAACATTGGCCAGGTAATCTTAATATGCTTGTTACTGGTTTAAATTTCAGTGCTTTAAATCGTGTTATTAATCCAGTATTATCAGAAAGAAGAATGACTTGTCATCAAAAGTGTGAGGAAGGTGGACATTGCCGTTTATGCTATCATGTTCTCTCTGCCGCCGATCAAGAATCTATTGAACAATATCGGGACGAACTTTCTGCTAATTGATTTTTTAATTAAAATATAATATAATATATTTATAAAAAGAAAAAGAGAGGAGATTAATGTGCAGGTATTAAGTCCTAATGATTTAAAATTATTTAAGAATTTACTTGAAGCTTCCCCAGAAAAGCTGATGAGGATGTTAAATCGGATTCTCTGCGGCAGATATAGTAATCTCACTTATACAGGAGATTATTTGTATGCTATTGGAGATATTCCGATTGGGCTGGTGGCTCATGTAGATACAGTTTTTCCAGAGCCGCCAGAAGATATATATTATGATAGAGAAAAAGGCGTAATGTGGAGTCCGCAGGGTCTTGGAGCAGATGATCGTGCAGGTGTATTTGCTATACTTAAAATTATTCAGTCTGGGCTTCGTCCGACAATAATTTTTACTACAGATGAAGAAGTAGGCGGTCTTGGTGCTGCACAGCTTGTAAAAGATTTTCCTGAATGCCCAATCCCAGGTTTAAAATACTTAATTCAGTTGGATAGACGTGGGACAAATGATTGTGTATTTTATGATTGTTATAATGAAGATTTTATTACATATGTAGAATCATTCGGTTTCATTGAGGCTTTTGGAACTTTTTCAGATATTGCGGAATTATGTCCAGCATGGGATGTTGTTGGAGTTAATCTATCCATAGGTTATGAGAATGAGCATACCAGATATGAAACTTTACATTTGAAACCTTGGATGGCTACTATCGAAAAAGTAAAACGTATGCTTAAAGAGAAGGATATTCCGGATTTTGAGTATATTGAATATTCTTATTCTTATAATGGAGCAAAATGGGGCTATGATGAGAAATACAAAAATTGGTATGATTATACACCTCATTACAGATGTAAGAGCTGCGGAAAGTCATTTTGTGAATATGAAGTGATTCCAACCAGAAATAAAAATAAGAAGATTGTATATTATTGTCCAGATTGTTGTGTTGATAATGTAACTTGGTGTTTAGATTGTGGGACAGCTTATGAGAAGAAGAAAATGTCTGCGTGTCCTAAATGTGGTAACGAGAGGTCAGAAGATTGAGCGTAAAAGAGATTGACGAGATTAAGGAACAGTTTAAAAAGGTTATTTCCTATTCACAAGGAATAGAAAATCCTGTAGTGGATGATTTATTTGAGAAGTGGTTAGAAGGAAAACGTGATTTCATAGAAGTAATGGGCGGAAAATTAATCTATGAATTTCCAAAAAAAGTATTTTTTGAATTAAATAAGCATGATAAAGAGATTAAAGTAGATGATTTTGCGAATTTGGTTGAACAAAATTATTCTAATCCTGGTTTAGCTGATTTTATCAGCTCTCAAAGAGAAGGCTTTTTTACAAATCGAGTTATCAATTCTATTGTTACTGATAAAGGTGACAAAATTCCAAAAGATATGAAACTTTTAAAAGCGTTTAAGTTTTTTGAAAGTAATAAAGAAGCATTAGAAGCTTTGCAGGCTGCGGCGAGTATGATTATCCAAGAGGATAAAGTTGAGGGAACATTATGCCTTTCTGTACATCCACTTGACTTTCTTTCAGCCAGTGAAAATAATCATAATTGGCGTTCATGTCATGCATTAGATGGTGAATATCGAGCAGGAAATCTGTCATATATGACAGATAGTTGTACGATTATGTGCTATCTTAAATCTGATAAAGATGAAAAATTACCTAATTTTCCAAAAGATGTAAAGTGGAATTCTAAGAAGTGGAGAGTTTTACTTTATTTATCTGAGAATTGGGATATGATGTTTGCGGGCAGGCAATACCCTTTTAGAACTGATGTAGGTATTAATTTTGTTAAAGATAATCTTTTGCCGCAAGCAGGATTAGGAGAATGGAGTAAATGGACGGATAAAAAATTAAAAGCATATGATAATGGGGTAAATGATTTTAATTTTCAGTATGCCTATATACCTTATGGAGATAGTTTAGCTCCAATTAATGAGATTGTAAAGAATCGTAAAAATTCATTACAATTTAATGATTTATTGCAATCCAGCTATTATGAACCCATGTATTGTTATAAAATGACAGAATCTCCTTGGTATACATATTTTTCCTCATTTGGAATGGAGAATCATCCGGCAAATAAAGAAAAAATTTTAAAACGTATTTATGATATTCCCAAAATTAGAGTCGGAGGCGAAGTTAAATGTTTATGTTGTGGTAAGAAAAATATTGAATTAACTGAGTCTATGATGTGTAATGATTGTGAAATTGAATATGGACAAGGTGATAGTGACATTTTTGGAACCTGTCCATGCTGCGGACAGAGGTTCGTATTTGATGATGGATATTATGTAGAACTTGCTGATGAGGTAATTTGTCCATCTTGCGCAGATACGGAAACTGCTGAATGTGCAAATTGTGGTGGCTTATATTATAAGACTGATATGCAATTTGATCATACTACTGGATTGTATTATTGTAAAGATTGTTATATAAATTGTAGAATAGGAGAAGAAAATAATGATCGAGACGAAGGATTTTAAAGAAGACTCTTTATACTCAAAAGTAAAAGAAGTAGAGCGCAGTTATGACTATTTAAGGAATGGACATCTCAGCTGGGATATTAATCAGATTTTAACAATCTTAAATTTTGGTGTATCAATGTGGAACACAGAGCATATGAACAGAGATCTTTCTGCATCTTTTAGTATTACAGATGCAGAAAAACAGGACTAAGGAGGGATGACTTATCGCTAAGGGTAGTACAGCAAAAATAAACGTACAGAATAAAATTGCAATGGCTTTTGGAGCCGATTATATTGGAGAGCAGGATAAGAAGATTTATGTGTGGGCAGATGATGGCGGAGAACGTGTTCAAATTGCTATTGCTATGACATGCCCAAAAACACCTATTGCGGCAGAGAATGAAGCGGCTCATACTGCATGGGATTGGAGTGAAGATACTCCTACAACCCCAATTAGAGGACAAAGGGCTGAGGTAATGAAACCAAAAGTAGAGATTACTCAGGAAGAGCAAGATAAAATTGCTGATATGATTAAGCGTTTTGGTCTGTAAGACAAAATATTATTAAATCTCCTCGGGCACTCTACAAAAATTTTGCCCGAGGATTTTTTATTAAAATTACATAAATAGATACTAAATTGATTTTTTTAAAAATTTTTTATATAATATATATAGAAAGTTAAGAAAGAAGAAAAATAAAAAAAGTATCTATATATAGGTCGGTAGCCTTAAACCTCATCGGATGAGGGCAAGACTCCAAATCTTGTGGCTCGGGGTCCGACTCCTCACCGGCCTGCTAATTAAAAAATCTTAATTGATTTTTTAATAAAAAAATATTATAATATATTTATAATAAATAAAAGAGAGGTGTTTTCTTAATGGATAATGTAAAAGTAGCGACTCCAGAAGCAGTTGTAGATAATTCTATTAAGATTTATATGCGTGAAATGGGGCAGTTTTCTATGCTTTCAGCAGATGAAGAGATTAAGCTGGCTCATAGAATCGCTGAAGGAGACCAGTCCGCAAAGAATGAATTAGTTGAAGCTAATTTACGTCTTGTTGTTTCCCTTGCCCGCCATTATCAGGGTTGTGGCTTATCTTATCAGGATCTTATCCAGGAGGGAAATATTGGTCTCATTAAAGCCGCAGAAAAGTTTGATGTATCAAAAGGTTTTCGTTTTTCGACTTATGCCTCTTGGTGGATTAAACAGGCTCTTTCAAGAGCTATTGCGGACCAGTCAAGAACTATTCGTATTCCTGTTCATATGACTGAGAATATTAACAAGTTCAAAAAGGCTGAAAGAGAACTTCTTAGTCAGTTAAACAGAGAGCCAAAAATAAAAGAAATTGCTGATGCAATGGGCATTTCTGAAAAACAGGCTAAAGAAATTCAGTCTTATATTGTAGAACCTACAAGCTTGGATATTCAGGTGGGTGACGATGATGATACCACTATTGGTTCATTTGTTGAAGATACTCATTTTGTTAATCCAGAAAGTGCATATATCAAAGAGTCTAATGGAGATGTAGTGAATGCGGTTCTTGATACATTAAGTGACCGTGAAGCTAATATTCTTCGTTTGAGATTTGGTATTGGTGGTAAAAAAGCTATGACTCTTGAGGAAGTTGGTAAAGAATATGGTCTTACAAGAGAGCGTATTCGTCAGATTGAAGCAAAGGCTTTAAGAAAGCTGCGTCATCCGAGTCGTGCCAATATTTTAAAGGAGTGTATGGCTTGAGTTATGAAACAGTAGGTGGAATTGTATTTATAATCTTAGCAACGCCAATGGCATGTTTATCTATAGTGGCGTTAGCTTTAAAAACATTATTTTTAGTGTTTGATGATAGATAGATTTCTTGTGGTGGGAGCGGAGACGCATGAGCCTGCTCCTATCGCTTGAATATATAAAAATGAGGTGTATTCTATGGATTATGAGAATGTAGCATGGTTTTTGAAGAAGCATAAGAAATATCATTATGTAAAAGAAACTCCTTATTCAGTTACATTTGCAACTGAGCCAGATAAAAATGGAAAGGTTGAAACTGTTGAGGTAATGGAAAGTTATTTTCTTCAGTTTAAAGATAAGTAAATTGATTTTATAAAAAAATTATTATATAATATATATATAAGATAAAGAAAGGAAGTAAAAAGATTATGGGAATTACTTGTAAGCCAGTAGGAAAACTCAGAGGAACTCTCAGAAAGATTCAGAATGAGAAGGATAAAGAGCAGCAGATTAAAAACCGCTCTAAGTCGAAGGAAAGTAAAGAAAATTGATTTTTAAATAAAAAAATGTTATAATATATATGTAAAGACAGTTAATCAGCAAATAACCTTTTCTGGTTAATAGATGATAAAGAAAAAATTCTTTTGCGATTAAGAATTTTTTAGTATATGTTTAGTGGTAGCTAATTTCGAGTCTAATAAAAAATCGAAAAGGTTCCAACTGTCTTGTTAAAATAATCCCCTATAGCTCAGTTGGTAGAGCGGCTGGCTGTGCGGAAGTAGCATAAGTAATGCCGAGTATTTGAGTTCAAATCTCAACTTCTGATTAACCAGCGTGTCGCAGGTTCGAGTCCTGCTGGGGGAGCTTGGGACAATATCCCATATTACCTCTCTTTTAGGGGAGAGTTCATCTCTCCCCGTTCATTTGCCCGATTGGTGGAATTGGCAGACACGACAGGTTTAGATCCTGTTTCTTCGGAGTGAGAGTTCGAGTCTCTCATTGGGCATTATCAATAAGCTGTCATACGGTTTATTGACACACTTTCTTGCACTGAGAAAGAAAATAGTGTGATTGAGATGTATGAGTACTGCATAGCGTACTGGTGTTATGCCGTTTGGGAGAGATTGTGTAGCATGGTGAACCTCACTCCGAGTCTACGGACAGACTCATTTAAAGACTAACGTCTCGCCATGTGCTTTTTAAGAGGAGAACTGGGTTTTGGCACTAAACTCAACTCATAGCAACTTTTAATGGCTTATGTTGCTGTGGAAAGCCAATAAATATGCTCGAATGGTGGAATAGGTAGACACGGCGGTCTCAAACACCGCTCCGAAAGGGTATGGGTTCGAATCCCATTTTGAGTATTAAAGTGCTTCGCCACTTATAAAAAGAGCGAACCTTTAATTAACCAGAGTCCAAGTTAGAGGTAAATACCTGCTTGCGTTAAGTGCTTCGGCGGCTTAATAAAAACCTCAAAAAAAAATGGCGTATACAGAGCTGGGCTGTATGAGAAGTCTAAAGAAAATAAAAATAACAGGGACAAATAAAATTACATGGCGTGAAAGGTAAGATTGTAGGTATAGACGAAATGGAACCAAAACTTAAAGTATAGGGTACGGACTATCCCTGTCGAGTCATGTAGCTGGGATTAGCAATCAGTTTACAAATACTAAGCTGCAACCCTGAGACTTCGAGGGGTGCTATACAAAAAGATTATAACACCCCTTAATTTTTTCCTTATTGATTTTAAATAAAAATTATTATATAATATATTTATAAGATAAAGGAAAAACATTATCAGCAATTCATTTTTGATAACAAACCCGGATGTCGTGAGTTCGAGCCTCACCCTATTAGTGGAATACTTTTAGGTAGCTCAGCTGGGAGAGCGCCAGGCAACTTCAAAATATGTTTTGATTATCTTATTAAAATTAAAAAGACAAATTCTGCAAATTTTTTAAATACAATTTGACCCTTCCAAGGTTAAGACGTTGGTTCGAATCCAACCCGCCTCTATGGGGCGGTAGTTCAGTGGATAGAATATTATGTATATTTTGTCTTGAGTAAAAAATCTTAATTGATTTTTTAATAAAAATATTATATAATATTTATATAAGATAAAGAAAGGAAATGATATTTATGTTTGATGATTTTGATTTAGGTCCACAGTGTGAAGAATTTTATGATGATGCTGAATATTGGGAATCCATTATGAATGAGGAACCAGAAGAAGAAGAGTAATAAGTTTTTCGGCTCTATAGTCAAGCGGTCTAAGACGACAGACTCTCAATCTGTAGACAGAGGTTCGATTCCTCTTAGAGTCATCTATCTGCGGCGATATTGAAAAAAGTTTTTAAGTAGGTATCATCGTGGTAGGATTAGGTTTGGGCACGTTCCTAATAAAATATGAGTGTGCAGTGTTTGGTAGTGACAGGTTATACTACAAAAAACTTAGATTGAAGAATCACAGAGTTCGATTCTCTGGCTGGCGCTGAGGATGCCGGTGATGGTCTGGTTTGAAGAAATCATTTTAGCTGAATGGCGGATTCTTTGCCGAGTTTCCAATAAAATGCTAAATAAGTTTTGGAGAATCTGCGGCAACAGATTCTTTTCTATCCCATTCGCCAAGTGGAAAAGGCAATAGATTTCTAATCTATTATTCATAGGTTCGAATCCTATATGGGATGTTTGAGATACATACAGCAATTTTTTCTTCTTATTTTTAGGATATGGGAAAAGGTGTTGGGTTCGAATCCCACTGCGTTTTAGGGGACGTATGGTGTAACGGTAGCATTACAGAGAAGTATCTCGTAAAAATCCCTACATTATAGCGGGGTAGAGGAGTGGTTCCTTGCCAGTTTCATAGGCTGGAGACGCAGGTTCGAATCCTGCCCACCGCAATTACAGTTAAGTTGAAACGGGTCAGGTCCAATCGCCCGACTTGGTATGTGAGGAAAGTGAGGTTGGTTTGCGACAAGCTGTAAAAGCCTTCGCATTTAAAGTGGTATTGAAAAATGTATTCCGCCAAGTCTTTAACTTAATTGATTTTTTAAAAAAATTATATTATAATAATAAAGGAAAGTGAAATATGAAACAAATATTTACTTCTGAAGATTTATTAAAAATGGCTTCTGAAAATTCTTTTATAGATATTGAGTTAGAAGATCCAGAAGATGAAAAAAAGGAGAATAAAGATGAAGAAACGAAAACAGAAATTCCGAAAACAGAATAACCGTCTGTAGCCAAGCGGAATGGCAATCGGCTTTTAACCGATATATCGCAGGTTCGAATCCTGTCAGACGGATTTTGAACTTGTATAGCTTAGTTGGTAAAGCAAGGAACTCTTAATTCCGAGAGCCTGGGTTCGAGTCCCAGTACAAGTATTGCGGCCCCGTGGTCTAATGGTTAGTGACTTCGCCCTTTCACGGCGAAAATGCTGGGTTCGAGTCCCGCCGGGGTCATTTAAGACAGAAACCGCAAACAATTATATTATTTCAAGGAAAGAACTTTTAATTCTTACAAACCTAAAATAAACTGTCTTGTAAAAAAGGAGAAAAATCTTATGACTGATAAAGAAAAGTTACTTGGTGGAATCAAATTAATTCAATCAGCTTGTCATAATACTGCTTTTGTTGTAGAAGATTTTAAAGATGAAGATTTTACTAAATTAAAAAAGCAATATTCTTCATTACCAGCTTCAAGAGTTTCTTTTATGATTGCAGATGGTTATGAAAGAGAACCCGCAGCTTTTGATTTTGATGAATTTGGAAATTTTCTTGGAAGATTTTAATATTGCGGGGTAGTAGCAGTGGAAGCTCGCCAGTTTCATAGGCTGGAGGTCCTGGGTTCGAATCCCAGTCCCGCTATCAAAAGAACTCCAACAAGAGATCCGTACATTTTGTTTTTTGTGTTTCTTTTTTCCTTTCTGTGTGGTTGGTATGTACGGCTGGAGGATGCCATCTTTTTCTAATATATCTGGAATGTATTAGAAACAAAAGAATAAGTGTAGTAGATTCTTTTACATCTAAGCCTTATGGTTTGTTTTTCTTGCTACTACTTTTTATAATCCTTTTGGTGGGGTGGCAGAGCTGGTTTAATGCGGCAGATTGCTAATCTGTTGATCGAGATAACTTGATCCGGAGGTTCAAATCCTCTCCCCATCGTTATGGCGGGGTAGCATAGCCTGGTCGAATGCGGGAGTCTTGAAAACTCCAGACCGTGATGAGCGGTTCGTGGGTTCGAATCCCACCCCCGTCGCTATGGTGAATATAGTATAACGGTTAGTACATCAGATTGTGGCTCTGAAAGTGAGGGTTCGATTCCCCCTATTCACCCTTAATATAATGAAAGGAGATTAAAAATATATGAGTTATCCAAAAAGCTGTGTGGATTGTCCATTTTACAGATCTTGTACTTCAGGAATGTATTTAGGTGGATGTGTATTTTATACTCCAAAAGATAAACGACTCAGTTTTATAGAGCGATTTAAAAAGTTTTTCAAGGTTTTCTTCTAAAAAAAATCTTATTTTTATGCCTTATTAGCGCAGTTGGTAGCGCAATTAATTAGTAATTAATAGGTCGTTGGTTCGAGTCCGACATAAGGCTCTATGGCGAGAAGGCGAAATTGGTTACGCAGCGGAACCATGTTAGCCTTGAAAAAGGGTATTGCGGCAAGCGGACTTTAAATCCGTGGTCATTATGACATCTAAGTTCGATTCTTAGTCTCGCCACTTAAATTGGAAAATTATGGGTATAGGGGTGGGTTTTTAAAATTTAGTTTAGTTTGCAATTAAAAAATGATTATTGATATTTTATAAAAAATATTATATAATATATATGTAATAAAGATAAGGAAAGAAAAAAAGAAAGGAGAGGTAAACGGTATGATTAAAAACAAAGACAGAATCCAGTACACATTAGCTCACAGAAAAGCATTCAGAAAAATCGAAAAAGAACTTCTCGGTTATAATACTTTTAGAAGTCTTTTCCACGATTTAGACAAAGTGTTCCTGTATCCGTTCTTTGACTATAAGAAAGTACATAATTTCCATAGAAATCATGCACATCATCATACTGTAAAAGCAAAGACTCGTAACGACTATATTCAGATGGTAATTGATTGGGAATGTGCAAGATACACAAAACCAGACAAACCTCTGAACGCAAGACAGACTTTGTATAAATTTTATCCAGAAATTGAAGATAAAATTTTACCTCTTTTGGAAGAATTTCATCTATAAAAATGAGGTGGTATTTATTTTATGAGTGTACCAAGAAGTAGAAGAGAATATGAAACTATTACAGAGCAATTATATCAAGAGCAAAAAGAGAGGGAAAAGAATATGGAAATGAAGAAAATGTTTGGAAATCTTGAGTTTGGACCGGTAAATAACTATCATTTAAGCCATCTTGGCATCGCTTTACAGAATGCCGCAGGTGAAATTGTTTCTTATGACAAACAGAAAAATGAGATCGTAAATGTAGACCTCATTGATTTTGATGCAAAAGGTATGATTTATGCAATGCCTTGTGCTATTAAAGATGTTCATGTTGGCGATGTTATTCGTCACACAAATGGAAATGCTGTATTTGTTGTTTCCACAGACAATGGTATTCATGTAGTAGATGTTGCCGCAGGTGAGAAGAAAGAAATTCTTCCTACAAAATCTATGTTTGGTTTTAACTTTGTAACAAAGATTGTAACTTTAATCGACTTCTCTGGATTAAGTGCTTCTGAGGATAAGCCTTTTGGAAATTTACTTCCATTAATGTTACTTGGAGATAGAAAAGGTGGTTCTGGTTTGAAGGATATGCTTCCTCTGATGCTGTTAATGGGTGGTAATGGTTCTGCTCTTGGCGGATTGGATATGAGTAATCCTCTGATGCTTATGGCTCTTATGGGAGGCAGCGAAGGCAATGATTTTTTTTCGATGATGATGGCTATGAATCTCATGAATGGGACGAATCTCGTAAATACAGTAAGTCCTGTACAGACAGAAGTAACCCAGCAGTAGGATTATATGGAGCAGATTTTGCCGAATATGTTGTTCAGGAAACTTATTTAAAAATTGTTTATTTAAGGACTACTGAAGATGTACGTCTTGAGCATTGGGACACTGGAACTTCTGATATTCTTCCAGCAGGAAGTAAATTAAAAGTTGTTGGTGTTGAAGATTGGAATAATGATTCAAGAGATACTATGAATTATTATTATGCTGAAGTTATCGTTTTAAACAGTCGGAGGGATCTTAAAGGTTCTGTTGGTATGATTGATTTGAATAAAGATAACTTAGTTGTTGAAGAAGAAAAGCCTTTTTCCATCTGATAAAAAAAAGATGTAGCGTTTGAAGCATCTATAAATAAATATCATTCCTGAGGCAGGACGGGGGAGTAACCAAGTTAATATGTGTGGAGATTCGTACCACGACGCCCTGAGATTCACCCCCTTTTCAGCGGAATCTGAAAAATAAAAACTACCCCACAAAAGACTATTGGTTAGAGTCGGTTGGGGGATTTGCGGGATTAGCTCAGTCATGGTTAGAGCAACCGTCTTATAAGCGGTGTTTGTCCTGGGTTCGAATCCCAGATCCCGCATTTCAAGATGATATGCTAATCTTGAATATATTAGATGATATTTCTAATCGAGGGTTTAAAATAGCGTTAGTGACTTTGTTAGAAGGGTTTGGAAACATAATGTTTCTCTGTAAAACAAGTGACTCCTGGCTTGGTTTGGAAGAATATAAAACGCAAAAAGGAAGTGCCGAGTACGGTTTTATATGCCAAGATGGTAGAGCAGAAACTTCCAGGGTTGTAACCTGATTGGCAATCAAAGAACTAAAATTTGATTTTTATAAAAAATTATTATATAATATATACATAATAAATGATAAATAAAAAAGATATGAACAGTTACCGCCCACCAAGCTGGGAATTTGAAGGTGAAAATCCTTCCTAAGAAACCTCAGGTTTTTTAGATTGGGAGCATATCATAAGACATTTTCTCTGCAAACATTGTAAGTAGAACATACTAACAAGAAAAAGAACAATATTGGGGAATAATATTGGATGACGGTAGATTTGGTGCTGAGGTTTGGTATCCGTAAAAATAAAACCTGGCAAATGTCTTGAAATGTTTATTTATTAAGGAGATTATTTAATATGAAAAATATTTTAAGTTACATAACTCCTATATCTGGAAAAGATATTCTTGATTGGTTTGCTTGTTAGGCGGAACATGAATCATCTCATAAACGTGAATATGATTTTATGGTAAAGAGATGGTCAAATGTTCATCCAGATAGAACGTATCGAATAGCTTTTTGGTATCCTAAGTCTAATAAGTATTTTAACAAAAAAGGAACAATGCCTTTTATAGTGAGGGTCATAACTTGATTATTGATTTTTAATAAAAATTATTATATAATAATTATAGAAAGTTAAAAAAGACATAATCAGCAAATTAAAATAAGGAAAAAATATTCGACATAGAATAAATCTTTCAAATTATGTCTTGAAAATAAGCCAGTATAGCTCAGTTGGTAGAGCAGTCCCTTCATACGGGAAAGGTCAATGGTTCGAGTCCATTTATTGGTATTAACTGACATACGCTGGTCGCTCCAGTAGCCTCAGTTACGTTTTGACCGTTTAGAAAGTAAAGTAAACGGCAGCCTAAAGTACACAGGCTATACTTATTTGTGAAGGGCATAAATCCTTTCGATAAATGAATTGTAACAAAAAGGTAGATTCTAAGTACCTCGTAGCTGAAAAGCTTAGCGTTACTAAGCAGAACGATAAAGCTGCTTGTAATCTTTGATGGTTGGTGAATATAGTAACCATCTGGGGTAAGATTATTAAGGCTCCAAGAAGTATCGTCTTCTTTAAGGATAGCTGTCCGACTTAATAATGATGCGGGGGAGTAGTCCAGCGGCGAGGGCAGCTGACTGTAAATCAGCCACAAAGAAACACCGTAGGTTCGAGTCCTACCTCCCCCATTAAGATGGATACAGCAATATAAATAATGCGTAATATTGGGGATATTAAATTGCAAACAAATCCATCTTGTTTTGGCTCCGTCGCCTAACTGGTTATGGCACCTGCCTGTCTTAAAAAATAAGCAATAGTAAAATTTTCTTAGAGAAAGGAGATTATTTATGGAACGAGAAATAAATCCTTCTCAAATCGGACTTATAACAGAAATGCAATGTCAGCTTTTTCTCGTTGAAAATGGATATAATGTTTTAATTCCCATCGGAAACCATCAAAAATATGACTTAGTTATTGAGAAAGAAGGAAAATTTACTAAAATTCAAGTAAAACATGCAAGTAAACAGGATGAAGGTAGAAGTTTTTTAGTTAAAACTCGTTATGATGTAAGAGATATTTCTAAAAATCAAAGAGTTAAACATGAAAAATATACTGAAAATGATTGTGATTATTTTATGACTGAATACAATGGAGAATTTTATATTTTTCCTGTATTTGGAACCACTGAAACTAAATTTTGGTTAAAAAAACCAAAAATGGCTACTCAAAAATTTGCAGAAGATTTTATTGCCAAGAAAGTTTTATTGAACTTATGATTTAAGTCACGCAGGAATAGCACGGGTTCAAGTCCCGTCGGAGTCGCTTGGTTGACAAAACCAAAATATATGATGACAACATATATTCTTTTATGAACTCGTCATTCATATTTTATAAGTTAAAGGTTGGACATTTGCCAGCACTTTAATTTTGGGGCTATAGTTCAGTGGGAGAACATCTGTTTTGCAAGCAGAGGGTCAAGGGTTCGAGTCCCTTTAGTTCCACGCTTTGTTTCCGTCTTTGCATTGCAAAGCTAAGTAACTGAAGAACGGAACGATAGGTTACTTAAATTTGATTTTTATAAAAAATTATTATATAATATATAAGTAATAAAGATAAAGAGACGCTAAAAGCAATTTCAAAAATTTGACTGTAAATCAAATCTCAAGGTGAGTATGTGTCTCGAACAGTGGGGTATCGCCAAGCGGTAAGGCACAGGACTTTGACTCCTGCATTCGCTGGTTCGAATCCAGCTACCCCAGCTTGGATTATTAGTTATCCAATAACGCACTAACTTCGGTGAACACGTTTAAAAAACTAATCGGCTGGTTTCGGGTCGTTAAATAAGCGTGGTAACACGTATAAAGCACGATAGTGCCTCCTTCTAAAGAGGGGTAACAGAAAACCAATACTTACTAACGTTCCAACCTAAAGTTTTGGGGCATCCGCTGAGGACAATGGTTGGTCGGGCATCATGGGAAAGGTGCTATAAAATAAACTCAGAAATGAGTGGACAGTAAGGTTGTTTTATGGTGCAAGTTCCGCAAGAGCAAGTGCTGTATTTAATTAGTCATTTCTGACTTAAATCGAAAGATAGTTGGAATAGTCTAAAGTAAGTCGATAGCAAGACGAGCAGGGTTGCGATGAGTGGGCTGTACTCAAAAGGTATAGATGCTCAAATGTGTACCTCGTAATCCATAATATATGTACATGATTGCATTGGATATTTAATCAGAGATAGCCTGATTTAGTTTTCCAATATATTATATGAGAAAATAAAACATTTACTTATACAGCAAAAGTGTACATGACTACATAGAGAAAAGCGACTTATTGTTCTGTAATATGGACACATATTAAGCCCGCAAGGTGAAATGTGAAAAAGTACGATTAAGTGCAACTCTAGGAGACTGCAATCTCTGAATCCCGCAAGGAAGAATGTGCCGAAAGGAAATTTATGATACTATGTAGTAAGAGTTTGCCAGGAGCCACTGAAACTGGTGTCGCTATTAGCTACGGATTAATCGTTCGTGTGATTACTTACTTCCAACGGTAAGCAAAGCTAATTAAAATAGGTCAATAATCTCAGCCTAATAAAAAATTATTAAGGCGAGGAAACTCGCCTTAAATTTTGCTCGGGTCACCAAGCGGCGATGGTAGCAGATTTGTAATCTGCCGGAGAAATCCCTCGTGGGTTCGAGTCCCTCTACCGGCTTTAGCTATTAAATAAAATGGCTAAAAAAACCTTTATTAAATGCGGTGAACGGTACTCGAACGAGGGTTTGAGGGACACAGAAGAGATAGTGCCTGCACTATAACTTCCGGGGTAAAGGGATGGACCTGGGCATGACCGCACCCACAATTCACAGTTATGTCACTGTGACATATCCGAAAAGGAGAAATTAAATGAGACGCCATGGTAGACGGCAAGTTCGCAATAGTCTACTTTAATATAGAGTATGTGGTGTAATGGTAGCACACTAGCTTTGGGAGCTTGGGGCGGCGTTCGAATCGCACATATTCTATTAACAAAGAAAGGAAAAATTAAAATGCAAAAAATAATTAAAGAAGTTCCAAAAGGGTTTTATGAACGAATACCTTGTGTTGTTGTTCCTATTGGAGACAATGTAAAACTACTTGAAGAACATCATAAAGATTTAATTGAATATTGGATTTCAATTAATGGATATAAACTTATGATTCCAATTTGGTTTTATAATAACATATTTAATTTATATGAAGCAGATGCCTTTCTTTGTACTAAGTATTTTTACTTAGATGAAGATTACAAAACATATTATGTTTATGAAGATAAGGAAAAAATCCTATTAGTTAAGCCTTTTTAATTAATACTTCTGTAACATTTTTGTAATAATTTCGTAACCGAAAACTTGCAATATAGTATTAAGGAGAAAAAATGAAGAAAAATGTGATTAGAGCTGTTATATTAAGTGGTGCTTTATTAGGTGTGAATCCAATAACTGCATTTGCGGCAGAGCCTGGAGAGTATGTTTATGCAGGAGCTAATATAAATGTAAGGTCTGCTCCAGACGGAGATGTAATTGGAAATTTCCCTTATAATGCACAAGGCGTACTATTGGAAGAAGATGAATACGGTTGGTATAAAATTCAATCTGGGGATGTGATTGGGTATGTTGCAAGTCAATATTGTGGCGATGAACCTTTTGCAAAAGGTTATACAAAAGCTACCGTTAATTCAAACGGCTTAAAAGTAAGACAGACAAAAGATGAAAATTCCAATGTTTTAGATATTGTTGATCAAAATGCTTCGGTTGAAGTTACAGAAGCTTATGATCAATCCGCCTGGGTAAGTGTAGTAACAGATGATAATAAATATGGATATGTTAGTGCCGATTATGTTACTCTGAATACTTATTATCCAACAGCAACAAAAACCAGTGATGTAGCTAACAACGAACCAGTTACAGTTACAGTTACAGAAAATACAACAGCAGAAGAAGTGAGCAATACTGATGATGTTGTAGAGATGACTCCAACTTATGTTGAGCCAGAAGAGACTTATGATTATGAAACTCAGACAGAGCCTACTGAAGATTACTCTTATGAGCCAGAAGTAGAAACTGAAAATACTGAGGAAGTATATCAAGAAGAAACTTCATATGAAGATGAAGAGTCTTATGAAGAAGAGATTCCAGAAGAGGAAGAGTCTTCTTATGAAGAAGAAGTAAATGAAGAACCTTCTTACGAGGAAGAAACAAATGAGGAACCTACTTATGAAGAAGAGCAAGAAGAAGTAAATGAAGAACCTTCTGATAAAGAAGATACAGATACTGCGGAAGAGCCTTCTTATGAAGAGCCAACTGTTTCAGATTCTTCAACCGGAGCTTCTATTGCTGCAACCGCAAGTAATTATGTTGGTTGTTCTTATGTTTGGGGCGCTACTGGACCAGATAGTTTTGATTGTAGTGGTTTAGTATCATATGTATTTAGTTCTTATGGAATTTCTGTTCCAAGAACTGCGGCAGATCAGTATTATGGTGGAACACAGATTGATGTTGCTACTGCGGTTTCAACCCCAGGTGCATTAATCTTTTATCATGGATTAGGTCATGTAGCTATTTCTCTTGGAGATGGTTCTGTAGTTCATGCTTCAAATAGTAATACTGGCGTAATTATCAGTGATGCTTATTACTCAACTCCTGATGGAGCGGCTGTTTACTTTTAATTGATTTTTTATAAAAAATTTGTTATTATATATACATAAGATAAAGGAAATGATTTTTCCTTTATCGACTTACCCGATTAGTACAGTGGAAAGAACGTGGCGCTACGGACGCCAAGCCGGGGGTTCGATTCCCTCATCGGGTGTTAGGAGGATTTATATGTATTCAAAAAAAGTTTATTTCTATTTACCAGGTTTTTGTGGACATTTTAAATTATGTGAAATGCTTGCCTATGCTTATACTTTTAAGAGAGAAATGTTCTATGATAATATAGAAATTGGAGCTTTTTATGATTCTCCTAATTGTATCTGGAATGGTGGAAGGTTGCTCTTAGATAGAGATTATGATTTAATTCATATTAAAGATACTTTTCAAGGATATAATATTCCAGTACGATTTACTTTTACAAATGGTCTTTTACAAGAACAACATTTGGATGATAAAAAATGTAATTTAATTACAGAAATATTTAACACTGGTAATAATGAAATTTTATGCAATTCTTCTGTGTTAGAATCTTATTTAAGAGAAAAATATGGAAATGATTACAGATATATTTCATCTATTACAAAATGTTTAAGAGATAATAAAAAACAACAAAATGCAGAAATTTCCAAAAATTATTTTTTAACAGTCATGGACTTTGATTGGAATAATGATTTTGAATTTTTAGAAAAAATTCAAAATAAAGAAAAATGTGAAATACTTGCTGATCCTTGTTGTATTCCTAATTGTCCTAATCGGCAAAAGCATTATCAAGCAATTTCAGAAATTGAATTATATGGAAGAACAAATATTGATTTTACTTGTTCAAGTCGTGGTTCAAGATATTACGAGTTAAGAAAATATAAAAATTATATTAGCCCGCAAGATATTGAAAAGATTTATTTACCTTTAGGTTTTAATCATTTTAAACTTGAAGGACGACAAATGAATGATTTAGAATTAATTGAAGTTCTTGTAGATTATTTGATAAAAGATGAATATAAATTAGAAGTTCGTTCTAATTTACAAACTGTAAATCATCCACTTTCATAAGAAAGGAGTTTTATATTATGAAGTTGACAAAGATTTCACAGGTAGAAGATTTTCTTGCAATAGTAAATGCTTGTAAAGGAGATGTAACACTTACTTCTCAGTATGGCGATAAATATAATATGAAATCTCTCTTAACACAGTATGTTGCTATTGGAGCATTACTTGGAGAAAGAGGAGATGAATTAGAACTGTTTTGTTCTTCAAAAGAAGATGAAGCTAAGTTTTTAAAATTCTTCAACGAAAATCCAGAAGTTATGTAAGACCTGCAAAGGTCTTTTGGATTCGGAAGTGTCATACAACGGTTAGTATGCGGTGCTGATAACGCCGTCACGAAAGTTCGATTCTTTCCACTTCCATCTTATAAAAATCAAAAAATAAAATAAATTGATTTTTATAAAAATAAATGTTATAATAAATATATAAGTTAATAAAGGTACTCTTTCCAATCAGTTTTGAAATTTCTTCCGTCTAAAGAATGAGGTGGCGGTAAAGAAAGAAAAGACTTTATTGACCAAAAGACGAAGTCTGCAATATTATTTAATTCAAAAAGAATATAACGCATATACTAAAAACCTTCAGGTTCGACTCCTGATTGTATCTTGTCCTCACGGGAGGATTTCGTCTTGAGAATTAAAAACGGAATGTGGTGCAGCTTGGTAGCACGCTTCATTTGGGATGAAGAGGTCGTGGGTTCGAATCCCGCCATTCCGATTAATACTTGGAAAGTTGGCTTAGAAGCAGCCATCTTTTAAAGAGTAGAGCTTTTATGTGTGAGGCTTCTTCAAGTAAGAGTAGGAAGGATGATAAGTTAAAATCCAGAATATTTATCTAAATCCGCACACATCTGGAAAAGAAGTATGAAGTCACCCCGTAACTGGTAAGGATGGATTCTCTTTTGGCGTAATAGCACACCAAGTATTAAAAAGTATATATTATCCTATGCACGATTGATTTCTATTTATTTCAACTGGCTGGAATATCTTAGAAAAACACTTGGGTATCGTTAAGAAAAGGTTTGAAGGTAGAGAGTAAACTGTTTTAAGAAAATAATGATAATAGTCAGGAAAAACATTATAAGTATTTTAATAAGTACAATCGAGAATATATAACTATTAGAATGGTTCGAATCCATTCCATAGGACTTGGTGCCGCAGTCACTTAATCCAGATTAAATCTGATGGGTGTTATGAAACGGTTAAATGGATTTTGAGAAACAGCCAAACCGCCCTAAGGAGTAGGCGGTATAAAACGAACTAAACCATCTTCCAAGAGCCCCGGCTATGAAATGAGTACCGCTACTTGGTCGAGACCTAAGCCCCATGGTACTAAAGGAGCACGCGTGAATATCAGACCTTGCGGCAGCCCGCAAGTTAGGGTTAAAAAGTACCTGAAACGCCAGGCATTATATCATTTGATTTTTTATAAAATAAATGATATAATAAATATATAAAGTAAATAATAATTGCAAGGTGCTAAGGAAGTTTATCTTCTGAGGGTTCTGTAGGTTACAGAGGTAAGGCGAGTGCAAATCCACCCAATTATTAAAATATAATAGACTCGGATCAGCAAATTTCTTTTAATTCTATTTAAAAGGAAAACAAAACGCCGGTAGTCCGGCTCCAGCCGATGACCAATAATTTGAGTTGAAGTAAATAGGGATTATTGATAGGATTACTATTAGAACTTTACGAGTCTTGTTAATTAAAAACCTCTCTTTTAAAAATTTAAGAAATATTTTTTAAGACACATACAGCAAATTTTGCTTATAGCAAATTATTAACGCTGGTTCGAATCCAGTTTTATGCTCAGGGTGCGTAAATAGCCAAGTGGTTAGGCAATAATTCAAAATGTGTCTTGAAATGATGGGGTATCGCCAAGCGGTAAGGCCCAGGACTTTGACTCCTGTATTCGCTGGTTCGAATCCAGCTACCCCAGCTTAATATTAAATCATAAAATCTTATGTGTATAGTATCTGAAATGGTACTGATGGAGATAGCTACGAAATAGTTTAGGAATAAGTAGCACGATTTAATATTTTAAAGTCTGAGTTGAGGAAGATGCTCAGCCATAGATGACCTATGAGAGTCTCCCAAGGTTGCTTTGTGCTATAGCCTTGTAAATAAATGGGAAGCATAAGATTTTGGTGAAGGGCTTACACTTCACTGTCCTTGTAAACTAAGGGCTTGACAGAGATGGTATCGAAAGTTAATTTCATTAAAAGCGTCATCTTTTAATGAAGTGAATAAACAGATACATACAGCAATTATACTGCTCATATAGGGCGCTTTCCTGCTAAGAAAGAATATTTTAGTATCTGGTTATTTTTTATCCTGTCTTTTTCAGCACACTATTTCTACAGGAGTTATTAATGAAAAGGCTGATAAATAAAGGAGATTGAATATGTATATTTGTCCTACTTGTAAAAGAAAATTTGAAAAAGAAGAAAGTCTTTCAAAACATTTTCTTTCCTGTTGGAAAGAGCAACATCCATCTCATATTTCTAAATCTGCTCCAAGGAGTGAGAATATTGAAACAAGACAGGTGAATGAAGATATAATGAATTTTTTTAATTCTTTTAAGGAGTAAGAATAATGGCAGAAGTTTTAGTAAAAACTCATCTCATTGTAACAGATGTGCATGAAGAATATAATATTAATTGGTGCGGTAAGATTATTAATACAAAACCAAAAATTAAAAATGGTAAACCTATATTTGCGGTTATCGGTAGTCGAGGACGCATTGAATTAAATACAACTGATATGCAAAGAGTTGAGAAATGTGCTAAATTATTAACTGCTCCAAGAGGTAGACAAGCTATTACAAGTGATACAGCTCATATTTATATTATAGAAGAAAATGATAAAGAAACTTTAATGGGTGTTTTAACTCATAATCATGTTAAGAGTTATGCTCCAATGTTTGATAAAGTTGATTTTGTTTAAAAATTTGGGGAGTTATACTGTAGGGGTAGCAGGCCAGTCTGTAAAACTGGTGGCTTCGGTCTCGGGTGGTTCGACTCCATCACTCCCCATCAGGGTGCAACCTAACAGTTCCCTTTAATAACTGGCTTCGGCAAGCAGGGACTAACTGCTGCATAAGAGGTAAGCAGGCTCTTAAAAATAATAGGTATTTTATTTATGTGTAGTGAATATGGCACGAATTATAAGGTATCCTTAACACAGTTTTTTAAACAATCCTATTTAAGTTGACCATATTGAATAAAGACTTTGTTAATGGGAAAATAGTCAATAAAAACTAAAGTAGTGAACCAGGCCCCTGATGGATTTTATAGGTGGGTTTAGTGCAAGGAGCATGAACAATGAACGCTTGCAGAGTAAGGGGTCGCATGAAAAAGTTTTTATTGACTATTTTTTTTATAAAAACCCAGCTCATATGAAAAGCATAAGCTGCTTGCGCCGGACCCGAACGAGAGAACCGCAAACCCAAAATAAAAAAGCATTTTAGAATTTTTTAGACAAAAAGATTACTATATTGATTTTATATAAAAAATATTATATAATATATTTATAATAAAGATAAGAAATAAAGGAGATTTAAAAAATGATGAAAACTACTTTTGGTAAAGAAAAATATCGGGTATTTGTAGATCAGAATCAGCGGAAAATAATTGCGGTAAGCACTTATGCAGGTAAAAATGTAAAAGGCTATGCAAAAGCAGATCCAAGAGATACATTTGATGTAGAGAAAGGTACTGAGCTTGCTATTGCTCGTTGTAATGCAAAGATTGCAGAGAAAAGAGCTAAGAGAGCTGCAAGTAAAGTTTCTGAGGCTCTTCAGGAGCTTATCGAAGCTCAAAAACACCTTGCAAAGATGCAGGAATACCTTTTAGACGCAAATGAGGCTTGCAATGTAGCAAAAGCCAATGTTGCGGCTATTGAAAAAACACTTTAATATAAAGGGGCATATGCCCCTTATATTTTTAATATAGGAGGTTTCATATGCGGAGAAATGCCAGAGGAATTAGAAGAAAACAATCTATTAGAAAAGCAAAGCATAAAAGATATGTTGCTGAAGTAATATATGGATGGGAAGATGGATGGTATAGAAATCTTCATGCCTATAGTAAAAATAAAAATTTTTGTTCATGTGAATGTTGCTCTGGTCAATTTAAAACAAATCCAAAAGGGCATTATAGTGCGGGCAAGCGTAATTGGTGTCGAATGGACCGCCGCAGATGGGAGAGTATGGATGAGCAAGAAAAAGATTTTTCGCAAACCTAATCTGCAACCACCAAAATGGTTTTGGCTTGATACTGATGGTTGTTGGGATTGTAATTGTAATCATCATGGATGTCGTAATTGTAAACGACTAAAAGAAATGCGTAAAATCGAAAGAGATAAACGTGAACGAAAAGAAAAACAAAAAATCCAGTCTTATTATTAAGACTGGATTTTTTTATTATATAGGTCTATTTAATTCAATAATATTTTTAAGTGTACTAACAAATTCTGTGATTTCTTCCATGGTATTATAATTTGCGTCTAAAGTGATTCTAATTGAGCTTTTTGCATCATCTTCATCCATTCCACCAGCTTTAAATATTGTAACTAATTCAGGCTCTCTTTGATTATCTTTTTTTAATGGCCGCACACAAATACCACCTCTGGATTCAACAAAACTGCTTGAATCACAAGCACTTCCAGTAGAAACGCAAATATTATAATCACTAAGATATTTTTGTAAATCTGAACCAGATATATATGAAAAACTAATATTTACATTATTAGAAATTCTATTATTTCCTATTGGTCCATTAATTCGTGAAAATGGAATTGTAGTTAGTTCATTAATAATATAATCTTGCATTTCTTTTGCTTTTTTTGTATTTTCGTTTATATGCTCGATATTTTTATGTAAGGCATATGCCATTGCAGATGCAAGACCTTGACAAGGAGTGCCGCCAGTTATATCTCCACCCCATAACAATGAACGTACTGGAAGTAAATCTTTTTTAATTATTAAACAAGCAATTCCTCTTAATCCATTAAATTTATGTGCTCCAAAAGCAAGCATATCAATGCCAGACTCTTTAAAACTAAAAGGAATATGTCCAATTGCCGCAGTACCATCACAAAAAATAATATCATCTTTATGTTCTCTTATAGGGATATTATAAATTTCTCCATAAATATTATTTACAAGCATTTGAACATATCCATTTCGTTTAGAATTCTCTACTTCTGGAAAAGCTAAAATAGGTTTTAATACTGCACTATGTTCATATTTATGATATTTTATTTTACATTCTTTATCTCGTAAAATTTGAATTGCCCAATTACACGCTTCTGTTGGACTTCCTACAAAATATATTTCATCTGGCTCACAATCAATATCTTTTGCAATACTTTCTTTTGCGGACTGTAGCTCTTTATCTGCTAATAATCCCGCAGAATGAGTTGAATGTGGATTAGCAAAAGAAGATTCTTCAAATATTTTAATTGCTTCTGGAAAAGGTTTAGTTGTTGCATTATTATCTAAATAAATCATTTTTAAATCCTCCTCAATATATTATTATTATACCACATTTTTAGTTGAAAAATCAAAAAATTGATTTTTTATAAAAAATATTATATAATTATTATAGAAAAAGATAAGAGGATGATAAATATGAGAAAAATGTTTGGAACAATGTTAGCAACTGAAGATTATGCTTTAGGAGCAAGACGTTTATATGATAGTTTAAAAACTGTTAATAGTATTTATCAAAAAGATTTCTTTATTCTATTAGCCAGTAATATAGATATAGATAATATAAGAAAAATTTTTCCTGAAAAAAATATTTTTATTGCAAATTTTAATCTTTTAAATACTCCTAATTTAGACAGAGATGAAAGGATTAAATATACAATAAATAAAATTTATGCTTTTCAAGTGCCAGTAGGAGTTAAATTGTGTTTAGTTGATTCAGATATATATTTTATTAAAAATTGCGATCATTATTTAGACTTTCCTGCGGGAAGTGCTTATCCTGCCGCACAGCCTCCTCATAGTGCGAATGGTGGAGTTATTATTTTTGAAAACGATTTTCAAAGTTTCTTAAAAGGAAAAGAAATTATTGATAATTTTAATGGTGATTTCCGCATTAATGATGAATATATATGGAAAGAATTATGGCAAAATTTTTCAACTGATTATGAAAAACATTTGCCTATTGGAGATTGGTATAATAATGAAGAACAAATGCGAGTTGTTCATGAAGACGGATTTCCAAAACAATGGATGATAAATTGATTTTATTTTAAAAATATTATATAATATATTTATAAGATAAAGAAAGAGAGAATGATAAATAAATGCAAATTGTAAACACAGGAAGTATTTACAGAATTTATGACAACAGTGTTCAGACTTCAGATAAATTACCTGCTCAGTGTTATCAGGTGGATTTTAACCCACAAGCAGGATTTTATTTAACTAAGTATGATGACATTAAAATTTCTGAAAAGATTTATGGAGTTCATCTTCAGAAAGTTCAAAAGGTGTTGGGCTCTTTTAAACTTGTTAATAGAAATCTTGGTGTGATTTTATCTGGTGACAAGGGTATTGGAAAATCTCTTTTCGCTAAATTACTTGCGGCAAGGGGTATAGAAGAAGGTTATCCACTCATTATTGTAAATTGTTATTATCCAGGAATTGCGGATTTTCTTGCTTCAATCCAACAGGAAGTTGTAGTTCTTTTCGATGAGTTTGATAAAACATTTTCTGGTAAAAGAGATGAATCAAATTCTATTGCCGATCCGCAAACAGAGATGCTTACACTTTTTGATGGATTAAGTCAAGGAAAGAAACTTTTTGTAATTACTTGTAATGAATTAAGAGGATTGAACGATTATCTTGTTAATAGACCTGGTCGTTTTCATTATCACATTCGCTTTGAGTATCCAACAGATATGGAAGTAAAATCTTATCTTGAAGATCAGATTCCAGAGTGTATGTATGGTGAGATTAATAAAGTAATTGCATTTAGCCGTAAAGTTAATCTTAATTATGATTGTTTGCGGGCAATTGCTTTTGAGCTTACTCTTGGTTCTACATTCGAAGATGCGATTAAAGACTTAAATATTATTCGTGTTGAAAAAGAAACTTATAACGCAATTCTTTATTTTAAAGATGGCGGACACGTCAAAAGAACTGTTTATCTTGATTTATTTGAAGAAGAGACTATTACCATGGATTGTTATGATGAAAATGGCTTTAATTTCTATGCTTCATTTGAATCTGGCGGTATAACCTATGATTATGATAAAGGTGGTATGATCGTTGATGGTAAAAAGGTTGGTCTTAATTGGCTGCCTAACTATTACGATGATAATGATGAAGAGATTGCAGCTCTCAAAAAGCGTCAGGAAAGAGAAGTAGATTATATTTCTCTTCGTAGAGCTGGGGCAAAAAATCTTCATTATGCTCTTTAAATAAAAATTTGCTTTTAAAAAAAATATATGTTATAATTTATATATAAATTAAAAAAGACACTTTCTCAGCAATTAAAGAAAATGGATAATAAAATTGTGTTGTGAATGATTTTTAGAGGGTTCAAATCCCTCAAATGAAAAATAAAGTGTCTTGATGAACTATTCAAGATAAACTCCTCACCGGAGTGTGAGGAGTATTAAGGCTCCTTGGCGAAACTGGTAAACGCATGCGACTTAAGATCGCACGTCTTCGAGACTTATGGGTTCGAGTCCCATAGGAGCTATTTAACTATTCACTAAAAATCAATAGGAGGGATAATATATGTTCTATCATATTGGTACAGTCTTCTAAGTCCTTAGAAAGGAGGATTTAGATAATGAGTAGAAGTTATAAAAAAACACCTTGGTCTGGAGATAAAAAAGGTAAAATAAAAAAACGGATTGCAAATCAAACAGTTCGTTCTTGGTTAAAACAGCATCCAGATATAAAACTTTCAAAAGGTGATTTTAAAAAAATTTATGAAACTTGGGACATTTGTGATTATGGATATAAAATGACTTGGGAAGAGTATTGGGAGAGTGAAATTAGACATTATTATTGGTTTAAAATGAATTTTCCTGAAATGAAAACTTCTAAATATTGTAAATATCCAGATAAAAAAGAATCTTATAGACAGTGGTACAAATGGTATAAAATGAAATGATTTGATTTTTATAAAATTTTTTGATATAATAAATATAGAAAGTTAAAGAACTTTCCTCTTTTTAAATTTCCTCTTAAAAATAGCAAATGTTTAAAACATTTGCTAAATATGCGGGTGTGGTGTAGTTGGCAACATACGTGCCTTCCAAGCATGTGTCACGGGTTCGAATCCCGTTATCCGCTCTAAAGAGCCATAAACTGCAAAACAATTTATATCTCAAATGGATATTATTGGTAAAATCAACATACATATTAAAATATGATGATGCAATGCTTCTCAGTAGACTAAATAGGCTGGGCTCTTGATATATAAAGCAGTATTAGTGAAAAGAAGCATCTATTTAATTTTTTAATGGTTTTATAATTTACATTAAGGCATAAACAGCAATCGTTGATTAAATTCAAGCAAATATTTTATTATATGACAATAAAACATATTTTTGAAAAAGGATGATTATTATGCCTTGAAAAAAGGGGCATTTTGCCCCTCTTTTTGTGCCAGTAGCTTAGTTGGCAAAGCACCGGACTTTTAATCCGGTTACCGCGGGTTCAAGTCCCGCCTGGCACACTTTTAAAGGAGAATGAATATGAAAATTATGACATCTTATTTTTATCAGATTCGATTTTTTAAACCTTATATGGTTCCTCTTAGTACAGCTAAATGGGATCCTAAATGGTTTCATAGAAATCAAGGTCAAGATTATCAATTTAAAGATAAGAATGGGGTATGGAATGGCTTAAGAGCAGAGCCATTTGCGCCAGGTCCTTTATGTGAAGGATTATGTTCTGGTCCAGAAGGATGTGCAAGTACCGCAAATGATTGTATGTTTTTAAAAACATATAAAATGCAATTAGAGCATTTAGATTTTCAAAATATTCTTTCAAGAATTGAGTCTATTGGAAATGCTGTTAAGGAACGAGAAAAATTCCAAGAGGAACCAGTTGTAATTTTAATTGTGCATGAAGCTTTTGGAAATCATTGTTCAGAACGTGAACCGATTCAAGAATGGTTTGCGGAGAACGGATATCCGATAGAAGAGTTTCAGGCGGGGTAGCCAAGTTGGTTAAGGCGGCGGTCTGCAAAACCGTTATTCAGGGGTTCGAATCCCCTTCCCGCCTCTTAAAAATCTTAATTGATTTTTAAATAAAAATATAATATAATATATATGTAAGATAAAGAAAGGTGCTTACAGCTAAAAAATATTTTTTATACTGTGGTAGGTATAAACGAAAGTAAAGGGAATGCTGGTCCATATCCAGCCAGAAGTAATTCTGTAGTTTAAGTGGGAAAAATTAAAACGCCCTAACCAAAAAGTATCTTGTTAAAAATCAATTACGACCTTGTAACAAGGTTAAGAGAAAAAGGAGATTTTATCTATGAATAGTTTTATGAATGGAATGAAAGCAGCTACAAACTTTACAACAACTGAAAATGGTGCTATTACACATAAGACAACTAAATCTGATTTGTTGGATATGTTTGCACTTGGTGGAGCATATCGTAATAGAAGCGATGATGATGTAAAAACACTTGTCAGAAATGCTTTCAGAGAGAATCCTGTTTACGCTCTGAAATGTTTATTCTATTTGCGTGATGTACGTGGTGGACAGGGTGAGCGTAGATTTTTCCGTGTAGCAATTAAAGACCTGGTTGCTGTCGATAGAGAAGCGGTACGTAGAAACCTGATTTATGTACCTGAGTTTGGTCGTTGGGATGACCTGTATGTATTTGTAGGAACAGCTCTTGAGGGAGATGCTCTGAAGATTATGAAAGACCAGCTCGCACTTGATGTTCAGTGCAAAACTCCATCTCTGCTTGCTAAATGGCTTAAATCTGAGAATACTTCTTCTCATGAGTCTCGCAGACTTGGAAAAGTAACTCGTAAATATTTTGGAATGACTGCAAAGCAGTATCGTAAGACTCTTTCTATCCTTCGTGCTCGTATTAACGTTCTTGAGCGTTTAATGTCTGAGAATCGTTGGTATGAGATTGAATTCGATAAGATTCCATCTAAAGCAGGTATGAAGTATAAGAATGCTTTCGCAAGACATGACATTGAGCGTGCAAAAGCTAGAGCGCAGACTTATGCGGATTTCGCTAAAGATGAGACTAAAACTGTTAATGCAGCAGTCCTGAATCCAGTAGACATTGCCAGTCAGATTTTCGGTTATGGTGGATACTACGGTGCTCCAACTCAGACTGAACGTTTGATGTGGGATAAATACTGGGCAAACCTTAAAGACTATTACAATGGTCGTGAGGAGAACGGAATTGCAATCGTCGATGTATCTGGTTCTATGAGCGGTACTCCAATGAATGCGGCAGTATCTATGGGTGCTTATATCGCAGAGCGTGGTAAAGGTCCTTTCCAGAACCACTTCATCACTTTCTCCAGTAACCCTCAGTTTGTTAGATTTGATGGAGTAGACATTTACGATAAATTCCAGAGAGCACGTTCTGCTGACTGGGGCGGAAGCACAAACATTGAGGCAACTTTTGACCTTATGTTAAATGTTGCTCTTAAAAATAAAGTTCCTGCTTCTGAGATGCCAAAAACTCTTTATATCTTCTCTGATATGGAGTTTAATGGTTGCATGTCCTTTGGACGTCCTTCCAGAGAGCGTTGGAGCTATGGAAACCGTATTACCGGTGGTATTGGTGAAATCAATACTCTGCTTGAGAATATTGCTCAGAGATGGATGGCTTATGGCTATGAACTTCCTCGAACTGTTTTTTGGAACTTAGATGCAAGACAAAACAATATTCCTGCAATGGGAGGTCGTTTTTCTTATGTATCCGGTTTTAGTATGACAATGGTAGAACAAATTTTATCTGGAAAAGATGGAATGGATCTCATGTTTGAAAAACTTGATACCGAAAGATATGCTTGCATTAAATAAAAATCTTTTTAATAAGGCTGATTTCTCAGCCTTATTTTTTTTTGGTCAAAAAATATTATCTGAACATTCCAAAACTTTATTATATTTTAGAAAAGGAGGTTTTGGAATGTCAAAACTAATAGATTTAACTGGACAAAGATTTAATAGATTAACTGTTTTATATCGTGATACAGAACGAAAATCAAAAGGAAGCAGTTATTGGATTTGTCGATGTGATTGCGGAAAAATAAAAAGTATAAAAAGTTCCTCTTTAAGAAGAGGTGAAATTCAAAGCTGCGGATGTCTTCGCAATGAGCATATTCAAAAAATAGGTAAAAATAATTTGAAAGATTTAACTGGACAAAAATTTGGTTTATTAACAGTTTTAGAATTAGATAGAGAGGCAATGAATAATCATGCTGGGACAGATGCTTATTGGAAATGTAGGTGTGAATGCGGGAATATAAAAACAATTAAAGCATCTAATCTAACTCGTAAAGATGAAAATAGAACTATTTCTTGTGGATGTTCAAAAAAATCTTCTGGAGAAATATATATTTCTAATATATTAACAGAAAATAAAATACCTTTTATTTATCAATATCGAGCTTCTACTTTATCAAATCAACCTTTTGACTTTGCTATTATAGATGAAAATAATAATTGTATTCGTTTAATTGAGTTTGATGGAGAACAACATTTTAAAGATATTGGGATTTGGGATTTATTAAAAGTAGTTCAAGAACGAGATAAAAAGAAAAATGAATGGGCTAAAAATAATAATATTCCATTAGTTCGTATTCCATACTGGGAAAGAGATAATATTACAATGGATATGATTATGGGAGATAATTTCTTAGTTTGAGGAGCAAGAATAATTCTTGCTCCTTTTTTTATTAGGGCAAAAATAAATAAAATATATTATTTTAACTTTATTTATAATAAAGGTAAAACCTTTTAAATTTTATAAAGGAGGAAAAAATTATGATTGGAGTTATATCTCAAAATGGAAATACTCAATATGGCATTTCTGATTTTGTTGTAGATAATATTAAAGAATTAAATGAATTATCTACAAAGAATATAAAAATGGGTTCAACTGCTTTTTGTATTGAGAATAATTCAAAATATATTTTAAATGGTGAAAATAAATGGAAAATTCAAAATTCTAATTCAAGCTCTGGTTCAGTTTCTGCGGAAGATATCGCGCAAGCAGTACAAAATTATTTTACAGAAAATCCAGAAGCAATTGTTACTGACAGCGAATTAGAATCTCAATTAAAATCTTATACTAAGACTACAGATTTGGCAAATTGGATTAAAAAGAATATTACAATTCCAGAAGCATACGATGATTCTAAATTAGTAGAAAAGATTAATAAGATTGTTTCTTATGATAAAACTACGATGGAAAATGATTTAAAAGAAGATAAAATTATTATAAATAGTATGTCTCCATATTATGATGAAAAAATGAATGTTTTCTTTGCTCTTGGACATCCAATAGTAATTGAAAAAGATGATTCAGCAGAAGAAGCTATTAAAATTAAATGGATTGGTGGGGAACAAGTTTTTCCTGATGGTTCTAAAATAAATGTTTGCGGTGGAGGTATTTCTATAACTACGCCATTGTATTTTCCACATACTAAAATTACTGTAAATAGTGGCTCAGTAGCAAATATTCAAGGTGGTAATGAAGCTGGTGGAATTGTTGACACAGCAGAAATTATTATTAATGGTGGCATTGTTAAAAATGTAAATGGCGCTGGTGCAGCTTGGTGTGATTATTATAGAAAAATGTTTCCAAATACAGTCTATAATGTTAAAATGACTATTAATGGTGGAATAGTTCAATCATGTGTTTATGGTGGAGGAGTTGGAGCAGATTCTAATGTCGAAACAAATGTTGAATTAAATATTAATGATGGAGCATTTTATTATGTTACTATTGGTGGTTCCAATGGAAATACAAATGCAGGAACTTTAAATATGAATGGTGGTACTATTCAAATATTACAATCTACAAATAGAGGTTCTGTTAAAGATGCAGTTTATAATATTAAAAATGGCACCATTGAAAAAGCATATTTAGGAGGAGAAGCTGCTTCAGATGTAAGTGGAACTCTTAATTCAATGCAATGTAATATTTCTGGTGGTTCTATTACAAATCTTTATCTTGGAACAGATGGCTCCACTGCAAAAAGTTCAACTGAAGAATATGTAGAAAGAAAATTAGATATTTCTAAAGTTACTGGTACATACGTAGATGGAGTTATTAAAAATGCAGAAGATGGAATTTTAGAAAAATTAGTAAAACAATAATTTTTATGGGAAGGTTATTATATAATAACCTTCCCATTTTTTTTGTACCCGTATGGCCCTTAGCAGAACTTCCGGCCGGCGACAAACCTGGACTCCGCAATCTCAAAATCCAAAAGGCGTTTACTATTTTTCAGAGCAAAATGCTATATATTTGTTTTTTTATAAAAAATATTATATAATATATATAGAAAGTGAGAAAGAGGATAAAAAAAAATGAAAGATATTAGTTATTATTGGGCAGATAAAGCTCAGAGAGCAGTTATTGCACAAGACCATACTCAGCAAATGAATGAACAATTTGCCAGCGAGATTGCGGAAAGTGTAATAAATAGTAAAATTTATAGCAAAGATTTTAAAGCGACAACGCCCGCAAGAAAATTAGAAGAAGCAGATATTACTCTTGATGCTGTTGGAAGTGTTGAAGCTATTGTGGCTTGTGATTCTACAGATGGAAAAATTGCAGTCCTTAATTTTGCTTCATATAAAAATCCTGGCGGAATGTTTGTTAGAGGTTCTCGTGCTCAGGAAGAATGTCTGTGCCACGAATCTTTCCTTTATAATGTATTAAGTCAAGTTCCAAACTATTATGATTGGAATGAAAAGCATAAAAATCGAGCTCTTTATGAGAATAGGGCAATTTATTCTCCAAATATCAGATTTGAGCATTCTGGTATTGAAAAATACTGCGATGTAATTACTTGCGCCGCACCTAATTTTACTGCTGCTGCAAAGTATTGCAACGTAGATAAAGATGAAAATAAAAAAGTTCTTGAATCAAGAATTCGATTCGTTTTTGAAGTAGCAAAACAGAATCAAGTTGATACTCTTATTTTAGGAGCTTTTGGATGCGGAGTATTTGGGCAGGATGCAAATGATGTTGCAGAAATTTTTATCAATCTGTTAGTTACAGATTATGCGACTGAATTTAAAAAAGTAATTTTCGCAATTCCTATCATCAATAATGATTCTGTTAATTACAGTAAATTCCAAAGCATGTTTGATGAGTTGTTAGAGGAGAATTAATATGAATTCTTTTACTATTACAATTACAAATTGTCTTGATTGCCCAGACCATGATGTTCGTCCTATTTATACTCCAGATTCTTGGGACCATGAGGAAGGATGTTATTGTAAACTTGTTAAAGACCAAAAAGGACACGACAAATTGGTCGCAGGAGATGATTGGCATTTAAGAAGATATACTAACATTCCAGGTTGGTGTCCAAAATTATGACATATATATCTGAATCTTTTTATAGTAATTGCCTAATTGAAGCTATTAAAGCTAAGATTAGGCATCCTATAAAGATTAAAATAAAATATATTCCTGCAAGATTAAATGAAGTATTTTGTCCGCATTTAATGTGGCATGATGGTGAATATACTTATGATTTTTGGGCTTGCGGGCATTTAAAGCCATATCAAATTTTATGGCATAAAGGTAAAATAAGACAAAATGAATATGATTATTATGATAAATGTATAAAAACTTTAAAAGAATGGAAAGAAAGAGGTAAATAAAATGCCGATAAGAGATGATTTAGGCACTCGTATGAAAACCTTTTATGAAAATATTCCTAAAACTCGACTTATGAGAAGAGTTCCAGTAGCAATTAGGCTGGACGGCAAGGCGTTTCATACTTTTACAAGGGGTTTTCAAAAACCATTTGACTTTGTTCTAATGGATACAATGCAACAAACAATGAAATATTTATGTGAAAATATTCAAGGCTGCGTTTTTGGATATACACAATCAGATGAAATTACTTTGATTTTAGTGGATTATCAAAAATTCACTTCAGATGCTTGGTTTGATTATGAAGTTCAAAAATTGACTTCTGTATCAGCTTCTATGGCAACAATGGCTTTTAATAAATATTTTTCTGAAAACGTAGTTGAATATAATTTAACTCATGACCCTCTTGTAAAAAGAAGAGAAGGTTTACTTGATAATTATATAAGTGCAGTAGAAAAAGGAGCATTATTTGATGCCAGATGTTTTAACATTCCAAAAGAAGAGGTAACTAACCTCATTTATTGGCGACAGCTTGATGCAACCAGAAATAGTATTCAAATGGTCGGACAAGCTCATTTTTCACATGATGAACTTCAAGATAAAACTTGTAATATGATTCAAGATATGCTAATGACCAAATATGGTATTAATTGGAATGATTTTACAATACCATGTAAACGAGGCACCGCATGTATTAAAGTCGCAACAAAAGTAACTGAAAATATAAAAAGAGAACCCCAACCTTTTGGAGAAGATAGAGTTACAACTACAATTATTGAAGAGAGACCTATTTGGGCTATTGATAAGAATATGCCTATTTTAAAAGGCGAAGACCGCAAATACGTTGATGATTTAATTTATATAGGAGAAGAATAAATGATAAGAGGATATAGCATTTCTGAGGAAGATATTGATAGAGTAATGCCTTTTATAAGAGGTGTGATTCATGAACTTGAAGTCGGTAATGCTACAAATATTGAACTTAGCCTTTTAAATCTCGGTCCATGTCAGTTTATGGATGTTTTTGATAAACTTGGTTATGACAGAAATGATGACTGGGATACTAATGGCTGGGAACAGGATACTTGGTATTATTTTTCTAAAAAAGATTCTAAGAAACTTTCTATGTATTATTGTGGATATACAGGAGAAATTTCTTTGGGTATTTGTGAGGAGGAGTGTTAATGGGTTGTAATTATGATATTACAAAAGTGAATAAATTATTTAATTTGGCAGTTCAATATTATCCTAAGAAAAAATTAGCTCATGCTTTGCGGGTTGCTGAATATGCGACCGCAAAAGCTGACCTTTTAAAAATGGATACAACAAAAGCTTATATGATTGCATTGGCACATGACCTATTAGAAGATACTGATTGTCCAAAAGAGGATTTAATGTCCACTTTGGGCATGGTAAGCTATGATTCTGTGGTTCTTTTAACCAAAGACCCTCAAGAAAAATATGAAGATTATATTCATAAAATTCTTGATGCAAAAGATGATTATGCTTTCATCGTTAAACAGGCAGATATGAAAGACCATATGACTTTAACTGATACACTTACTGAAAAATTACGAGATAAATATATTCCTATATTACATTATTTCTTATAAGAAAGGATTTATGTATGAATTTTAACTGGAAAGAGAAAATATTTTTAATTATTCTTTTATGTGTATTATTTACATCTATAGGTATGTCTCTTCGTCCTAAATCTGCGGAAAAAATGCAAATTTTTCCATCTTATGACTGGGGAAGTGAAGAAGAAGAAGTTTTAGCTTATATTTCTGCAAATACAGAGGGAACTGATAAAGATAAACAACAAGCTGTTATTGATTGTTTAGATTATGTATGGAATGCAAATCATCATTTTGACATTCCTGAATATGCTTCTGCAAAATATAAATTTTATATTGAACCAACCCCGCATGATTATGAACTTGTAAGACTGGTTAAAAAAGGACAATGGGCAACTGATGATTAAGGGAGAAAGTTTAAATACTTTCTCCCTTTTTTGATTTTTTATTAAAATTTTATTATAATATATATAGAGAATTAAAGGAAGGTGAGAAAATATAACAGACTTTAATACAATAATTAAAACTGCGAGTGGTATTCAAGACCATTATCTTGAATCTAAACAATACTTTGCTAAAAACAATATTGTAGGTATTTTTCTTCAAGGCAGTCAGAATTATGGTCTTGAAACCGAAGACTCTGATATTGACACAAAACTTATTACCACTCCAACTTTAAATGATTTAATTTATAATCGCAAACCTATGTCTACAACTCACTTTAGAGCTAATGGAGAACATATTGACTTTAAAGATATTAGACTTATGTTTGATACTTTCCGCAAACAGAATCTAAACTTTATCGAGATTCTTTTTACCGATTATAAAATCATCAATCCGATGTATGAAAAAGAATGGAATAAATTAATTGCGGAAAATGAAGTTATTGCACATTATAATCCTTATTTTGCAGTAAAGGCTATGTCTGGTATTGCTCTTGGAAAAAGACACGCTCTTACCAAAGAAACTGAAGCACATAAAGAAGCTTTTGAAAAATTTGCATATGATCCAAAACAACTTTATCAGCTTGTAAGGATTGATGAATATCTTGATAAATATATCGTTGGAGCGCCATATAAAGAATGTTTGTGCCCAGCTAATCCGCAATATTTAAAAGATATTAAAACTGGTCTTTACTCAAAAGAAGAAGCTATTAAAGTTGCAGATGAGCATATGGCTCATATTGATAAAATTTGTATGCCATATACGAAAGATTCTGAATTTAACTATACTGATGAAGAAGCTGAAAATCTTCTTCAAGAAGTTCAAGCAGAAATTATAAAGAAAAGTCTTGCTTTTGAGTTGGAGGAAAAGAAATGATTAAGCAGTTTTTTGTAACAGGAGATACTCATGGTTGTATGGATCGTTTTGAATGGCTTGAGATACAAAATCCAAAAGAAACTGGTATCATCATTTTAGGAGATGCTGGCGTAAATTTTTATAAGAGTGCGGCAAGGCGGCATGATATTAAAATGCAACTTGAACAATATGGATGCACATTTTATTTAGTAAGGGGGAATCATGAAGCTCGTCCAGAAGATGTTAAAGGTATTGAAGAAGTTTGGGATGATGATGTTGCGAATTATGTTTTCATTGAACCCGGTTATCCTCATATCCATTATCTCATGGATGGCTCTAATTATGATTTTCTTGGTCATAATACACTTGTAATAGGTGGAGCTTATTCTGTGGATAAGTGGTACAGACTTGAAAATCATTATACTTGGTATCCAAACGAGCAGCTAACAGAAGTAGAAATGCAAGCTATTGAAACAATGTACGCAGGACAAAATTTTGATTTTGTCTTTACTCATACTTGTCCATTAAGCTGGGAGCCGACTGATTTGTTTTTATCTATGATTGACCAATCCACTGTAGATGATTCTATGGAAGTTTGGCTTGATTCTTTTAAAGACAAGATTAATTGGAATGTTTGGCTTTTTGGTCACTTTCACGCAGACAGAATGGAGCGCCCACATGTTGAACAATATTTTAAAGCAATCGAAGATTTAGAAGAGATATGGAAGAGATGGAACGATCCAAATTATTTACTTCCTACTTATTTCAGAAAATCTCCTAATTTTGATAAAGGAAAAACTGAATAAGTTTTTCCTTTATTGATTTTTTATTAAAATTATAATATAATATATATAGAAAGTTAAGGAAAGGATAAAAAGAAATGATTAAAATTCTTAAACCTGGTGAAAGATATGGCTATCGGTTAAAATGTTCAAAATGTCATTGTGTATTTATTGCATCACAAGATGAATGTCGAAATTCTATTTTTTCTTATTTTAGATGTCCAGATTGTGGAAGCATCGTTGAAAAGAAACTTTATACTAAAAAAGTAAGACTTGACTAAAGAGAGGATTGATATATTATGAAATATTTTATTGACTTTGAAGCAATGCAATTTTCCAATTACATTATTTCTGTTGGATGTATTCGAGAAGATGGAAAAGAATTTTACTCTCTTGTACATACGCCAGAAAATACAAAGAAGAATGTTTCTAAGTTTATCACTGATTTAACAGGCATTACGACAGAAATGGTTGAGGCAGCTCCTTCTCCAGAAGAAGTATTCAATAAGTTTTTTGATTTTTGTTTTGAAGATTGCAGCGATGATATTCCTGAGTTTTATTGTTATGGGAATTGTGATACAGATTTTATCAAAGCAACTTTCCGCAAAACAAATAGTTTTAAAGCAAAAGCGATTCTTGGCTATATGAATACAGATATGAAGGATTTTGCTCCTGCTGTCAAAGTTCATTTTGGTTTAATCAAATTGATTAATCTCGCTAAAGTCTGCGAATACTTTAGAGGAGAAGAAATTGTTCAGACTCATAATTCTCTTGATGATGCAAAGATGTTAAAAGAGGTTTATGAAGGCTGTAAAAATGAAAAAGCCTCTGAAGTAGATGCAAATGTCTTTATGGAGTATAAAGAAATTACAACCGACCAAATCGAATATGAAGATACTCGTTTTGATGTTTTCTGTTGCCCTACTAAAAATTTTGAAGAAGAAAGAACTAAGAAATTTGAGAATCTTAAAGAAGCAGTTGAATATGTTAAATCATATGATAAGAGTATGAGAAACAATCCGACTGTAAATGTAAACAATGTCGCTAAAAGGATTAAAAAATCCTATAACACAAAGAAACAGTACAACTTCTACTATTGGAAATTTGAGGTGAAATAATGATTAAGCTTTGGATTGATGATATGCGACCCGCACCAGATGAATCTTATATTTGGATTAAGAGTGTTTGGGACGCAGAAATGTGTCTTACCACTCTTGTCAGACCAGAAGGAGACATTCTTGAAGTTAATGAAATTAATTTAGACCATGATGCCGGTGAATATTATGAGAAAGGCGGAGATTATATTAAAATTCTTGATTGGCTTGAAGATTGCCAAAGACTGCGGGGCTGGCATATTTATGCGACTTTTAAATTTCATAGTATGAATCCTGTTGGAGTTCAGAATATGAAAAGAGTTTGTAAGGAAGCCGGTTGGAGAGTTGAATAATGAACTATTGGAAAAAACAAAGATTAAAAGAAATTATGAAGCACATTGTAGTTGTGGTGCTTATTGTCGCAGCTTGTATTGGAATTATAGCTGGGATAAAGAAGTATTATGACCAATTTTATTTAAAAACTGAAGTAAGAACAGTTGAAGTTATAAATAAAGAGGATGATGTGCATCATTCTGTTGTAATGAGCGGGAAGGTTCTTATTCCTGTTACAACTCATTCATATTATTTACATGGCGTAAATAATGAAAAAGTAGACGTTTCTTCTTCTATCTTTAATACCATTAAAGAAGGAGATGAGATATAGGTAAAATGTACTTATGTTTATTATAAAAAAGATGATTCTTTGCATAAAATAGAGTATGAATATTTAAATAGAGTATGAATATTTAGAGGAATAAAATATGAAAATTAAAAACTTTTTTGGACACTTAAAAACGGTATGTAAACATAAATATTGGGTAGGAAAATACTGCTTTAAAATTGGTCTTTATAAGCAGGGAATTACACATGATTTATCTAAATTTTCTCCTGTTGAATTTTGGGAAGGTGTCAAATATTGGCAGGGGACTCGTTCTCCAATAGATGCTTGTAAAGAGGAAAATGGGATGTCCTTTGCTTGGCAGCATCATAAAGGTCGGAATCGACATCACTACGAGTATTGGTTCGATAACCTTGATAAAGGTGGCACCGCACTACCAATGCCAGACAAGTATCTTTTGGAATTACTTTGTGATTATTTAGGTGCGGGACGTGCTTATATGGGAAAAAATTTTACATATGAAGGAGAATATAAGTGGTGGCAGAATAAAATTAAAAATCCTATCGCCATGCATCCTGCTACTAAAGCTTTTATAGATAAAGTATTATCTCGTTTAGCGTGGAGAGAGCAAAATGGCATTGGAAATAAGGCATTTCTAAATAAAAAAACCCTTATCAAAATTTACCACGATTGTTTGAAAGAAACAGACCTTAATTGATTTACTTTTAAAAATTTTATATAATATATTTACAATAAATAAAGGAGATTGATAGGTATGCTGAATGAAAAGAAAGAAAGAGAGCTTGCTTATGTTGTCAAAGTTGACGAGATTCGTCCTATTGAAGGAGCTGACAGAGTAGAAGTAGCTATCGTAAATGGTTGGCATATTATGGTTCGTAAAGATCAGTTTAAGCCAGGTGATTTGGCTGTTTACTTTGAGATTGACTCTAAGGTTCCAGCAGAAGAGCCATTTATGTTTCTTGAGCCAAAGCACTTTAAAATTAAAACTCAAAAATATTTTAAGGGTACTGTAATTTCTCAGGGTTTGCTTATGGGCTTTGAAGATTTTGGTTGGGAGAAAGACGCTTATAAACTTGGCGACTTTTTAACCCAGAAGCTAAAAGTAACTTATGCAGTTGAAGAAGATAATGCTCGTAAAGCATCTTCTGTTGATAAGTATAAAAAAATGGCTCAGAGACATGGAAAATTGTTCTCTCATCAGCCTTTTAGATGGTTAATGCGTAGAACTTGGGGTAAGAAATTTTTATTCCTGTTCTTTGGTAAAACCTCTGACAAGAAGACCGGATGGCCAGCATGGGTTTCTAAGACAGATGAAGAGCGTGTACAGAACATGCCTTGGATTCTTGAGAATAAAAATCCATGGGTTGCAACTGAAAAAATTGATGGTACTTCTACTACTTTTACAATGAGAAGAACTAAAACTCGTTTCTTGAAGAAAGAAAAATTTGAGTTTTATATCTGCTCTCGTAACGTAGTATTTGATAAGCCAGATAAGTCTTGCTTCTATGATACCAATGTTTATCTTGAAATGGCTGAAAAATATAATGTTGAAGCTATTCTCCAAGAGATTCTCAAAAATCGTCCAGACCTTGAGTGGGTAACACTTCAGGGTGAGACTTATGGTCAAGGCATCCAGAAGAGAGAATATTCTCTGAAAGAACATAACTTTATGGGATTCAACTTTATCACATCTGCGGAAGGTCGTTGGGATTCTAAGCGGGCAAGCAAATTAATGATGGAGTTTGGTATTCCGTGGGTACCAATCGTTGATGAAAACTTTATTCTCCCAGATACAGTTGATGAACTTCTTGCTATTGCAACCGGTGATTCTGTAGTAGATGGAAAGATGCGTGAAGGTCTTGTGTTCCGTTCTCAGGATGGTGTTCAGTCCTTTAAAGCAGTTTCCAATGAATTTCTACTGAAGTTCCATTCTTAAAGAATGGAACTTCTAAGAAGGGAGTAAATACTATGGGATTTTTATATCTTATAACAGCACTTTTAGATTTAGTAGTTTGTCTTCTTTTTTGTGTGCAGGCTTCATTTGCTACAACAGATTTTAGGATTGGAGTTTCAATCTTTTGTGCTATCTGTTGGGGAATTTGTTTTGTTTTAAATTTAATAATGACTATAGATGACTTTAGGAAATAAATAAAAAGGAGTAAGAGAAATGGCAAAGACACGAGAAATCGCTTGTATTCATTATGTATGTAACGGAAAATGTGATTTAGGTAAAGAGGCTGACTTCTACGGTCATTGTCAGACTTGCCCAACGTATAAGAAGAAGCCAGGCGGTAAGCCCGCCAGAACGGATAACCGCAGACAAAAAATGGATAGGATTTTAAGAAAGGAGAAATATTAATGTTCCATTTTAAAATCTTTTATTCAGACAAAGATCCGCAGGAAGTGGAGATTCTTTTTGATAAGAATCTCCATAAATACCGCTATGTAAATCTCACTAAACATCATATTTGTAAATGCACTTTTGCGTCAGAATTAGATGCTATTAGAGATTTACGAAAATATCCAAATATTACAGAAATTCTTTTAACAGCTTCTCCAAAAAGAAGTGTTGAAGATTTTATTACTACTTTTGAAGAGAGGTTAGGAAAGTAATGTTTCTTGAATTACATATTTCAAAAGATAATAAAAATTCATATCGGAGACTTTGTATTTCAAAAGATGAGATGTTTAATACATGGAGGTATGTCTTTATTCCGTGTTTAAATGAAGATGACTTAGAATGTCATATTGAAAGACAACAATTTCCGAATGAAACGTTAGCAATTAAAGAGCTTTTAAATATTCCAGGAATTGTAGGAGTGAAAGAATTAGTTGCATTATCATCAACTTATAAAGCTTTTACGCCAATAGAAGATTTTGTAAAAGAATATTATAAAGGAGAGAATTAAAATGACACTTGATACAGTTATGAAAGAGATGGTTACCGCAATGAAGGCTAAAGATAAGGCTCGAAAAGATGTTATTTCCAGTCTTGTTGATGCCATTAAAAAGGCGGCTATTGATAAAAATTGTCGAAATAACATTCCAGAAGATATGGTTGATGCAGTTATCTTAAAAGAGCAGAAGACTGTGCAAGAGATGATTGATACTTGCCCTGCCGCAAGAACAGACCTTTTAGAGTCTTATAAATATCGACTTGAAGTAATTAAAGAATTTGCTCCAACCCTTATGACAGAGGATGAAATTCGAGCTTTTATTAATGAAGAGTTAATTGAGCTTACTCAGGTCATTACTGAGCCTATTGGACCAAAAATGAAGGGCATGATTATGAAAAATATTATGCCTAAACTTAAAGGCAAAGCAGATGGAAAACTTATCAATAAAGTTCTTACTGAACTTTTGAACCAGTAGGAGGTTATATATGTTTAATAGTCCCGATGGAACAATGTATAGATTTAAAAATGGTAAATCTATAAGTCATTCTATCCCCATTTTAAACAGGGAAGAAACTATTGATGAATACCTTGATAACATTAAAGTCAATCTTCTTGATAAACAGAAAACTATTGAATCTTTAAGAGAAAAAATAGATAATTTTGAAAAAGAAGCGTACGCAACTAAAGAAATGCAGGATATGAAGAAACAGAGAGATGCGGCATTGGCTGATATGTGGAGAGGTTTTCCAATTACTGAGAAAGAAAGTGTAGCTATCAGAGATTGGAAAAAGAAACATGATACTGAAGTTCATGGAAATCCGCATGGATATCATGGCTGTTCAGGTGGCGGATATACCTATATGTTTTATCCAACAGGTATTGGTACTTTTGGATCTTGTAGATGTGATATTTGCCATCAAAAAGCAATGGATGCGGCTTATGCACATGGATCTTATGATCGGAATATATATCAGGCTGAAATGAAAGAAAGAGGTGGAACTTTTGACTTTCAAACATTTGATTAAAGATATTATCTTTTTTATTCTATTTATACTGGTTTGTGTGGCAGGTGCTATTTTAAGCACGAAATTTAATGAGTCAAGCCATATCTATATAACAGGTTTTATTTTTGGTGGGCTTGCACAAATCATTTTAAATATAATACATTATTAACGTAATGCCCTATCAAAAAGATAGGGCATTGATTTTTTATAAAAAATATTATATAATATATATATCAAATGAAAAAGAAAGGAAAAATAAAAATGATTGAATTTGGCGGTTGTGACAGATGTGAACTTGAAGATGCTTTAGAGTCTTTAGCTTATCAGGTTCTTCAATATCAAAATCCTGGATGGTATGAAATTCCAGAAGATGAAATTGTCGCTTTGTTAAAAAATGAAGGACTTTTAGTAACGTCTTTTCAAGTAAATGACAAATAATTATTGTAAAAAGATATGAGGTGTAAAATATGAGTCATGTATATTGTTGTTCTGACCTTCATGGTCAGTATGGTTTATGGGAAATGGTAAAAAATATTGTATATGTAGACAATAGTTTTTGCTATGTTTTAGGTGATTGTGTAGATAGAGGTTCAGAAGGATTTAAGATTTTAAAAGAAGTTCTTGAAGATTTTGAACATTTCTTTTTAATCTGCGGCAATCACGAACAGATGTTTGCGGATTCTATGCGAGCAAAACACTGCACAAGACTTCATTCTTTTAACGGTGGTCAATCTACTGTTGCAGAATGGGAGGCAGATGGAAGCGATGAAAAATACATTGATATTATCGACAATCTCCCTAAATGGTATCGCTATGATAATAAAAATGGAGAAGTTGTAATCTTATCTCATTCAGGTTTTACGCCTGGACCGCATTTAGGATTTCCAGAATTTGAAGATGATTTCATTTGGAATCGAGAGCATTTTGATGATGAATGGGATGAAGAAGGTGGAATGGATAATGTAATTATGATTCATGGACATACTCCAGTTCCTCTTTTAAGTCATTATTGCTATGAGTATATGTGTGAAATGAGTGGAAAGAAAGCTTCTCCTGGAGCATATTTTTATTGCAAAGATTCTGCGGGAAAAGCTCATAAAATTGATATTGATGGTGGATGTTTCTTTACAGGAAGCTTACCATTAATTGATTTGGATACTTGGGAACAAAATGTATTGTTTGACGCAAATAGCGGCTATGAGGATTAATAAAAATGACAAGATGTGATAAATGTGTAGCACCAAAAAGTCTTTGCATTAAATGCAGAGAAAATCCTATATATGCAGAGGTACCTCAGTATTCTCAGTTTCGGGTATATAATCCAGTATGTCCGAGAGGATATACGGATTGTGTAGGTGACCCTGCTTATATTAAATGCTATCATCCAAGCTGGTATCAAAAGCTATATGGAGATTTAACTCCAGTTCAAGCTCTTGAAGTTCCTAATGGATGCATGGATTCTGTAAGAAAAGACCCTGATGAACATTTTTACTGTTATGATGACGAGGATAAGTAATATGTAAATTGATAAAATAAAAAAAATATAATATAATATATATAGAAAGTTAAAGAAAAGAAATGATAAAAAATGGATATGCTTTCGGTATTGATGATCCAAATTTTTCAGAAATCTTAGATAAGACTCTAAGAAATATAGGTGATATAATGGATCATTGGGCTATTGTCAGAGACACAGAAAAAGAGCAACAGGAAAGGAAAGAGGAGAATATGTTTGATTTTGGAAATATGTTTAATGGAATGTTTAAGCCAGTAGCAAAAGGCTATTGCAAGATGGGCGCTAATGGTAAGATTGCCATTAAAGTGCAGAATGGTTACAAAACCTTCAATGTTAAGACAATGAAACTTACAAACTGCGATAATTTCGCTTTTGATATGGATGGAGCATTCTGGGTAGTTCCTACATTTAAAGTTACTGTTGGTGATATTATCCTTGTTAATAACGAGCCAAGAGCGGTTATTGAGGTAGGAAAAAATTCCATTAAAACTTTCAGTTATAAAGACTCTACCATTCAGGAGACTATTCCAGAGCATCATGTGTTTATGGGAAAAACATACTGCTACGGTAAGATTTTCAGTCCGTTTATGAACATGACTAAGGACAATGGTTCTATGTCCTCTATGATGAGCATGATGATGATGAGCCAGATGTTTAATGGAAATAACACAGGTGGTTCTATGAACATGGGCGGCATGAATCCTATGATGTTTATGATGATGGGAAATGGCGGAAATATGTTTGAGAATATGTTTGATGGAGCCTTTGATTTTGGTGATGCTCCGGTGATTAACGCAGATGATGATGAGGAGGACGAAGACTAATGGGTGGAGGAAGTTGGACAACTAAAGCATTTAGTGATTATACATCTCGTTCAAGGGGAGTTTCCCTTGACGAGTTTGATACAATGGCTTTTTCAGCACAGGAGTTTTATACATCTCGTAAACTTGACACAGCGTTAAATCCAAAAGGAGTAATGCGTGAATGTTGCGATTCTGATGAACATCCGCATACAGTTCCAGTTATTCTGGCACTTGATGTAACTGGTTCTATGGGCGGCGCCGCAGTTCAGGTTGCTAAGAAGCTGAATGAGATTATGACTGATATTTATGCAGATAATTCTATTAAGGATGTTGAGTTCTGCGTAATGGGAATTGGAGATCTTGCTTATGATAGAGCCCCAATTCAGATGTCTCAGTTTGAATCTGATATTAGAATTGCGGAGCAGCTTGATAAGATGTACTTTGAAGGCGGTGGTGGTGGTAATAGTTTTGAATCTTATACAGCCGCTTGGTACATGGGATTAAATCATTGCAAACTTGACTGCTGGGATAGAGGTCAGAAAGGTATTATCATTACAATGGGAGATGAAAAGCCTAATCCTTATTTACCAAAATGGGGATTAGCTGATTGCACAGGAGATTCTCTTCAGGGTGATGTTGAAACAGGAGATTTAAAGAAAGAAGTCTTTGATAAATTTGATGTTTACCATATCTCCATTGATGATAAAGAAAGCTCTTATCAATGGCTGTGCAGCAGACATCCAGACTTAGATGAGTCTTGGAAGGAACTCGTAGGAAATGACCATTATTTTGTATCTGGTTTAAATGGTCTTGCAAAGATTATTACAGATATTGTAATTAGTCATGGAGATGAAACAGGAACAGCTTTTGAAACTGGTCCAGTCAAAATTGACATTAATGACAATGATACAGCTTCTTCTGAAGTGAGCTGGGATATTTAAAATATAAAAGGAGGACAATAGTCCTCCTTTGATTTTTTATTAAAAATATAATATAATATATATAGAAAGTTAAGGAAGGTGTTTTTTATGAGAGTTTATATTTATGCAACTGAAGGTACTTATCAAGGACTGCATGGAATCTATAATTGCCAAGTTGTAGACGTAAATGACATTGAAGAAGCCAATGATTATGGCTATGAAATGGCTTATAATGTTGCTGAATCTTTTGGATTAAATGATGAAGATGAAACTGTTGAGCAGGAATATAATTGGATTATTTATTCTATTAAAGATTCTGTTAAAGAGACAGTTGATGAGCTTGATGTAATTTGTGCGAGAATGGGTTTTGAAACTTTTGTAGATAAATACTGTGATGAAAGGTTAGATTAAGATGAAAGAAAGTAAAATTGTTATTGGAGCAAACTTTGGTGATGAAGGAAAAGGTCTTGTAACAAATCATTTTTGTGAAGATGCTCTTAATCGAGGCTTAAAGCCAGTAGTAATCTTTCACAATGGAACGGCTCAGCGTGGTCATACAGTTGATTATACAACTAAATTACGGCATGTATATCATCATTTTGGAAGCGGAACCGCAAAAGGAGTCCCAACTTTTTTTGCGAAAACCTTTTTTATTCATCCTATGACTTATACAAAGGAATATTATGAATTATTAGAACAGCATTTATTTCCTTTAAATTTAAAAGGATATGTTGATCCAGAAGCAAAAGTAATTACTCCTTTTGATATGATGATTGACCATATTACAGAAAATTGGATTGCGGAGCAGAATGGCGAAAGAGAATATGGTTCTTGCGGTTTTGGTTCTTGGTGTGCTATTGAGGATAGATACGGCGATCCTACAATGAAAACTCATTTTACGGTTGCTGATTTTGCAAGCTGGACAGACGAAGAATATCTTTTTCATATGGAAGAAATTTGGAGAGATTGTCTTGTAATTCTTTTTAAACGTGGAGTGCGGCTTGATAAAATTACTACTTACAGAGAATATTTTGATAAACATTCTGTTGGTAGACAGTCTTTAATTTGTAATTTTAGAAGTGATATATTATTTTTCCTTGAGAGAAATGAAATTATCACTTTTGATAATCTTTATAATAAGTTTGATAGTTTTATCTTCGAGAATGGTCAGGGATTAGGGCTTGATTTTTATTATGATGATATTTGGCATACCACTTCCCGCACAGGAGTAACATATCCTTTTGAAATTTTAGCAGACAAAAAAGATATTTCAGTTGATGCTTGTTATGTGACACGTTCATATGTGACCAGGCATGGGGTCGGTCCTATTGAGCAGGAAGCTCAGAAAAAAGAAATCAATACAGAAATGGTTGATAAAACAAATATACACAATGATTTCCAGGGCGGATTAAGATATGGCGTAATGAAAAAGAGTGATGTAATTACTCGAATTGACAATGATTTTGAAAAAGTCAAACTTGATACAAGATTTTCTAAAAAGATAATTATTACTCATTGTAATGAATACGCTCCGCAAATTGAAGGAGATTATTATAGCGACAATCCTTTTGGAATTATGCAAAGGAGATAAAAATGAAAAAAGAAATGAAAGATGTTACATTTGACGAGTTCTCTGAATGGGCTAATAGACGAGCTTGTGATGGGCAATGGTCAATGCTTACCGCTATGGTCAGTGCAGAAGCAATATCAGAGGTTATGAAAGTTAAATCTATCTTCCATCGAAAAAAGAAGAGAGAAGAAGCTTGGGAAAAAATTAAGGCTGAAAATTTTATGTTAGATGCAGAAATTGATATTTAATTGATATTTTATAAAAAATATTATATAATATATATAGAAAGTTAAGGAAAGGATTTTTAAAAATCCTTTCCAATACTCAATAAATTATCTTAATTGATAATTTATAAAAAATATTATATAATATATATGTAATAAATAATTAAAAGGAATTGATACTAATGGGACGAAGAAATGGAAAAATGATAATCAATGATTTTTATTGTATGAATTGCGGTCATAAGAATATGAGTTTACCACGTCGTAATAGTCATCAGCATGGTAGATTTCATAGGAAGAAAATGTACTGTGTATTCTGCAAACAAGAAGTAAATCATATTGAATGTAAATCATATGAAGATGTTCTTGAATTTAAAGAAAATTTTGAAAATGGGGTGTATAAAGATGAAGCACAAGATTCTCTTTCTTATGTGCGGACCTGCAGGATCAGGGAAGACGACTTACGTCAAGAAGGAAATGGCACAGACAACAACTTACAAGTGTGTACATGTGTCAAGAGATGAAGTAAGAGCTGAGTTTTTAAATGAAGATGATAAAAATATCTTCAAATATGAAGATGACGTTTTTGATGAGTTCTGTAATAGAATTAAAAATGCTTTAAATGAAGCAACTGATGATATTGCAGTTTTTGCAGATGCAACTCATTTGAGTGAAAAAGCGAGAAATCGAGTTCTTGATAGACTTGATTTGGATGGAGTAGATATTATTCCAGTTGTATTTAATTTACCACTTGCTCAGATTCTTGCTCAGAATGAGAATCGAAAAGGAATGGGGCGTGCTTACGTTCCAAGAGGAACAATCAGAAGAATGTTTTATACTTTTGATAAGCCAACTTACAATGAAAAATATACCTACAAACATATTCTGATTGTAGGAGATGCTGATAAGGAGTATGTAGAATGATTTATGTGACTTCAGATCTTCATTTTCGTCATGATAAGTCTTTTATTTACGAACCAAGAGGTTTTCCGAATATTATTGACCATGATGAAGAAATTATTAAAAGATGGAATGAGCTGGTGCAGCCAGAAGATGAAGTGTATATCTTAGGCGACTTAATGCTAAAAGATAACGAACATGGACTCGAATGTTTAAAACGGCTGAATGGTAAAAAGTATTTTATCATTGGAAACCATGATACAAATACAAGAGTTAATCTTTATAAAGAAAATGGTCTTGAATGCCTTGGATATTCGACAATTTTAAAATATAGAAAATATAATTTTTATATGAGTCATTATCCAACATTGACAGGTAATGTTGATGATTCAGGATTACATCATATGACTTTAAACTTATTTGGTCATACGCATCAAAATGTTAATTTTTATGAAGATAACTTTTTTATGTATCATGTAGGAGTTGATTCTCATAATTGTTATCCAGTTTCACTTGATACAGTTATTGAAGATATAAAAAATAAATATGAGGAGTGTAAAGATATGCTATGAGCCATTTAATTGGGTATAAGAGTTATGATAGCTCTACAAAAGAATCCCAAATTTTACGAGATTTAAACAGTTTTGCTTATGACCCGCAAGAATCAAGTGGGTATCATGGAAATTTAACTTTTCATAAAAATGCAGTTTATAGAAATAAAAATGAAGCTGTTCAAAAACTTAAAAGTTTGGTAACAACGTCATATGATGACCATGCTGTTCTTTATAAAGAAGATGGCAAAGAATATTGGTTAGTGAAATATGAGTATCATTGTTGAACCTTGAAAATTAAATAAATTATTATATGAGAAAAAGGAGTTAAGTACATGAATATTTTAAGTTCAATTCTTCCATTTATCCCTGTAATTATCATTGCAGTGGCGTTGATTGTGATCCTTGCAACAGGATATGTAAAATCCTCACCGGATATAGCTTATATCATCTCTGGTCCGCACAAGAAACCTCGAATCTTGATTGGTAAATCTGGTATTAAGATTCCTTTCTTTGAGAAACTTGATAAGTTGTCTCTTGGTGCGATTCAGATTGATGTAAAAACTCGTACCGCTGTTCCAACAGCAGAGTACATTAACGTAAAAGTTGATTCTACTGTTTCTGTACAGGTTGGAAGAACTGATGAAATGATTGCACTTGCGGCTCAGAACTTCTTGAATGTTAAACGTGAAGTAATTGCAGAAAGAGTTAATGACCTCCTGGAAGGTAACATCCGTGAGATCGTTGGTCAGATGAAACTGACTGAAATGGTATCTGATAGAAAAGCGTTTAGTGAAAAAGTTCAGCAGAATGTAGTTCCTGATCTTGCCAGATTCGGACTTGAGCTTGTTTCCTTTAATGTTCAGAACTTTTCTGATGAGGGCGGCGTTATTGATAACTTAGGTATTGATAACGTTGAGCAGATTAGAAAGAATGCGGCAATCGCTAAGTCTGATGCACAGAGAGAAATCGCTGTTGCTGAAGCAGCTAACGCAAAGAAATCTAATGATGCTAAAGTTCAGGCAGCTGAGGAAATTGCAGTTCGTAACAACGAGTTTGAAATGAAGCAGGCAGACCTCAAAAAGACTGCTGATACTGCAAAAGCTCAGGCTAATGCGGCACAGGCAATTGAGGAAGAGAAACAGCGTCAGTTAAGAGACGTTGCTGCTACTGAAGCAGATATTGCTCGTCAGGAAAAACAGATTGAGTTGAAAGAAAGAGAAGTTGCTATCAAAGAGCGTGCTCTGGAAGCTGAAGTTAAGAAAACTGCTGAAGCTGAGAAGTATGCAGCACAGCAGAGAGCAGATGCTAAACTGTATGAGACTCAGAAGAAATCTGAGGCTGAACTGTTCGAGAGAACAAAACAGGCAGAAGCTGCTCTTGCAGAAGCACAGAGAGATGCAGATGCTAAGAAAGCTCTTGCAGAAGCCGTAAAAGCACAGGGTGAAGCTGATGCAGCTGCAGCTCAGGCAAAAGGTGAAGCAGAAGCTGCTGCTATTAGAGCTAAACTTGAAGCTGAGGCTGAAGGTCTTCAGAAGAAGGCAGAGGCTATGAAGCAGTATGGTGAAGCTGCTAAACAGGATATGCAGTTACAGGCACTGAAAGTATACTTCGAGCAGTTACCGGCAATCGCTGAAGCTGTTGGTAAGGGATACACAAATGTTGATAAGATTATGATGTTTGGTGGAGACACCTCTAAGCTTGCCGGCGACATCATGACCAATGTAACTCAGGTATCTGAAGGACTGAGCGAATCTCTTGGAATCGACCTGAAGACTCTTCTGGCTGGTTTCATGGGTGGTAACTTAGCCGCAAACAAAGGCGTAACTATTAACGCTGATACAGTTGTTGCTCCGACTGAGGAGTAATTTCTGGGGAGGGGCTTTAAAGCCTCTCCTTTTTTTTTATAGAAAGGATTAAATATGGAAATTATTTATTTTGAAGTTAATGATTGGAGTCCAGGAAGAGATTGTCCAGATTGTGAACCATTTGATACTTGGTTAGATGTTGATAATTTAAACTTTAGAAATGAACAATGGTTAATTGAAAATAAAATTATTGCAGTTGAAACAATAATTGATATGTCATTAAATTATTGCGTTACAGCTCCAAAAGAATGGGTTAAGAAAAACTGTCCTTGTATTTTAAATTCTAAGTTTATTAGAGAACCAAATGAAAATAATGAAATATTTGGAAGATTTGGTTGTCCCTTTAAATCTTATACTGAAGAAAATTTAGGATACTGGTTTGCGGGCTGGGATGAATTTGAAAACTGGGAACCTAAACGAAAAGATGAAATAGAGTCTTAAAAGACTCTATTTTTTTTGTGCCAGAAAATTCTGGCTCGTAGGCGCCCTCAGCGGTCGTTGCCGCTTAAAAATCGCACCCACCAATTTTTTTTAGCAAAATGTCCCCTTTTTGATTTTCCCTTATTTTTGTGATATAATATTTTTATATAATATAAGGAGGACTTGATATGAAACAAGAACCTAAGTTCTACTGGGATGATACTACTAAAACTGCAACTTGCATTTTAGCAGATGGAAATAATATATTTACTGGTATTGCCAGTGTACATCCAGATGATATGGATATGGCTAATGAAAAGACTGGGTATCAAATTGCTTTATGGAGAGCAGAGATTAAATATTATACTCATATTCGTGATAATGAATTAAAGCCAGCTCTTAAAGCATTAAAAAAAGTATTGGATGAAATGAAGTATAGTAAAAAGTTTAATCCAAAATCTTATGAAAATAGGTCTTTGCAGAGAAACTTCTATCAAATAGAATCTGACTTAGATACAGTTCGTGATTTGCTAACTCACACTAAGCAAAAACTTAAACAGTATATCTCTGAAAAAGAAAAATTCTATCAAAAAATTAGAGCCAACAGAACAAAGAAGGACGATGTAGGACAAAAACCTTCAATTTAATCTCTCTATTTTCAAATATATATAAGGAGTTAAAAAGGAGGAACGAATGATTCAAAACTTAATATTTTTTATTTTAGGAATAATTTTTATTGAATTAATAATTCCTGTAATAGAAGCTCTAACATTAGTAATTGTCACTGCTTTAGAGGTTGCCAAAGGTAAACTAAACATGACAATTTCTAAATATAATATACAAATTCAAAAGATGGCAGAAGAACTTGAGCCAGAAAATACACACACCATTGGATTTGTAGTACAAAATAATGAACCAGAGGAAGAAGAGGAAGACGAATGAAATTTTATGACACATGTGCATTATTAGATAACTTTGAAACTATGCCAGAAGAGAAGTTCATCATATCTTCTATTACATTAGCGGAACTTGAGAAGATTAAAACATCAACTTCTAAAGATTCTGAAGTTAAATATATTGCAAGAAAAATCTTATCTTTTTTAAATGCGAATTCCGCAAAATATGAAGTTGTATTATATAAAACATTTTTTACTTATTCTTTTACTGAAAAAGGATTTGAGATAAATAATGATATTAAAATTTTGGCAACTGCATATTCTTATTTCAATAATTTAAAAATAAGTGAAAGAGAAGATTTTTTCTTTGTAACGAATGATTTAACTTTAAAAGTTACTGCCGCCGCATTTTTACCAGTCCAATGCGTTATATCTATGTATCCTCCAAAAGATGATTACAGTGGATATAAAGAAATTATAATGGATGATGAAATGATGTCTGATTTTTATTCTAATCCTACTGAGAATATTTATGATTTAAAAGTAAATGAATATATTATTGTAAAGAATAAAGATGGAAAACCAGTTGATTCTGCCGTATGGACAGGCTCTGAATATCGTCATACTCAATTTAGAAGTTTTAATTCTAAATGGTTCGGTGAAGTTAAACCACTTAAAGGAGATATTTATCAAACACTTGTCGCAGATAGTTTTACAAATAATAAAATAACTCTGGTAAAAGGGCCTGCGGGCTCAGGTAAAACATATCTATCTCTTGGATACCTAATGAATCAATTAGAGCGTGGTAAGATTGATAAGATTATTATTTTCTGTAATACAGTTGCTACAAAAAATTCTGCTAAATTAGGATATTTACCAGGTACTAAAGATGAAAAACTTTTAGATTCACAAATTGGAAATGTTCTTGCAAGTAAAATAGGAAGTAGAATTGAATTAGAGAGATTAATGGATGAAGAACAAATTATTTTACTTCCATTTTCTGATATTAGAGGTTATGACACTACTGGAATGAATGCTGGGATATATATTTCAGAAGCTCAAAACCTTGATATTACACTTATGAAACTTGCGCTACAAAGAATTGGTGAAGATAGTATATGTATTATAGATGGAGATGAAAAAGCACAAGTTGATGACATCGCATTTGCTGGAAATAATAATGGTATGAGACGAGTATCAAAGGTCTATCGAGGCGAAGATATATATGGTGAAATTGAATTAAAAATGATTCATCGTTCTAAAATTGCTAAAATTGCAGAAAGATTATAATATAAACCAGAAGAGATTAATATCTCTTCTGGTTTTTTTATTTATAATGGAAACATGTAAAAACCTTTGAAGAAGATATTTTGGAAGAGGAGGTTTATATAAATATGGCTTCAATAGAAAAAAATATTTGGGATTATCTAATTAAAGAAATTAATAATCCATATGGTGTTGCTGGATTAATGGGTAACATCTATGCTGAGTCTGGTATGATTCCAAATAGAGTAGAAGTTTTATGCTTAAATAGACTAAAAGAACATGGTCAAGTATGGAATGATTCTACTTATACTGCGGCAGTTGATAATGGAACAATTTCAAGAGAAACTTTTTTACATCCACTGCCTAATAAGCAATATGGATATGGGCTTTGTCAATGGACAAGTCCAGGTCGTAAAGCAGGATTATACGATTTAGCAAAAATGAAACGAGCTTCTATTGGCAATGAATTAATTCAATTGCAATGGCTTATAACTGAATTAAAAAATAATTATTCTACAGTTTTATCAACTTTAAAAAATGCAACAAGCGTAAGACAAGCTTCTGATATGGTTTTAACTCGTTTTGAGTGTCCTGCTAATACAGGTGAAACTGTTAAAGCAATAAGAGCTAAATATGGTCAGAAGTATTATGATGCATATGCGTCTAATAAAGGAGGAAACTCAATAGTGGCAAATTATAATAAATATATTAATTCTACTGGTACTCACTATATTTCTAATTCAGGTTCAGATGAAAATGGTGGGTATCATAGCGGAAGAGCTGGTGACCAGACTGGTAGAGAATGGTATTTGCGCTCTTGGTATAATAGACCATGGAATTGTGTATTAAGATATGAAAAAGACCCAAGAGTTGGTCAAAAAATGGCTGAATTAAGCTGTGCCGCAGCTCTTAATGATTTAGTTGGTTATGACCAATATGAAAGAGATACTTATTGGGCTCATTTAAAAGCATCTAATTATGACCCTGCTCAAATTACTATTGCATGTGAAGCAGATTGTTCTGCCGGTGTAATTGCTAATATTAGAGCAGTAGGATATTTACTTGGTATTCCAGCTTTACAAAATATTCGTGCAACTTATACAGGCGATATGAGAGCTGCTTTTAAAGCTGCTGGATTTACTGTTTTAACCGCAGATAAATATCTTTCTGGATATGATTATTTACTTCCTGGAGATGTTTTACTTAATGACGCTCATCATACAGCAACAAATGTTACAAGAGGACGTTTAGCAGCTAATTCTAACTCACCACAACCAAGTCCAGCTCCAACAAAAACTAATACTGCTTATGTTGGAAAAGGAATTGGTACTGCAACTGCAAAAACTGAAATGAATATTAGAAGTAACTCCAATACAAATAGCTCTTCTTATGGAACTATTTCCAAAGGAACTAAAGTAGAAGTATTAGAGATTTTATCTAATGGCTGGTATAAGATTGTATGGCCAGGTGCTTCATGTGGCTATGCTTATACTTCTAATTCTACTAAAACTTATTATTCATATGTAGCTAAAAAGAAAGCTCCTACAGCTACTAAACCAAAACCATCCAGTAGTAAAAATATGACTGCAAAAGAAGGCGCAACTGGATTTAATAAATCTCTTGCAGGTACATATCGCACAACAGCTGATTTAAATATCCGTCATGGAGCAGGTACATCTAAAGCTCTTATGGTTACAATTCCAAAAGGAACAAAAGTAGCTAATTATGGATATTATTCAGTTAGCAATGGTTGTAAATGGCTCTATGTCCAATTCACATATAAGAACGTAACTTATACAGGATTTGCTTCAAGCACATATTTACGTAAATAATTATGACTAAAGAAGAACGTGAAATAACTATCAAAGAACATCGCTGGCAAAGAGAAAAAGAAGTTCTTGAAAGAAAATATAAATTAAAACAAGAAAAAAGAGAATTTAAAAAACAATTCCTTCCTAAAATATCTACTTCAAAACTCCTTATTCTTTTCTTGTTTATAAATTGCACAATTATAGAACTTTTCACAGGCTTTGTAACTTTAAAAAGCCTTGATTTAACAACTCTTACCATGGCGAATCCAGATTTCACTCCATTAGTCGCATTAATAGGTGCGGTCGTGAGTGAGGTCGTAGGATATGCGGTCTATGCATTGAAGTCCGCAAAAGAGAACACCGTAGGCGGTATTACATATGAAGCAGCAATGCGTCAAATTGACGAAGATAAAGCTAAAGGATAATTGATTTTTAACCCTAAAAGAGAAGATTTTCTCTTTTAGGGTATTTTTTTTTGACCGTAACTAAAATTTTAAGAATTGATTTTATTATTTTTTTATGCTATAATATATGTATGATAAGAAAAAATGATGATTTTAAAGCTGAAAGGAGATTTATATGTCTGAGAATTATGGTAATAAGGCCAGGAATGTGGCCAGAGATGGATAATTATTTATGAATCTTTTCTATATTCTTATAGAATAAAGAAAAGGAGAAAAATATTTTATGTATCAAATTTATCGTATTAAAAACAAAATAAATAATTTTGTTTATATAGGTTCATCAATTGATGTACCGAGAAGATGGAGAAATCATAAAGAAGCATCAATTAATGAAAAAGATCATCATTATAATTATCCTTTAATGAAAGCTTTTAGACAATATGGATTAGACAATTTTGTTTTTGAAATCATTGAAACTGTTAATACTTTTGAAGAGATGATAGAGCATGAACATGATTGGATTATAAAAGAAAATTGTGTATATCCTTTTGGATATAATCAAACAGACAATACTAATAGTCCAATGTTTGATCCTAATATAGTCAAAAAAATGAGCGAAACAAAAAGAGAAAAGTATGGAAAAAAAATTTGTGAAATTAATCCGAAAGGAGAGATTTTAAATACATGGAATTCATTAGCTGAAGCAGCTGAAAAAACAGGCTTAAATCGTTTTAAAATAAGTTCTGTTTGCAGCGGAACCAGACTAACAACTGGAGAAAGAATTTTTCGTTTTATAGAAGATGATATTATTATAGAACCAAAAAAGAAAGTTAATCAAACTCAAAATAATAGAATTACAAAAGCAAGTAAAAAAGTAATTAAATTAGATGATAATGATAAAGAATTACAAATTTATGATAGTATCGCATTAGCTGCGAAAGCAAATAATTGTGATGCCAGTGGAATTTCTAAAGTTTGTAATGGAAAAAGGAAAAAATGTGGAGGTTTTAAATGGAAATACCAGTAAAAGTAAATAAATCAGAATATGGTGTTGGTCAAATAAAGACTCTCGAAGGTATTGAAGCAATTAGATTAAGAGCAGGAATGTATATTGGAAGTGTCGGACCAGATGGAGTTAGACATATTACTCTTGAAATTATTTCTAACGTAATTGATGAGTATTTAAACGGATATTGTACAAAGTGTAATATTGAAGTAACAGAAGATGACATGGTAAAAGTTTCTGATGATGGACGTGGTGTTCCTTTTGGAAAAGCTGCAGATGGCTCAGAAACTCTTGAAAATATTTTTACTAAACTTCATACAGGAGCTAAATTTGATAGTTCTGGTAAAACTGGATATAATACATCTGGTGGTATGAATGGTGTTGGTGCAAAAGCAACAAATGCATTATCTGATAAATTTATTGTCACCTCCAAAAGAGATGGTAAAATTGCAACAATGACATTTGAAAAAGGTGATAGAAAAGATTTTAAAGTTGAAAAGTATGCGGGAAAGGATACTGGAACAACTATTACTTTTCATCCCGATATTGAGATCTTTAAAGAGGGAATCTCACTTGATTATGATAATTTAAAAAGACAGATTCAGGAATTAGCATATCTTTCTCCTGGATTAACTTTTACATTAAAATATAAAGACAAAGCTGAAGATGTAATTGTTTCTCAGAATGGTATTCTGGATTATATTCAAGATTTGAATAAAAAGAAAAATACTATTACATCTGTTTTTTATGCCGAAGCTTCCGAAGATAGAATTGGTGTAAAATTAGCAATGTTGTATAACGATAGTTATACTGATACTTATAAATTATATACAAACTCAATTCCAAATACAGCTGGAACTCATCTTACTGGATTTAGAACTGCATTAACTTCTGCAATTAATAATTATGCAAGAGAGAATAAACTTCTTAAAGAGAAGGATTCTAATATCGTAGGTGATGAGTTAAAAGAAGGTCTTGTATTAGTTCTTTCTTTTGTGATGCCAGACCCAGTCTTTTCAGGTCAGACAAAAGAGAAACTTGATTCAAGTGAAGGACGTACAATGGTCCAGAAGCTGGTATCAAAAGAGATTGCGATTTGGCTTGATAGTCATCCTAATGATGCAAAAGCAATTATTAATAAGGCTTTATTAGCGCGTGCCGCAAGAGAAAAAGCTAAAAAAGCTAAAGAGACAGTTCGTAAAGCAGATGTTAAGAAAAGAGCAGTAATGCCCGGTACATTAGCAGATGCAAGTTCTCGAAATAGAGCTTCTTGTGAAGTATTTATTGTAGAGGGAAAATCTGCGGCTGGTTCAACAAAAGAAGCCAGAGATAGAGCTACCCAGGCTGTGTTCCCAGTTCGAGGTAAACGTAAATTAGTCAGGGCTAATTGAATATATAAAAACTTGCCTCTACACTTCTAACCGTTTCATCAACGGGGTTTATATTTTAATAATATAAGCTAACGGGGAAGGCTGACCATTACACATGAATGTCAAAACATGTTTAGGTGAAGTTAATCCCGTGTGAAAATTTTTAATTTACAAAATCTTGAATGTGGTCAAAAATGCTTAAATGTGTTGAAATATTTTTTATATATAGTAGAAGTTATAAGGAGGACTAAATATGAAAAATATTAAACAATTACCACATAAATCAGGAATTTATAGAGTTTACACAACTTTTAATAATGCTTGCTATATTGGACAGGCAAAAGATATTTATGAAAGATTTAATTCTCATCATATTTATGATTATAAAAATAAAAATGATTGCTGTTATAATACTAAGTTTTATTCAGCTTTAAGGAAGTATGGTTTAGATTCTTTTGAAGTAGAAGTACTTGAATTGTGTTCAGTACAAGAACTTGATGAAAAAGAAATTTATTATATTTCTAAATATAATTCTTTTTATCATGGATATAACTCTACTGAAGGCGGACAAAAATGGTCTCCTAATATTCATTCTGAAGAAGCTGAACAAAAAAGACAACGAACAAGAGAATTAAATCAATCTTTAAAGGGAGAAAATCATCCCAGAGCAAAATTAACAAATGAAGAAGTTCTTACAATTAGACAGAGATATATTAATGGCGAAAGTCCAAAAGAAATATATCAAGATTATATGGATAAGTATTCTTCTTTTGATACATTTAAGCGTATTATTCTTGGATATACTTATAAAAATGTTGGAAATATTCCTACTTCAGAACAAGTAAGACATACTAATGCAAAATTAACTGAAAGTCAAATAAAAGAAATTAGACAAAAATATCAAAAAGGAAAAATTAGTTTTGCTAAGCTTGGTAAAGAGTATGGAGTATCTGGAACTACAGTTTCAAGAATAATTAAAAATCAGATTTATAAAAATGTAAATTAAAATCATGTATCGACTATTCCGGGTTAGACTGGAAGTACCGGTGCTATTGATACGCACTTTAGTTATAGGAAACGAAGCTAATTAAATGGGGAAATGGAGTGCTCTATGAAGGATTTGACAAATCCTGAGAGTAAGAGATAGTCAGGTCTAATAGAAATATTAGGTAAACCGAAGATTCTTAACGTATTGAAGGCAGACCTTGCGAAGGCGTTAAAGAACGCAGAGATTGATGGTATGATTACTGCTTTTGGACTTGAAATTAAAGATGGAAAAGTAATTGTAAATAAAGATAAATTGCGTTACGGTAAAATTGTTATTACAGCCGATGCGGATGTTGATGGTAGCCACATTAGAGCATTGTTTTTAACCTTCATTTGGAAATTTGCTCCACAGTTAATTGAAGATGGATATATTTTTGCAGCTGTTCCTCCACTTTATAAAGTTACACAGGGAACTAAGATTACTTATCTGAAAGATGATGCGGCTCTTGAAGAGTTTAGAAGAACAGCTAAAAAATCTTTTGAGCTGGGTCGTATGAAAGGGTAAGAGATAGTCTGGCCCTTATCCACTTTTCCTCTAATCAGAGGGGTTATTATCTTAGATAATAGCTAACGAGGCAGTCTTCAAAATATTTTGGGTATTTCAGGAAATCCTGAAATGGATAAAACTTAAATATTATTGGAGATAATCTCGTGGGAAAAAACTATAAGAGATTATCTTACATTTTATTATGTGAGGTATTCAAATATGATAGGAATTTATAAGATAACAAACAAAATTAATGGAGATGCTTATATTGGACAAAGCACTCAAATAGAAGAAAGATTTATAGAACATAAAAATCCTACAAATTGGGCAAGAGAATCTAATAAAAGTCTTTATAAAGCATTTATTCAATTTGGATTACAAAATTTTGATTTTTCCGTTTTAGAAGAATGCAAAAAAGAAGAATTAAATGATAAAGAACAATATTGGATTGGATATTATAATACATATCCTAATCAATATAATATGACTCCAGGAGGACAATTTAATGCAGGTGAATGTCATCCAAGTCATAAATTAACTGAAAAGGATGTGATTGATATTAGAACGAGATATAAAAATCACGAAAGAAAAAAAGACGTTTATTTATTATATGCTCATTTAATTGGGGAATCTGGCTTTCATAAAATTTGGAATGGTTCAACATGGAAAACAATAATGCCAGAAGTTTATACAAAAGAAAATAAAGATTTTCATGCTCATAATACTTCAAATGTAGGTTCTAAAAACGGAAGGTCTAAATTAACAGAAGAAGATGTTAAAAATATTCGCTTAAGAAAGAAAAATGGAGAGCAGTTATCTTCCGTTTACAATGATTATTCTGACAAATTAACTTATAAATCTTTTGAAAATGTTTGGTCTTATAGAAATTGGAAAAAAATTATAGTTTAAGCCTGTATCGACTATTCCCTTTGTCGGGAAGTAGAAATACTATTGATACGTATTTCAAAAAGGTGGACATGATGAAGGCAGTTAATACGTTAGCCGGAGTGAAGAAATAGTCAGTACCAATGGTGACATTGGAGTAATACGTAGGTGAAATGGACCCGTCCGAAATGGCTGAAACAGTTATGAATCCAGAAACCAGAACTCTTAAACAAATATGTATGGAAGACGCAGAAGAAGCTGCTAAAACTTTCATGGGATTGATGGGTGAATCAGTTGTTTATAGAAAGAAATTTATCGAAGAGAATGCGTGGAGAGCAAATATTGACGTATAATGATGCAATGTATCTGGCCGTTGGAGTTGAAGACGGCTGGATACATGTAACTCCAAAAGTGTGGAAAGAATATTTAAAAGCTAAAGAGGTTATTAAATGGAAGCAAAAATATTTGAATTTGTACCAGAAGAGTCAGAACACTTTGAATCCCAATTTTTAAAATGGTATGACGCGGGCAAACCTAAAAATAATTTTAATAAAATTTATAATTATAATACAATAACTCAATTTCTTATATGGGAGCTTGAATTATCAGAAGTAATATATTATGATGAAGCTCGCAGATGGTATCAAATGGTAAAAGAAATTGTTTGTGTCAATGGACGATATTTCTCTGTCTGCTATGATAAAAGTTTATCAGAAATGCAAGAAAATAATTATGATTTTGATGATTATATTACTGAAGTTGAAAAACGTACAGTTTTAAAAGAGGTAACAGAATGGAAGAAAAAAAGATAATTGAATTAGCTGGAGATTTTTCTCAGAAGCCAGATATGGCTGCAATTACCAAAATAACTCCTATAAAAGATGGGGATAAAGTAATCTTACATTTTGATGTAATGAAATATGACTTAGATATAGATACTGTCGCTGAACAATTTAAACTATGGCAGCAATGTTTTCCACATAATGATGTAATTGGAGATTTATGTAATACAGGTATTGAAGTAAAGGAGTAAATATGATATTTTATACAGATGGTTCTGCGAGTCCAAATCCAGGTTCAGGCGGCTTTGGAGTTGTTCAAGTTGATACAGAAGGTAATATTTTAAGTACATATTCCAGTAGACAGGATAATACAACTAATAATGAACAGGAAATGAAAGCTATTCTTTATGCGGCCTGTCAAGGAGTATTAGCTAAAGAAGATGTATTAATTTACTCTGATTCTGCATATGCAATTAATACTTTTTCAAACTGGATGTATAATTGGGAAAGAAATGGATGGATTAAAGGAGATGGAAAAGTGCCTGAGAATTTAGAAGTTGTGCAGGCTTTTTTTGAAGTGTCTAAAATGATTGAAGTCACTTTTGTAAAAGTAAAAGGTCACTCTAAAAATCCATTTAATGAGCTGGCAGATAATCTGGCAACAGGCAAGATTAAACCTGGTAACTATTTGACAATTTAATTTTTTTATGGTAATATATTATATATGGATAAGAATAAAGAGCAGTTAAAAAAACAATTACTACAATTTGTTAAATCAGTTGAAGAACCTATGACAAAAGAAGAATATGATAAATATATGAAAGAATATCATAAACAAAATCCTCTTTTAAATACTGGTTCTGGTTATTTATATGTTCCATCAGAAGATGTTGTTGTTAGTGCTGATTCAATTTATAATTTTATAGAAAGAGTTATAGATGAAAGTTTGATGGATGTAAAAATGCAATATTATAAAGAATTATTTGATAAGGGAGAGTCTTAATGAGTGAGAATATTATTCAAGTAAATATTAAAGATGAAATTGAACAGAGTTTACTTGATTATGGAATGAGTATCATTTCAGATCGAGCTTTACCTTCAGCAGAGGATGGATTAAAACCTGTTAATAGACGTATCTTATATGATATGTTTGATAAAGGTTTTATGAATAATAAGAAATTTGTAAAGTGTGCTCAGCCAGTCGGAGATACAATGGGTAGATTTCATCCACATGGTGATAGTTCTATTTATGGTGCATTAGTATGGATGTCACAGGAATGGAACATGAGATATCCACTCATTTCTTGGCATGGTAATAATGGAAGTCGAGATGGTGATGAACCGGCTGCATACAGATATACAGAATGTAAGCTTTCTAAACTTGGAGAAGAAATGCTTGCAGATATTAAAAAGAATACAGTTGATTGGATGAATGCTTATACAGATGAGGAGCAGGAACCAGTTTATTTACCTGGCCGCATTCCAAATCTTATTGTAAATGGTACTTCTGGAATCGCATGGGCAATGGCTTGTTCATTTGCGCCACACAATTTATCAGAAGTTATGGATGCAGCCATTCATCTTTTGGAAAATCCAGAATGTGATATTAAAGAGCTTTTAAATTATATTAAAGGTCCAGATTTTCCAACAGGTGGATTACTTATTAATAAAGATGAACTTGAAACAGCTTATCTTACAGGAAAAGGCCGTGCAAGATTAAGAGGTGAATATACAATCGAATCTTCTAAAAATGAAGATAGTATTGTTTTTACTTCAATTCCTTATAAGGTATCTAAAGAGACATTAACAGTTGAAATTGATAAACTTTGTGAGGATGGTGAGCTTAATGGTGTAACAGCCATTAGAGATGAATCCAATAGAGATGGTGTACGTTTCGTAATTGAGCTTGGTAAAGGAATATCTGCGGCACCGATTATCGCAAAATTATTCAAATCTACACGACTTGAAGATACATATTCATTTAATCAGGTTGCGTTGGTTGATAAGAAACCAAGACTGCTGAATATTAAACAGCTGTTGGAAAATTATATTGAACATCAGAAAGATGTTCTTTTAAGAAAGACTAAATTTGATATTGAAAAAGTACAGGCTAAAATTCATATTCTTGAAGGATTGCTTATTGCTTTAGAGGATATTGATAATATCATTTCACTTATTAAGAAGTCTGCAAGTGCGGCTGAAGCTAAAGTCGTTCTTATGAATAAATATAATCTTAGTGAAGCACAGTCTAAAGCAATTTTGGATATGAAATTATCTCGTTTAGCAAAATTAGAGTCTGTTGAAATAAAAAATGAAAAAGATTCTTTGTTAATTAAAGAGGGTGAATTAAATCAGATTCTTTTAAATCCAGTTCCAGAGATGAAAAAGAACTTCACAGAGATTAAAGCCTCATATGGAGATGCTCGTAGAACTACAATCACACAGGTAAATATCACAAAAGAAGAAAAAGAGATTGAATATGTAGAGCCAGAAAAATGTGTTGTTGTAATGACAGAAGATGGTTTAATTAAACGTATTCCTTCTACAAGCTTTAGAACTCAGAGAAGAAATGGAAAAGGCGTTAAAACGCAGGGTGATGTTGTTAAGACTACTATCCGCACAAATACTATTGATTCTTTGATGGTATTTACAACAAAAGGAAAAATGTATCGTATCCTTGTAAATGATATTCCAGTAGGTACAAATGTATCTAAAGGTCAGTCAATTAAATCTTTGATTGCGATGGATACTGATGAAGAGCCTAACTTAATTTATTCTATTTATAGAGATACTGATGCGAAGTATTTATTATTTGTAACAAAGAACGGAATTACAAAGAAAACCTCATTAGAGGAATATACAAACACAAAGAAAAAGACTGGAATTATTGCTATTAATCTTAAAGAGGATGATACATTAGTATCTGTAAATCTTGTTAAAGATGAAGATTTAGTTCTTTTAACTTCTAATGGTATGGGAATTAAGATTAATTCTGGAGAGATTTCAGCTTCTGGTAGAGCAACAGCAGGTGTTAAAGGAATTACCTTAAAGAAAGATGATTTTGTAGTTGCGGCATTGCCAGTTCGTAATAAAACAGATTACATTGCAATCTTTTCATCTAAAGGTCTTGGAAAGAAGATTGAAATGGATGAATTAATTCTCCAGAAACGTGCAGGAAAAGGTTTGATTATTTATAAGCCAACAGAAGAAACAGGAACAGTTATTTCTGGTGCTTTGGTTGCGGATGAAGATAATATTCTTGTTGTTGGTAAATTAAGTTCAATCTGTATTTCCGCAAAAGATATTCCTCTTGCAAGCAGAATTGCAACAGGTAATCAGTTAATTAAGAATGGTGAAATTACTTCTGTGACAAAAATTTAAGTGGGATTTATTTCCCACTTATCTTTTCCAAAAGGAGAATATATAATGAATGAAATGAATAATATTATTCAGACTTTAAATAATTGGACAAAAGCATATGACGAAGGGCATCCAGAAGTATCAGACAAAGAGTGGGATGAATTATACTTTAAATTAAAAAAGATGGAAAAGGAAACTGGTATTGTTCTCCCTAATTCTCCTACACATGGTATTTCATATGAAGTAGTATCTGAATTACAGAAAGTTAAACACAATCATAAAATGTTGTCTTTGGATAAAACTAAAGATTGGGATGAATTTATTAACTATTTTGCCAATCTTAGTCCGTTTAAAGATGTTTGCGGAATGCTGAAAATGGATGGATTAACCTGTAGTTTAAAATATGTTGATGGTGAACTTGTATCTGCGGAAACCCGTGGAGATGGAATCATTGGCGAGGACATCCTTCATAATGCCCGCACATTAAGGTCTATTCCGCAAACTATTGATTATAAAGATGAATTTATAATTGATGGTGAAGTAATTTGTACATATAAGGATTTTAAGCCATTTGAAGATGAATATAAAAATCCTCGTAACTTTGCATCTGGAAGTATTCGTCTCTTGGATGCAAATGAATGTAAAAAACGTAATTTAACTTTTGTAGCTTGGAATGTTATAAAAGGATTCGATGAAGAAAATTCTTTTATGAAAAAACTTGAATCTGCAAGAGGTTTAGGTTTTACTATTGTTCCATTTACCCCAAGTTTTGATTGGGATGCAAGAGAATATCTTATTGAATTAGCTAAGACTCTTGGTTATCCAATAGATGGGTTAGTTGGAAGATTTGATGATATTGCATATGGTCAAAGTTTAGGAGAAACTATTCATCATGTTCGTGCGGCATATGCTTTTAAGTTTTATGATGAAGAATATGAAACTACGCTTGAAGATATTGAATGGAGTATGGGTAGAACTGGTGTATATACTCCTGTAGCTATTTTTGAATCAGTCGATGCGGACGGTTCTGTCATTTCAAGAGCAAGTTTGCATAATTTGAGTGTCTTAAAAGAGGTTTTAAAAACTCCTTTTAGAGGACAGAAAATTAAAGTAGCAAAAATGAATATGATTATTCCGCAAATTACATGGGCAGAACATCCTGAACATATTGAAGCTAAATATCGTATTCGTATGCCATTAAGATGTTCATGTTGTGATGAACCATTAACTGTTAAAGAATCTGATTCTGGTGTAGAAAATGTATATTGTCCAAATCCAAACTGTGAAGGAAAATTATCTACTCGATTAGACCATTTTGCAGGAAAAAAAGGTTTAGATATAAAAGGAGTTTCAAAAGCTACCATTGAAAAATTAATTGATTGGGGCTGGATTAATTCTATTGGAGATATTTTTGAATTAAAACAGTACAGAGAAGAGTGGATTAAGAAGCCAGGTTTTGGCGTAAAATCTGTTGATAATATCTTAAATGCAATAGAAAAATCTAAAGTAGTTTCTTTGGATAGATTTATTGCGGCTCTTGGTATTCCGTTAATTGGAAATAACGTAGCAAAAGAGCTTACAAAATATATTAAGTCATATTCTGATTTTAGAGATAAGGTTGATAATAGATTTGATTTTGCTCAATTTGAAGGCTTTGCAGATAGTAAGACTTTAGCTATTTGGAAGTTCGATTATTCTGAAGCAGATAGAATTTATAATAATTATATTTCTATTCCAGAAGTAGAAGAAGTTGAAGAATTTGCGGCACAGACTCTTGATGGTATTACTGTAGTTATTACAGGTAAATTAACTATGTTTAAAAATCGTGCGGCATTGCAGTCTGCTATTGAATCTGCTGGTGGCAAAGTGGTAGGTTCTATTAGTAAAAATGTAAAATATCTTATTAATAATGATGTAAATTCAACATCTTCTAAAAACTTAGCAGCCAAAAAGCTTGAGATTCCTATTCTTTCGGAACGGGATTTCGTAAAAAAGTTTTTTGACTTAATTTAAAAAAAATGTTATAATTAAATTGTAATAAAGATAAGGATAGAAAAAAAATATGAATAAGAAAGAAATCAAGAATTTAGCTAAACAAATCGCAAAGGCTGAATTAACTATTCAGAATTCCACTGATCAAAAGGAAAGAAAATATGCGATGGATATGATAATTGCTTTATCCAGTAAACTCTCCTCATTAGAGGAAATGGAACGCGTCGATGAGATGGTTCAAAAAATTTTAGAAAAATAATTCTTGACTTAAAAATATTTTTTTGATATAATAATTACATAAGCTAAGAGAGCTTAGAAAAATTACACAAACAATAAAATTATTTAATTAAAGGAGATTTGTTATTATGGCAAAAATGAAAGAAAATTCACGTAAAGTATTTGAGTATTTAAAGACTATCGGAGATGCAAAGGTTACAGCAGCAGATGTAGCAGAGGCACTCGGAATTGAGAAGAAACGTGTAGACGGAATCTTTACTTCCGCTATTCAGAGAAAAGGTCTTGGAGTTCGTACTCCTGCAGAAGTTGAGCTTGAGGACGGAAGTCATAAGGCAGTTAAGTTCTTGTCTCTTACACCAGCTGGCATGAGCTTCGACCCAGACGCTGAAGATGAAGCTGAGTAATTAAATTATTTTTGTAATATAAATTAAAAGAGATAAGGTAACACTTATCTCTTTTTTTAACAAAATATGATTACTGCAATTATAGCAATTTTTTGTCTTATATTGGGGGCTGGGTTAGTATATCTGTTTATGCAACCAAAAGTCAAAGTTACTCAAGAGGAAGATAAAGAAATTCTTGAAAAGAATAAAGCCGTTCAATTTGAGTTACAAGCAATGGAGCAAAGAACGGATTACTTAAAAGAACAATATGAACAAAAATTGCAAGAATATAAACAATTAAAACAAGATGTTGATAAAGAATATAAGACTTCAGAAGAAAGTGCGAAAAAATATTATCAACAAATGCTTGATTTTTATAAACAAAAATTTCATACTGATACAGAAGAAATTCATGCTATTTTTATGGACACTAAACATAGCTTAGAAGATAGCTATGAAGAATTAGCCAAAGATTTAGTACAAGATTATTTGGATAAAGAACAAGAGAGTGTCCAAAAGATAAAGAAATTAAATGAAAAAATTCAATTTGAAGAATCTCAGTTAGAAGATTTGCGGCATAAGGTAGAGGCCGCAGTTGCATATGATAAGCGCAATGAAGAGAATAAGAATAAAACTGATTTTTACAAATTAAATTTAACTCAAGATGATTTAGACGAAATTTGTGAATTAAGAAAAATTATTTCTCATTTTAGAAATCCTGAGCCCGTTAATAAGGTTATATGGAAAACATATTATGAAAAACCTTATACTGATTTAATTGGTAGAGTAATTGGTTCTGGCGTTCATTGTGGTATTTATAAAATCACAAATTTACAAAATAATATGTGTTATGTCGGACAGAGTACGAATATTGCTGAACGTTGGAAACAGCATATTAAGCGTGGATTGGGCGCAGATACTCCGACCCGCAATAAACTTTATCCTATTATGCAGACTGTTGGAGTTGAAAATTTTTCATTTGAAATTATTGAAGAATGTACAAAATCTCAATTAAATGATAGAGAAGATTATTGGCAAGATTTTTTTAAAGCAAAGGAATTTGGTTATAGTATTAAATAAAGGAGAAAATTGTTATGTATAGAATTATTGATGGACGAGGAACAGGAAAAACTTCTCGATTATTTTTACTCGCAAAAGAGGCCGGTGTTCCGATTATTTGCCAGTGTCCGCAAGATATGAGAGAAAGAGCTTATTCTTATGGAATAACTGGAATTGATTTTATTGGTTATCAAGAGGCCATTACCGCAGGAGATAAATCTGATACGGCTAAAGAGGTCTTTGTTGATAATATTGAACAATTTTCTTATTATATATTAATGAAAAATCATTTTAAGTTGAAAGGATTTACAGTATCAAATGAAGATTAAAGTATTTACAACTGACCAAAAAGGTTATATTACTTTAACACAGAAAGAACTTCAAGAGCTTTTAAATGAAGCTTATTGGGAAGGTTACCATGAAGGAGATAGACCTATACCAACTTACCCTAATCGTCCAAATCCTTACTATTGGACAACTGTGTCAAATGGTAATGTAACTTTATTAAACAATCCAGACGTTACTACTAATGCTAAAATTAGTACACCAACGCCAACAGTAACAACTACTACTGAAAGCTTATCAATTAAAGCGGAAGATATGAAACCATATTCAATTAGTTATGATACAAAAATCAGAGGTAAATAAAGAATGAAATTTGAAAATATAAAAGTTTATAATTTTGAAAATGCTTTAAGAGGAATGAGAAATCCAAAAAATTCTTGGAATTTAAGTGATAGTTATTTTGGGCTTATCAATATAGATGATGATGAGCATGATTATGAAGTTGCTGAAGAATGGGTTCAGAAGAAATTTTCTAATTATCCATCTGAAGCAGATAATGATGTTCTTATGGCTCAAGAAGAATATGATAGATGGCTTTTAAATAATGGTATTCTTGAAATTAATCTTGACCATCAATTAGCCAGTGTCGCTTTTATTGGTCCAAATGATATGAAGCTTGCTAAGGCTCTTATTAATGGCGGTTCTGAGCATAGAAAATTTTTAAGACAAATTATGGTAACAGTTGACATTACAGCCCCACTTTTCTGGTGGAAGGAATTTGATACTTACAAAGTAGGTACTACAGCTAATTCTACTTCTACAATGCATAAACTTACAAGTAAGCCAATTACAAAAGATTGTTTTGAAATTGGAGACTATGACCAAGATTTATCTGTTGATTTTACAGACCAATCTCTTGCTGGAGAAAATGGTTTTACTGACCACTGGCATATGGATATGTTTGTTGATGACCTTATTGATAGATTAGAAGAGCTTAGACTTGCTTATTTACAAACTAAAGATAAACGCTATTGGAAAGAACTCGTTCGTTGGTTACCAGAGTCTTGGCTTCAGACAAGAACTGTCACAATGAATTATGAAAACGTTTTAGCTATGGTTCATCAGAGAGGTCATCATAAACTTACAGAATGGTCTGGAGATGGCGAAGAATTTATCAATGAAAGTTTTATTAAATTTGCTCATTCTTTACCTTATTCTGACGATTTTATCTTTACAGACAACAATACAACAGAAAGTAAGTAAAACAATATTGATTTTTATTTAAAAAAATGTTATAATATACTTATAAAATGAAAGATGAAAGCGAGTTAAAAGAAATGAGTAAAAAAGAAAAATTTATTGAATGTATAGATTCATTATTTGCAGATTTAGATATGGCAGATGTTGACCCAGATGTAATTGCTTATTGGGAGGCTTTTAAAGGAAAAGGTACTTCTGATAAACCATTATTTACTGATAATGGAAAAATGATTTTAAAATATATGCAGGAGCATGTTTCTGATATGCCAATGGGTAAAGCAAAAGATATTGCGGAAGGAATGTTTGTTTCTTCAAGAACTGTATCTGGTGCAATTCAGAAACTTGTTAAAGATGGCTATGTTGAGAAGATTGGGTCAGACCCAGTTGTCTATGCTTTAACAGATAATGGAAAAACAGTTAATATTGAATAAATTTTTATGGGCTATGTTGATTAAAAAATAATCAACAAAACTCACATAATTGTGAGGAGGTATAAAAATGTCTATAGGAATTTATAAAATTGAAAACTTAATTAACCATAAGGTTTATATTGGTCAAAGTATAGAAATTGAAAAAAGATGGCAGAAACATCTTAATGCAAAAGATAATTTTGTTATTCATAAAGCCTTACAAAAATATGGAAAAGAAAATTTTTCTTTTCAGATTATAGAAGAATGTGATTTATTAGACTTAGATAATAAAGAGCAATATTGGATGAATTATTATAATAGTTTAATCCCAAATGGATATAATATGATTCAAGGTGGGAGTAATGGAGCTGGATTTGCAAAAGGGAAAAAAGTTTTACAATATACTTTAGATGGAGCTTTTATAAAAGAATATAATAGTGCTAATCAAGCCAGTAATCAAACAGGAGTTTGTCATTCTGATATATGCAAATGTTGTAGAGGAGATGCTCCAAGAGCAGGAGAATATCAATGGAAATATTCTGGAGATGATAAAGAAATTAAGCCTATTAAAGTAAGAACGGATTTTTCTGTTTTACAAATAGATAAAAATACTGATGAAATTATAAAAGAGTTTTCTTCATTAAAAGAGGCTTCTGAACAGACTCATATTGCGAAGTCTATTATCTGTAGAGTTTGTAATGGTAAAGGCAAAACTGCTGGTGGATTTAAGTGGAAATATAAAAAATAAAATGCTATAATTAAAATATAAGTTAAAAATAAAGGAGATAAAATATATGAAAAGCATGATTAATCGCACCCATTTGGAGGGATTTATTTATGAGCATGACTTACAGTTAAGAGAGTCTGGTGCAAATTCAAAACATCCAGGAACTAAATTTATTATGGGTAATCTTAGTATTGCCACTGATAATGATATGACAAATATTGTACCTGTTCATTTTACATATGTAACAGCAACAACTGCAAAAGGAAATTCCAATGCCACATTTGGTATTCTCAATCAGATTATCAATGGAGAACTTGGTTCTGTAATGGAGCATGGTAAAGAGAATGCTGCAAAAGTTCGTGTTGATTCTGCAGTTGGTTTAAATGAGTTTTATTCTGATAAAAATGGTGAAGAGAAACTTGTTTCTGTTAAAAGAAATGAGGGCGGATTCGTTCATACTTGTGTAGATTTGAATGAAGATGAAAAAATGAGAAATACTTTTGAAGCTGATATTCTTATTACAAATGTAAGAACTATTGATGCAAATGAAGAGCAGAATACTCCTGAGAAAGCTATTATCAAAGGTGCAATTTTCGATTTCAGAGGCGCAGTTCTTCCTGTTGAATTTTCAGCAATTAATCCAGGAGCTATCTCTTATTTTGAGGGACTTGGCGCATCTGCAAAAGAACCTGTATTTACAAAAGTAAAAGGTCGTCAGGTATCTGAAGTAATTACTCGTACAATTACTGAAGAGTCTGCATTTGGTGAGCCTTATGTAAGAACAGTTCAGTCTAATAGAAAAGATTGGGTTATCACTTGGGCTCTTCCAGATCCATATGTATGGGATGATGCAAGCACAATTACTGCGGCAGAGCTGACTGAAGCTCTTGCAAACAGAGAAGTTTATCTTGCTGATGTAAAGAAACGTCAGGACGAGTATAAAGCTTCTAAAGGACAGGCAGCTGCTCCAACTTCTGCAACTCCTGCAAAAGGCGGCGGCGCATTTAACTTCTAATGACAGTTTCTGAATTAATTATTTTACTACAGTCGTATCCAAAAGATGCGATTGTAGTAAATGACATGGGAATTATATCAAAAGAAGATATTTATATACAAAATGAATTTTATAATGGTGACAGTGCAAATCCTAATTGTGAAATTTTAAAAGATGTTGTAAGAATTAATTAAAATAAAAAATTGCGGGTGGTCGGATGCCAATGCCGCAAGAAGGAGAAAAGAATGGGAATTAATTTATTAAATATTGAGCCACATAAAGTTAGTAAAGATTTAAGTGGATATATCACTTACATCTATGGGGCTCCTAAAACAGGAAAAACAACTTTAGCAGTTCAGATGCCAAAAACACTTTTACTCGCTTTTGAACGTGGATATAATGCATTACCTGGTGTAATCGCTCAGGATGTTACTTCTTGGGGAGATATGAAACAGGTTATGAGAGAGCTTAAAAAGCCAGAGGTTAAGGCTAATTTTGATGCCGTAGTTGTTGATACTATTGATATTGCTTCTGATTTTTGTCAGAAATATATCTGTCAGCAAAAAGGTATTGAGGCTCTTGGAGACCTTGGATATGGAAAAGGCTGGACTGCTTTTAAAGATGAATTTAATGATGTATTTAGAGGTTTAACTCAGTTAGGATACGCAGTATTTTTCATTGGCCACCATAAAGAGCAGACAATTACAAATGACGATGGAACAGAAAGAATTGTAATTCGTCCTGCGCTTAGTAATTCAACAAGACAGGTTATTGAAGGTATGGCTGATATTTATGGATATGCTCATCAGTCTAATAAGAATGAAATGTCTGTATTAACACTTCGTTGTCCAGATGATTCTATTAGCTGCGGTGGTCGTTTTAAATATATCGCAAGTGAGTTTCCAATGAGTTATGATAATCTTGTAGAAGAGATTCATAAGGCTATTGATAAAGAAGCTCTTGAGCATGGTAATCAGTATGTTACAGATGAACGTGAAAAACCTGTTGAGAAAGAGGAATTAAATTATGATGCATTAATGAATAAGTTCCAGGAGTTAGTTGGTAATTTAATGCAAACTTCTGAAGCTAATGGACCTAAGATTACAAAGATTATTGAGAAATATCTTGGTAAAGGTCGTAAAATTGCGGATGCAACTCCAGAGCAAGTTGAGATGATTAACTTAATTGTAACTGAGATTGAAGATGAATTAATGCATAGCTAAGATATATAATCTTAAAGTCAATCCAAGTTATATCCTTGGATTGACTTTTTTATTGAAAAATGATATAATATTATTATAAATTGGGAGAAAGGAGTAAGAATATTTGGCACATAAAGTAAAATGTATATATTGTCATCAAACGTTTGATAGAGATAAATATTCTTTTGTTCAGGTCTCACCAAGAAGATATGCTCATACTGAGTGTGCAAGTAAAGAGCAAAGTCGATTAAAGCAAGAAGAAGCTGATAAAATAGCTTTAGAAGAATATATCATTAAATTGTTGGGCGATGACTTTATAACTCCAAGAGTTCGAAAACAAATAAATACATACATTGAACAATACCAATATACTTATTCGGGAATTAGAAAAGCTTTAGTTTATTTTTATGAGATAAAAGGTAATTCTACAGAAAAAGCAAATGGCGGCATAGGTATCGTTCCTTATGTTTATAAAGATGCTTTTAATTATTATTATTCCATTTGGGAAGCGAATCAAAAAAATCAAGATAAAGATGTTCAAGAATTTGTTTCAAAAGAAAAAGTTATAAAAATCGAACCCCCAAAAAGGAATTTAAGAAAACGGAGATTATTTGCATTTTTAGACGAGGAGGAAGCTGAAGGTGGCGAGTAAGTATGTCGATGTGACTGCAATAATGCAGGTAATTGGATGTGTTTATAATAATCCTCAGATTTTGGAGTTTGAAGATAAATATACCATTACAGATGAAGATTTCCCAGATGAGTTTCATCGAACTGTATTTGGTGCTATTTATAAAATTTATGAACTTGGAGCAAAAACTATTACGTTAGAGAATTTAGCGGATTTTTTAAGTTCAAGACCAAAATCTGCGGCAATATATAAGAAAAACGATGGTGATAAATGGCTATTAAAAGTAGCTGATGTCGCATCTCAGTTATCTTTTGATTTCTATTATAATAGATTAAAAAAGATGACATTATTAAGAGCGTATGATAATTATGGAGTAGATGTTTCTGATATCTATGACCCAGATAATATCTTAGATATAAAAAAGAAACAGCTTCAAGAAGATTTGTTAGATAATTCTTCTTTAGAGGAAATTGCGGATAGGGTTGACCGCAAGATAAGTGATATTCGTTTAAAATATGTTGATGATACTACTGGAGAAGCTATTCAAGCTGGAAAAGGTGTTTTACAATTAATTCAGAAATTTAAAGACCATCCAGAAGTAGGAGTACCTCTTTATGGAAGATTGGTAAATACAGTTACTCGTGGAGCAAGATTAAAGAAATTTTATTTACGATCTGCGGCAACTGGTATAGGTAAGACTCGTTCAATGATTGCAGATGCTTGTAATATAGCTTGTAATAAGATATATGATGAGTCTTTTGGATGGATTAAGAATGGTACATCTGAACCAACTTTGTTTATTACAACAGAGCAGGAACTTGAAGAAATCCAGACAATGATGTTAGCTTTTCTTTCTAATGTAAATGAAGAGCATATTATTAATGGCGAATATGAAGGCGATGAAGAAGAGCGAGTTATTAAAGCTGGAGAGATTCTTGAAAGTAGCCCACTATATGTAGAAGAATTACCAGATTTTTCATTAAAAGATGTTGAAAATACAATTAAGAAAAATATTCGTGACCATGATGTTAAGTATATTTTTCACGATTATATTCATACCAGTTTGAAAATTTTGGAAGAAATCACAAAAAGAAGTGGTGGAGTTAAACTTCGTGAAGATAATATCTTATTTATGTTATCAAATAAATTAAAAGATATTTGTAATCAATATGGAGTCTTTATTATGTCTGCAACGCAGTTAAATGGAGACTATCAAGAAGCAAAAACTCCTGACCAAAATTTACTTCGTGGTGCAAAATCTATTGCAGATAAGATTGATTATGGTTCAATTTTATTAAGCGTTAAAGAAGAAGATATTGATGCTCTTGATTCAATTCTTTCTTCAAATATTTTTGAAAAGCCTACTATTAAAATGTCTGTTTACAAGAATAGACGTGGTAGATATAAAGGAATTATTATGTGGTGTAAAGCAGATTTAGGAACTTGTAGAATTCAGCCTATGTTCTGTACTACATATGACTATGAACTCATTAACATGGATGATATAAAAATTATTGTAGAGAAAGGTGCTTGGGACGATGATGAAGAGTGAAAAAAATTACAGCAAGAAAAATTATAAGGTAAACAATTTTACAAAGAAGAAAACTAAAAAGAAAGAAAGTAGAGTAGCAAAAGTTGCTCGTCAGTATGTAGCTCCAAAAGAAATCAGAGCTGGTATGCAGTTTGAATATAAAATGCCTATCCCTATGTATGAGGACATTCTTAAAGAGTGTAAAAAAGATGGCGGCGAAGCTCAAGTATATCTTTGTAATTGGGTAAATGAGCAGTTCGGATTACTTGGAACTTGTGTAAGAGTTATCCCAGGTTAATGTTATGGATAAGCGAGAAATAACAATTCTTCGACTTATGGGATCGGATAAATTCGTTGCTGGTAGAAAATTAACTCTGTCAGCAGACGAATATAAAATAACTGGTCCAATGGAAGAACTTAAAGAACAAACTGGAGTAGATTTGACCGCAATAACAGATTTAACATTCTTTTGGCCAGAAAGTGAAAAGTAAATGATTAATTATGATAAGAGTGAAATTAGAGAAGTCTTAGAATTAGAAAATATATTTGAGTTATTGCAGGAGTGGGGAGGAGACCCAGAGTACACTGGCTTTGGAATCCTCTCTTCTACTATATGTCATAATGAACCAGGAGAAGGAAGTCGTAAACTATATTATTATAGTAATTCAGGCTTGTTTAGATGTTATACTGGTTGTGATAGTTATTTTGATATTTTTGAATTAACCAGAAAAGTTGCTAAAATTCAATGGTCAGAAGAATATGACTTAAATGATGCAGTACGTTGGGTTGCAAGAAGATTCGGTATCGCAGGAAAAAATGAAGATGGTTCTGAGTCTGACGATAAAATTGAAGATTGGAAACTTTTAGCGAATTATGAAAAAATAAAAGAAATAGAATTAAGAGAAAATAAAATAGAATTAAAAGAATTTAATACAGATATTTTAACACGATTTAATTATAATGTTCTTATTATGCCTTGGATAAAAGAAGGAATAACTACTGAAGTTATGAAACTTGCTCAGATAGGTTATTATCCAGGAGCAGATCAAATTACCATTCCGCATTTTGATGTTAATGGTAGATTCATTGGTTTAAGAGGTAGAACTTTAATTGCGGATGAAGCTGAAATATATGGTAAATATAGACCTATGCGAGTTAATAAATTATTATATAATCATCCTCTTGGAATGAATCTATATGGTCTAAATTGGAGCAAAAATAATATTAAAACAATGGGAAAAGCTATTGTTTTTGAATCTGAAAAATCTGTATTAATGTATGCAAGTTATTTTGGTTGGGACAATAATATTTCAGTTGCTTGTTGCGGTTCAAGCTTGTCCGCAAGGCAAATTCAATTATTGAAAGACGCTGGGGCAAAAGAAATTATTATTGCTTTTGATAGACAGTTTCAAGAAATTGGAGATAAAGAATTTAAACACTTAACAAGAAATCTTACAAGAATTAATGATAAATATAAGAATGATGTAAATATTAGCTTTATATTTGATAAGAATATGATTACTGGATATAAAGCAAGTCCAATAGACGAAGGATCTGAAAAATTTCTTACATTATTTAAAGAAAGGATTTTATTATGATAGTAGATGAACCTTTTAACCCTAATAAATATCCATTAAGGGATTATGCTGGCTTTAGTATAGAAGTACCTATTCATGGAGATAGATATGGCGCCAGATGTAAATTTTCTCGAGCGCATAGGGAAGTATTAGATATTATTGATGCAAATATGATTAGTTTTACTTTTCAAGATTATTGGGAATTTAATGAATTTGTAGGTATGTTAAATGAAATGAAAAAGTCCCTTGAAGAAAAAGCTGGATATGGAAAAGAAGTTAGTTCAGTAAATAAAATTAACTTTGATAATAAGGGAGTGTGATGAGCAAAATGAAAGGAGGTTGAAATCAACTATGGATTATCAACTTAAAACACCATTGCTCCCAATTAAAAATGAATATACAGTGGTAGAGCGGGTATTTGCAATAAGAGGAGTAGATCCAAAAGACATTCCTCATTATCTTAATACAACTAAAGAAGATATTTTAGACCCTGGTTTAATTATGAATATAGACGAAGGGGTAAGAATGTTAGCGAGACATATTAGCCAGCAGGATAAAATTTATATTCAAGTAGATAGTGACTGTGATGGTTTTACATCTGCGGCATTTCTTATTAATTATTTAAACCGATTATTTCCAGGATACACTCAAACAAAAATTTCATATGGATTACATTCTGGTAAACAGCATGGACTTTATGAAGAGTTTATTCCAGATTTTGTAAATGAAGATTATAAATTAATTATTGCACCAGATTCATCAAGTAATAATTATGAAGTACATAAAAAACTTAAAGAACTTGGAATTGATGTATTGGTTATTGACCACCATGAAGCTGAAAAAGTTTCAGAAGATGCGTGTGTGATAAATAATCAATTATGTGATTATCCAACTAAATCTTTATCTGGTGTAGGTATGGTTTATAAATTTTGTTCTTATTTTGATTTAATTATGGGGACAGATTGGGCAAATTATTATCTTGATTTAGCGGCACTTGGAATCATTGCAGATATGATGGATATTCGAGATTTTGAAACAAGAGAAATTATTAATCTTGGTTTGGCATCTGTTGAAAATCCATTCTTTAAGGAAATGGTAAAAGTGCAAGATTATTCCATTGGTAGGGCAGGAGGGCTATGTCCATTTGCAGTTAGCTTCTATATTGCGCCGCAAATAAATGGAACTATTCGTATGGGTTCTGCAAATGAGAAACTTATGCTTTTTGAGTCTATGTTAGACTTTAAAGCTTATGACCAAATTCCTTCTACTAAAAGAGGATGTAAAGGTCAGTTTGAAACTCGTGTAGAGCAGGCTTGTCGCAATTGTACAAATATTAAACGTAATCAATCTAAAGCTATTGATGCAAGTCTTCAAACAATTGAAGGAATTATAAAGGATAAATCTCTTGAAGAAAATAAAATTATTGCAGTTAAGCTTGCTGCTGGAGCAATAAATAAAAACTTAACTGGACTTATTGCAAACCAGTTAATGGCTAAATATAATCATCCATTTCTTATTCTTATGGAGCATCCACAAGAAGATGGTAGTATTAGTTTAGAAGGTTCTGGTAGAAGTTATGAAACTTCTAATTTTAATGATTTAAGAACATTTATTCGAGATAGCGGTTATGCCAGTCTTGCAGAAGGTCATCCTAATGCATTTGGTGCAGCTATTCCAGAAGATAAGTTTAGTGATTTTATTCAATATTCAAATGAAGCTTTAAAAGAATGTTCATTTACTCCATGTCAGAAGGTTGATTTTATCTGGGATGCAAATGACTTTAAAGCAAATGATATTATTGATTTAGCTGAATTAAACACTATTTGGGGACAAGAGCTTGCGGAACCAATTATCGTAATTAAGAATGTTAAAATAACCAAAGATAATTTATCTTATATGGGAAAAGGTGGCAGATGTCCTTCATTTAAAATTACTTTACCTAATGGAACAAGTTTAATTAAGTTTAGAATTACTGATGAAGAATTTGATTCATTGCTTCCTACTAATGCTACTGGTAGTAAAAATATTACAGTTATAGGAACTTGTGCAATTAATGAATGGAATGGTCGTATAACTCCTCAGATTAAAGTTAGTGATTATGAAATTACAGGAGAGACTAAATATTATTTTTAAAATTATATGGCGTATATAATGTACGCCATATTTTTGTACCCATATGCGAGAATAGCAGGTCTTCCGGCGGTGATGGGTCCTAACAACCGTAATCCAAAACAAAAAGTGGTCTTAGAAATTTTTCACCAAAAATGCCTTATATTGATTTTTTACTTAAAAAATGGTATAATATTTATATAATAAAAAGGGATGGTATATATTATGACAAGAGAAGTTGAAGAGTTAAAAAATAAATTAGATGTAACAGTAATTAATAGAGACCAGTTAAATAAAATTTTACTTGAAAGACTTAATTTTGCTTTTGATAGCTTATATTTTCGATATGCTATGGCTATCAAAGAACTTGGTGAATATAAAGAAAAAGAAGCATTAAAAGAAGGCAGACATTTTTCCCGTAAACATTGGGAAGATGGTCAGTGTATGCATTTTTATGGAGTATTAGAGGAGATATTAGAAGCCCATGCAGAAGACCACCCACTTCGATCCAACAAAAAATAATTCAGTTAGAGTTTTTAAATTAACTAAAAGTGATATATTTTCAATTTCCATGAAAACATATATGAAAAGTTCATATTTATGGAATGGAAATTTTAAGATAATGGGATTTAAAAAAGAGCGAGTATGCTTATATTGGCATTATCATAGAATCCCAACACCATTTAAGCGGCAAATGGTTAGATTAATGTACATGAAAGAGAGTAATGAAATAAATGGTTAGATACGCGGAAAGAGAAAAAAGTTAGGACAAAACTAACGAAAGTATTATTTAAAAATTTTAATAATATATAAGAAATAAAATATATTATTAAAAAGGAGAATTTATGAAATGAAAGTAATTTGTACCGTGTGCGGAAAAGAATTTGAAGCACAAAAATCAACTAAAAAATATTGCAGTAATGAATGTATGAATGCCGCAAGACGAAAAAAATATGCTGAAGCTAAAGCAGCTGGGTTAGATCCTCATAATAAAGGATTACAAGAAAAAGAATGTCCTATATGTGGTAAAAAATTCATTCCTAAAAGTGCTGCAGCTAATCAAAGAATGTGTTGTTATGATTGTATGCCAGAAGGTGTCCAATTAACAAGAGGAGCTTTTTTAGCAAAAATAAAAGAGGCCAGAGGCGGAAAATGCATAAGATGTGGGTATGATAAATGTCTTAAAGCACTTGAATTTCATCATTTAGACCCATCTCAAAAAGATTTTACTATTAGCAACGATCATTTTAAATTAAAAGAAGCCGTTGAAGAAAGTAAAAAATGTATTTTATTATGCTCTAATTGTCATAAAGAATTTCATGCAGGACTTTGGTCTTTAGATGAGTTAAATTTAGAAGAAAAGGAGGAAGTAGAATCTTATGGAGTTAACTAAAAAACAGCTCGAAGGTTTGAAAATTGCCGTAGCCAGATTTCACAGTAATGAAAGATACACTGTGATTGCTGGCTACGCCTAAGGTAGGTACTGGTAAGTCTACCCTTGTAAAATTCATCATTGAGGCTCTTGATGTCGAACCCAGCAAAGTTGCATATGCGGCTTTTACTGGTAAAGCTGCTGAGGTTCTTCGTAAAAAGGGAAATAAAAATGCTTGTACTTTACATAAATTACTTTATGAGCATATTCCAAGACCAGGCGGAGGCTTTTTTAGAAAACCAAAAACTACTATTGAATATAGTATTATTGTAGTAGATGAGATTTCAATGGTTCCAGTAGATATGATGCAGCAGCTTTTTAAGCATAAAGTATATGTTATTTGCTTGGGTGATCCATTCCAGATTCCTCCAATAGAGAAGGATAAAGACAATCATTTACTTGAACATCCACATATCTTTTTGGATGAAATTATGCGGCAAGCCGCAGATTCTGAAATCATTAGACTCAGTATTGACATTCGAGAAATGAAACCCTTAGAATTATTTAAAGGAGAGAATGTTCAGGTAATTGATCAGAATGATTATGAAGCTGGTATGGTTCTTTGGGCTGACCAGATTATTTGTGGAACCAATGCCGCAGTTGAAGAAATTAATACTTATGCAAGAAATTTGTTAGGAAGAGGCCCACTTCCAGAAGATGGAGATAAGATTCTTTGCAGACAAAATTACTGGGATGACATTAGTGATAATCATAACGCTTTAGTTAATGGAACTATTGGTTATCTTAAAAACCCTACAAATAAATTTGTTTATTTCCCATATTGGATTAGAGCTTCAGTTCCATCAGTACAAGCAATTCAGTGTGATATAGAAACTGAGTCAGGTGATTTATATAAAGATTTATACTTAGATAAGACTATGCTCACTCATGGAACAAGATGTCTTGATGATAGAGATATATATAAAATAGGTAAATATCGTGAAAGAGTTGGAGATTTAGTTCCAAAATGTTTTACTTATGGATATGGTATTACTGGACATAAATCTCAAGGTTCCGAATGGGACAAGGTTTTAGTCCTTGAAGAGGCTTATCCAAGAGTAAGATTAGAGCATGCAAGATGGCTTTATACTGCGATAACCAGAGCATCTGAAAAAGTAATTGTAAGGAGAAAATAATATGAATGTAGTTACAATAGATTTTGATATTATTATGGAACCAAGTATTAGTTTTTATAATAATATGGTGGATATTGAAGACCCAATGAAAGATTATGTAGATAAATTTTCATTTCTTACAAATATCCCCGCCAATTTATATATTTATGATTATCTAACTCGCTATATTGTACGTGCGGCAAAGCAAAATCAAGAAATTTATTTTGTGAATAGTCATGATAAAGTAATTGATATTCTTAAAACAATTCCTCATGATGAACAAATTGATTTATATAATATTGACCATCATCATGACTTAGGATATGATATGGAGCCTGCAGACTGGATGCGCCCAATGTTTAAATATGACTTGAGTAATTGGGTTAAATATGCAAGAGATAAGAAGCTGGTTGATACCTTTTATTGGGTTCATAATGAAAATTCTGATCCTTATCCAAGCGAGGCCGCAAGATATGTTACAAAAGATTATATTTTAAAAGACTTCAATTTAGAAGATGACAAAAACGCTCCAGATATTTTAATTATTTGTTCTTCTTTTGAATGGATTCCACCAGTTTATCAGCCATTGTTTTATTCATGGAATACTATCTGTAGTGAAATCACAGGAAAAGAATATCCTTTTGACAGTATTGAAAAAATATGATATTATATTTATATAATTGAGAATAGTATAGATAGAGGAAGATAATAAATGAGCAAAAAGTGGTTTAATTGTCATAACCATACAGAGTATTCAAACTTACGTCTTTTGGATTCAACCAATCACCCAAAAGATTTAATCAATAAAGCAATCGAATTAGGACTTAGTGGTATCTGTATAACTGACCATGAAGCCCTTTGTGCGCACGTTGAAATAAATAAAATTGCGACAGAATTAAGAGAAACAAATCCTGATTTTGTGATTGGATTAGGAAATGAAATTTATTTAACTGATACAAGAAATCATGGTCAGAAATATTATCACTTTATTTTGATTGCTAAAGATGCAATCGGTCATAAAGCATTAAGAGAGTTAAGTTCTACAGCTTGGTATTATTCATATATGGATAGAGGTATGGAAAGAGTTCCAACTTTAAAAGATGAATTAACTGAGATTGTAAAACATTATAAAGGTCATTTAATTGCGACCAGTGCATGTATTGGTGGAGAATTATCTTCATGGTCTTTATTATATGCAGAAGCATTAAAAGTAAATGACCAAAAGATGGCAATGGAATTTCAGAAAAAGATTCAAGATTTTATGAATTTTGTACTTGATTTATTTGGAGATGATTTTTATATTGAATGCGCTCCATCTAATAAAGAAGATCAAATGACTGTAAATTCTCAGTTGTTTAAAATTGCAACTGCATATAATGTTAAGATGGTTGTTGGGACTGACTCTCATTATTTAACAAAAGAAGATAGAATGGTTCATAAAGCATATCTTAATTCAAAAGGTGGAGAACGTGAGGTTGATGACTTTTATGAATTTGCCAGACTTATGGATAGCGATGAAGTAGAAGAATTATTGTCTCCATGTTTTCCAGATGGATATGTAGATGTAATTTTTGAAAACACTTTAGATTTACAGAATAAAATTGAATATTACAGTCTTTTTCATAAGCAGGATATTCCATCTGTAGAAGTTAAAGATTATCCAAAAACAAGAGGATTTAGGCAGTATCCACATTTATCTGCAATGTTAATGGATGATGATATTCAGAATCGTTATTGGGTAAATGAATGTTTAAATCAGCTTGAAAAACTTGAAAAAATTAATGATAGACGTTATCTTGATGAACTTGAAGAAGAAGCACGAGTTAAAAGTATCATTAGTGAAAAACTTGAAACAAATATGTTCCGTTATCCAAATACACTTCAGCATTATATTGATATGATTTGGGATTGCGGTTCAATGGTAGGTGCTGGTCGTGGTTCCAGTTGCGCCGCACTTAATCATTATCTTATGGGTATTACTCAGTTGGATCCAATCGAGTGGGACTTACCTTTTTTCCGTTATCTTAATGAAGAGAGAATCGAACTTGGTGATATTGATATTGATATATGTCCATCTAAACGTCCAGAAATTCTTCGTAAAATTAAAGAAGAGCGTGGAAAGATGTTTTATGATAGTGTCATGGAATGGGCAAAGAAAAACCTTGGATGTACTCTTGTAGCAACTTTTGGTACAGAAGGAACTAAATCTGCAATTCAAACGGCTTGTAGAGGTTATAGAAGCGAGGATTATCCAGAAGGAATTGATGTTGATGAAGCTCAGTATATGAGTTCATTAATTCCAGAAGAAAGAGGATTTTTATGGACAATTAAAGAAGTTGTTTATGGAAATCCAGAAAAAGGTCGTAAGCCTGTTAAGACATTTGTTAATGAAGTAAATAAGTATCCAGGTTTATTGGATATTATTGTAGCTATTGAAGGTCTTGTAAACCATAGAGGTTCTCATGCATCTGGTGTAATTTTATTTGGAGATGACCCATTTGAGCATAGTGCTTTTATGAAAACTCCAAAAGGTGAGATTACTACTCAGTTTGATTTACATGATGCAGAGTATATGGGATTAACAAAATATGATTTCCTTGTAACTGAAGTCCAGGATAAATTGGTTCAAACTATTCAGCTACTCCAAGAGGATAATGAAATTGAACCAGATTTGAGTTTGCGGGAAGTCTATGATAAATATTTTCATCCTAATGTTTTACCTTTAAATGATCAGAGGATTTGGGATGCATTAGGTAAAGTATCTGTTATTAATACTTTTCAGTTTGATTCTCAGGTTGGTGCGCAGGTTGCAAAGAAATTAAAACCTCAGAATGTATTGGAGATGGCGGATGCGAATGGTCTAATGAGACTTATGGGCGAAGATGGAGAAGAGCGCCCGATGGATAAATATTATCGTTTTAAGCAGAACATTCAATTATGGTATGATGAAATGACAAAATTTGGTCTTACCAAAGAAGAGCAGAAAACTCTTGAACCTTACTTTAAGAGCTCTTATGGAGTTCCACCTTCACAGGAACAGTTAATGAGAATGTTGATGGATGATAAGATTTGTCACTTCAGTCTTGGAGAAGCAAATGCGGCTCGTAAGATTGTTGGTAAAAAGCAAATGAATAAAATTCCAGCTTTACATGAAAAAGTATTGGCACAGGCGGCAAGTGAAAAGCTTGGACAGTATGTATGGAAATGTGGAGTTGGCCCGCAGATGGGTTATTCTTTTAGTGTTATTCATGCACTTGCTTATAGTTTCATTGGTGTTCAAACATTATATATTGCAACAAATTGGAATCCTATTTATTGGGATTGCGCATGTTTAATTGTAAATAGTGGTTCACTTGAAGATAATAGTAACTTAGAGATTGAAGAGGATGATGAATCTGAATCTATCTCTATAAAGAAAACAGCTTCAACTGATTATGGAAAGATTGCAAAGGCAATGGGTGAAATTATATCAGCTGGAATTAAAATGAGTCTTGTTGATATAAATAATTCAGATTATGGATTTAAGCCTGACGCTAAAAATAATCAGATTCTTTATGGAATGAAAGGTTTGTTGAATGTCAGTGATGCAGTAATTGATGATATTATTAAAAATAGACCTTATATTTCACCTAAAGACTTTTTATTAAAAGTACGTCCAAATAAACAAGCGATGATTTCACTTATTAAAGGTGGAGCATTTGATACAATGATTGACCGTAAGATTTGTATGGGTTGGTATATTTGGGAAACTTGTGATAAAAAGAAACGAATTACATTACAAAATATGGGAGGTTTGATTAAATATAATCTTCTTCCAGAGAAAAATGAACAACAGATTATGGCGAGAAGGGTTTATGAATTTAATCGTTATTTAAAATCTGTTTGTAAAATTAAAGGTGATACAACTAATTATCATATAGATGATAGAGCAATGAACTTTTTGATTGAAATGGAACATGATGATTTATTAGAGGGTTATTCCTTAAATATGAAAGCATGGGATAAAGTATATCAAAAATGGATGGATATATTTAGAGAGTGGATTGCGGAAGAAAAAGAACAAATTCTTCAAAACTTAAATGAAAAAATCTTTAAAGACGATTGGGATAAATATGCTCAAGGAACTTTATCAGCTTGGGAAATGCAGGCGTTATGTTTCTATTACCATGAACATGAATTATCTCATGTTGATACTCAAAGATATGGTTTTGTTGATTTTGATAAACTGCCGCAAGAGCCTATCATAGAAAGAACATTTACAAAAGGTGCAAAGCAAATTAATATATTCAAATTGAATAAAATTTGCGGAACCTGTATTGCTAAAAATAAAACTAAAAGTACAGTAACTATATTGACAACTTCTGGAGTAGTTAATGTTAAATTTAGAAAAGAATATTTCTCATTATTTGATAAACAGATTTCTGAAAAACAAGCAGATGGAACTAAAAAAGTTCGAGAAAAATCTTGGTTTAATCGAGGAAATATGATTATAGTAATGGGCATTAGGTCAGGAGATGATTTCCTTTCTAAGAAATATGCTTCTTCTAATGGACATCAATTATATAAAATTGATAAAATTAATGAAGATGGAAGTTTGGAAATTAGAAGTGATAGATACCAAGGAGAAGATGTTTTTTAACATCTTCTCTAATATATCAATAAAAAGGAGAATAAAAATATGAGTCAAGTAGTAAAAAGAGTTTGTGATTTATGCGGACATGAAATTACAGAGAATTTAGATACTGGTAATATTAATTTTAATTATGCAAATTCTATGGGCTATATGTGTAGTCATAATATGGACATTTGTAAAGAGTGCGCTCCAAAGATTGTTCCCGCTCTTCATAAAACCTTAACAGATTTGTTTAAATTAAAAGAAAATGATAATGAGGTTTCTGATTTAAGTACATTCTTCCAGAGAGAAAGTATTATGCAGGAAGAAATGAGAAAATATCAGGAAGAGATAGATAAAGCAAATAAACCAGGCGGCAGCACTAACGCAGGAGAGTCAACAGGTAAAGAGGAAGAAGCAAGCGTATGATAGGTTCTTATAAAATTCTTGCCATTATTGGAGAAGCTGGTAGCGGAAAAGATACTCTTATGCAAGAGGTTTTAAAAGTTAATCATAATCTCCATGAGATAGTTAGTTTTACAACAAGACCTCCAAGAGAAGGAGAAAAAGACGGAATTAATTATCATTTTATTTCTGGTGAAGAATTTGCAGAAAAGCTTCTGGCAGGTGAAATGCTGGAAGCTGCCTGCTTTAATGACTGGTTTTATGGAACTGGTTTTGGCTCATTACGTTCTGATTGTGTTAATATCGGAGTTTTTAATCCAGAAGGAATTGATAGTTTAATGGCTCATAAAAATATTGAGCTTGTAGTATATTATGTAACTGCTAAAGATAAGACTCGATTATTGCGGCAGTTGAATAGAGAAGAAAATCCAAATGTTGATGAAATTATTAGAAGATATAAGACTGACAAAGAAGATTTTGCTGATTTAGATTTTCATTATAATGAAATAGTAAATGAAAATAGAAAAGATATGGACTTCAATGTGAAAGTTGTATCTGCCGCGGCACAGCGGTTGGAGAACAGGATTGGATAATTTATCTATCACAAAAACCATATATAGTGTTAAGACTTAAAAAATTTTACTAAATATAGATGGAGGGATACAATATGTTAGAAGTCCAAAAACGAAATGGTGATATTGTCCCATTTGATAAAGAAAAAATTATTGATGCAGTAAATAGAGCAATGATTGAAGTAGATAAAATCCTTTATGAGACAGATACTTCAGAAGATATTGCTACTGAAATTGAAGAAATGGCTAAACGCTCTAAGACAACAATTTCTGTAGAAACTATTCAGGATTGTGTGGAAGATTTATTAATGCAATCTGAAAGAAGAGATGTTGCAAGAGCATATATTCGTTATAGATATAAACAAGAAGCAAAGAGAGAGCATGAGGCAGTTTTTGTTAAAACTTATAGTGAAAAATTGGAAGCCCGCAACGTTCAAAATCAAAATGCCAATGTAGATGAACATTCTTTTGGCGGACGTATGGGTGAAGCAAGTTCAGTTATGACAAAAAAATATGCTTTAGATTATATTGTATCTAAAATGTCAAGAGATAATCATTTAAACAATGAGATTTATATTCATGACTTAGATAGTTATGCTGTTGGAATGCACAATTGTTTGTCATTGCCTATAGATGATTTACTTAGAGATGGTTTTAATACTCGTCAGACTGATGTTCGTCCTGCACAATCTGTTAATACAGCTTTTCAGCTTTTGGCAGTATTATTTCAGTTACAATCATTACAACAGTTTGGAGGGGTATCTGCTACTCACTTAGACTGGAGCATGGTTCCTTATGTTCGTAAAAGTTTTTATAAACATTTCTTAGAAGGTATTAAGTATTGTCAAAAAGGTCAAATGCTTGGATTAGCTGGAATCTATGAAGATTTTGATTTATCTAATGCAAAAGAAATATGGATTAAGGCTGATGCTTCTATTAATGATAACGTATTTGTTAGAAATGAAGTAGCTTATAAATATGCTATAGATATGACAACAAAAGAAACTTATCAAGCCGTAGAAGGAATGTATCACAATCTTAATACATTACAATCTCGAAGTGGAAACCAATTACCTTTTACTTCTATTAATTATGGTACATGTACTTTACCAGAAGGAAGATTAGTAATAGAAGCTCTATTAAACGTATCTATCAAAGGTATTGGAAAGCTTCATAAAACTTCTATTTTTCCTTGCGGAATTTTTCAATGTATGAAAGGAGTTAATCGTGAAGAAGGAGACCCAAATTACGATTTGTTTAAACTCGCATTACGTTCAACCGCCACAAGATTGTACCCAAATTATGCTAATGTCGACTGGTCTGGAAACGCAGGATATGACATCAACGACCCTCGTACCTACTTCTCTACGATGGGATGCAGAACTGCCAATGGGTACGATATTAACGGTTTCGGTCAGTTAAAAGATGGTCGTGGAAATATTTGTCCTGTAACAATTATTTTACCTACTTTAGCGATGGAAGCTAAACAGAACCTTATGTCCCAATATGCTTTAACTGGCGAAGATGCAAAAGAAGCTTTTGCAATTGAGTATTTTATGACTCTTTTAGATGAAAAAATTCATCAGGCAAAAGATATGTTAATTGAACGCTTTGATTGGATTTGTTCTCAGGATGCTTCTGCCGCAACCTTCATGTATGAAAACGGTACAATGAAAGGATATATTCCAGAAGAAGGAATAAGAAGTGCATTGAAGCATGGAACTTTAGCAGTAGGTCAGTTAGGACTTGCTGAGACTCTTCAAATTCTTATTGGTACAGATCATACCACTCCAGAAGGAATGAAATTGGCTAAAAGAATTGAACAGTTATTTAAAGATAGATGTGCGGAATTTAAAGAAGAATATAAGCTTAATTTTGGTGTTTACTACACGCCGGCCGAAAACCTTTGCTATAAAGCTTTAAAAAACTTCAGAGCAAAATATGGAGTAATTGAAAATGTAAGTGATAAAGAATTCTTTACTAATTCAATTCACGTTCCAGTATGGAAAGAAATGTCTCCATTTGAAAAAATTGATATTGAATCTCAATTAACTGGTTATTCATCTGCGGGATGTATTACTTATGTTGAATTAGATTCTGGTATTAAAAATAATCTTGAGGCATTAGAGCAAATTGTAAATTATGCTATGGATAAAGACATTCCATATTTTGCGGTCAATGTACCGAATGACACATGCCTTGAGTGCGGTTACACAGATGAATTTAATGATAGATGTCCTATTTGCGGAAGCACTCATATCCAACAACTTAGAAGAGTTACTGGATATTTAACAGGAAATTATAAAACTGCTTTTAATCTTGGTAAGCAAGATGAAGTTGAACATCGTGTTAAACATGGAGGAAAAAGAGAATGGGCGCAGATAAAACCTGGCACGACAAAGAAGAATACTTAAAACAAGCAGAGGAATGTAGATATTGTAGAGAATTAGATGCAGATGATACTTTATATATGGCAAACGACTGGGATGGTGGAATAGGATTTGAATATATCAGACATATTAAATACTGCCCTATCTGCGGCCGCAAGCTTTTTGATTGGGAGGAATAATTATAATGCGTTATGCAGGAATTATTAAAAATGATTTTTCTGCCGCTCCTGGAACAAGTGTAACTTTTTTTACACAAGGTTGCCCTCACAGATGTGAGGGTTGCCACAATCCAGAGACTTGGGATTTTGAAGGCGGAGAAGAAGTTACTCATGATACTATTTTAGAGGTTATTGAAGCTATTACCGCTAATGGATTACATCGTAATTTATGTATTATGGGAGGAGAACCTCTTTGTCCAGAAAATCAATTTTTAACTAATTTAATTATTAATTCTGTTAAAGAAAAACTTCCTGACACCAAAATTTATTTATGGACAGGATATTGTTTAGAAGATTTAGATATGAATAATAATAGAGTTAAATCAATACTTGAACAAGTGGATTGCCTTATTGATGGTCCTTATGATAAAACAAAAAGAGATGTTTCTTTATTTATGAGAGGTTCATCTAATCAACGAATTTTATATAAGGGAATTGATTATTGATTTTCTAAAAAAAATATGATATTATATATTTATAAATAATAAGGAGATTAAAAATGGAAGTTATTAAGATTAAAGATAATATAGAATTAGATGGAATTAAAGAACCAGCAGATGGTCAAATTGTATATAATGAAATAGATGAAAATTATTTTATCTATAAAAATGAAAAATGGTTTCCATTAGAAGCCCAAATGACTTCTCAGGGACTTGAACTTAATTTATATGAATTAAATCGAAGTATTATTGAGCAGCTTCCAGACTATGAAGATTCTCAGTGGGAAGGTGCCGAAAAGATTTTTGGCGATTGGTTAATGGAGCAGTCTTCTACGTATTATATGCTTTATGGTAGAGAGATTAATTACTTTACAATCTTTAAGAAAGGAAATATCGGAGAATCAGATTTTGCAACATTCTGGGATGGACTTAAAGAATGCTTAACTGCGCTTGGTGCAGTTCGTTCTATCAATGTTAGTAAATTAGAGGATGGTAGTGCTTCTTCTATTGAAATCTGGATTAAATATAATGATGTAGTTACTTGCATGTATTTATTTAATTACGATGAAGGTATTGTGACTTATGAACAGTAATGAGATTGTATGTTTTATTGATATATTTTCTATTTACCAAAAAGTTCAATATAGCGATGGTCAAGAAGAACAAATTTCTTTAGCAAACTTACCTGGTTTTTTGCCGCAAGTTTGTTCCGCAGAAAGTATCAATAAAATTCATTTATATGGCGATACTGCTTTTTGCAATGGTGTTGCTGATAAAATTAGAGCAAGTGAAATTACAACATATGGAGAAAATAATTTAGAAATCGAGGTAAATTAATTTATGAATAAATATTTAATTAACAACACATTAGTATTTAGAGTTCCAACAGTAGAAGATGCTTTAGCTTTAAGAGATGAACTTTCTGAAAATCTTTATGGAGAATTAACAAACTTTAGTTATACAACTAAGTACATTAAAGCTAAAGGTGAGATTATTGAAGAGTATCAGCTTGTAAAAGCTAAAATTGAATTTACTCCAGAAAAAGATCCAGAGCAGCATATTAATGTTACTTATGAGGAGGGAATCTAATTTGGCTAAATTTGAGTTAATTAAAAAATTTCAAGGCGAAAATGATTTACTTCCTAAAAGAAAAACTGTAGAATCTGCTGGATATGATTTTATTGTAGCAGAAGATACAGTAATTCTTCCATATCATTATCATTTTTCAAATATGTCACAAGGTGTTTTTGAAAAACTTATATCTAAAAAACTTGATGAAAAATATCTTGAAAGACCTATGACACTTGATGAAGTTGCTGCTATTACTAAAGAAACTTTATCAAAGCCTACTTTAGTTCCAACAGGAGTTAAAGTTAAACTTGACCCTGGTACATACTTAGAACTTTCAGTTCGTAGCTCTTGTCCACTTAAATATTGGTTAGTAATGGCCAATAGTGTTGGAATTATAGATGGCGATTATTATAATAATCCAGATAATGAGGGACATATCTTTTTTCAGATGATTAATTTTTCCCCAGTTCCTATTATCTTAAAGAAAGGTGACTGTATTGGTCAAGGTATTATTAAACCTTATTTAAAAACTGAGGATGATAATACAGTTGATTTGCGGGAAGGCGGTTTTGGTTCTACAGATGCGGCAAGTCAGCCAGTACTGCAAGAAGCTTAATGAGCCGATTACTCGCATTAGACCAAGCAAGTAGAATTTCAGGTTGGGCCTTCTTTAATGAAGGTCAACTTGAAGCTCATGGTAAATTTAATGCTACTCAAGAAGACATTGGGGAAAGACTTTTTTTTATTAAAAATGAAGTAAATAAACTTATTGAAGAATTTAATATTAATGAAGTAGCTTTTGAAGATATTCAACTTCAAGGAAATGTTACTAATAATGTTCAAACTTTTAAGGTTTTGGCAGAAGTGTTCGGAGTTATTTATGAATTAGTAACAGAATTAAAGATACCAAATAGTGCAACTTTGGCAAGTGTATGGAAGTCTGCATTAAACATAAAAGGGCGTACTCGTCCTGAGCAGAAAAGAAATGCTCAACAATATGTTCTTGATACATATGGAATAAAAGCTACTCAAGATGAATGCGATGCAATTTGTATTGGGACATATATTGTTAATGAAAAAGCAAGAGAAAAGATACATGACTGGTCTGATTAAAGAAAGTATTTTCTCTTTTTTTTCATTTCTTAAAAAGGAGAGAGAAAAATATGTACACTTTAATTATAAATAATGGCGAATTACAATGCCATATTAAAAGCTTTACAGAAGGCTTAGAATTAAAAGAATTACCAGATAATTCTGGTAAGAAAGAAACTACAGCGGCTTTATATATTACTACTTATATTTCCGCAGAAAATGGCGAAAATATAAATACTTTTGATAATATCAGTTTAGTAGATTTTCTTCCATATTTTAGAGTTGAGAATTCTATTAAGAATATAACTATTAAAGATGGAGATAAAGTTGTTTTTGAAACTACTAAATATACATCTATCTCAAATGCAAAAGGAGATTATGATCAGACCGCAGCAACACCAGAATATTATATAGATATTTCTTTTCAAACAAATCCAAGACTTTAAAGAGAGGTGATTGAATGGCAAGAATAGTATATACAGGTCAGCCAATTCAAGCCTCTACTATTAATGATTATTATAATAGATTGGATGCTATTAGAACTTGGAATGGTAGATACTCTGCTATTTCTAATCGAGGAAGCGTTGGTGGTGGCGTCAGAATCACCAGCGCTCAAATTATGAATGAAATTTTTAAAAGTGTTGTAGATACAAAAAATACTGTTTCATTTGTAAATGGTGTTTCAATCTTAGTTCCTGTTGGAGTTACCCAAGGTAGTTCAGCAATTGGAAAAAAATCTATGGCTCAAATTGAAAAAAGTATTGGAATGATGGAGCAAGCTTGTCGAGAACACTTTTCAAGCAATCGTGGAGGTTTTAATAGTTCTGATCATGGCGCCTTTGGTAGTTTTAGTGCTAATAGATCTGGACATAACGGCGTACATAGAACTTCTAATAATACCAGTTTTAATGTAATTGGTAATAATTCTAATAGAAGTGGTTATAATGGTGGTCATAGAAGTGGTTATTTTGCTTCTAATAGAAGTAGTAATAATAAATCTAACAGGAACGGGTATAATAACGCTTTTAGAAGCGGACATCATCATACTTTTAATAGTGGATTTTTTAGTACCAAATGGGCAAGTAATAATGGTTCAGATTTTAATTCTTTTGGAAATAATAGTGCTAATTTCTCAAATGTTCATAATGGTAATCATAGCGGATTCCAGACTGGAAAATATCATCATCATTACTCTTATTGGGTATTTAACTGGGCCAGTAGTGGAAGTAAAGACGTTCAGTTATCAGGTAATGCTATTAGAAGAGGTAACTTCCAAGGTCATAATGCTTCTAAATATTCTGGAAATGGAAAAAATAGCACTAATAGAACTACTGTTAATAATGCTAAAAGAAGTTCTTTCCATAAAGGTGGATATACTGCAAATAATGATACTAAATTTACAGGACATACAACTGGTTGTTCTGGAAATAATGCTTCTAATTTTTCCAGTGTTGGTACTAAATGTGTAGGAAATGATGCTTCTAATTATTCTGGAAATGCTACTGGATATACAGGTTTCTTTACTTCCAATTGTCCAAGTAATTTTGATGCTAATGATTCCAGTGTAAATACTTGTCCAAGCAATTTCGCTGGAGTAAATAGTAGTCATTTTAATTCTGTTAATACTGGTAACTTCAGTAATGTTGATAAACGATGCTTTGTAGTTCATAGTAGTTATACTGTAGAAGGCGTTGATTTTTAAATATATTTTAAAAGAGTAAAAGGAGTTATTAATGATAGAAAATAATGAGAAAATTTACTTTACAAATATAACTTTATTTACTACTGCTTTATGTAATCTTAATTGCGGATATTGTTATATTTGTAAAGATGCTACTGGATGTTTAAAACAAATAGATGATGATTTGGCTAAAGATTTTGAAGATGGAAGCCAAATTAAACAGGTTTATGATGTTGATCCAGAAGCAGATAAACATATTAAACATATTACTTTATGGGGAGGAGAGCCTTTTCTTCATATAGAACGTTTTATAGACCATTTTGAAGAATATATAGAAGCTTTTCCAAACTTTAATGAATTAGATACTTCAACAAATTTTACTCTTCCAAACCAAGTTGAATCTTTAAAAAGATTGTTTGATACAATTATTAAGCATTATCATGGTAATCAAAAATTTCATTTCGATCTTCAGGTCTCAATTGATGGGCCTGAAGAGATGAATGATTTAGGAAGAGGTAAAGGAGTTACTCAAAGATTCTTAAAGAATTTTAGAGATTTATGCGAATTAGAATTTGACGATTCTAAAATTGATTTATATGTTCATACTAAACCAACTTTTTCAAAGCCTACATTTCATTTTGTAGATACACCAGAAAAAGCATATGAATGGTTTGAATTTTTCGATAGAGAAATGTATCAGCCTTATAAGAATAGAAAAACTCGCAAGTGGTGTTTCTTACCATGTCTTTTCAATTATGCAACTCCAGCAGAATGGACAAAAGATGATGGACTTGAAGTAGCAAAGATTTATCGCTCAATTCAAGAAGTAACTCCAAAAATAAAACAGTTAGATGGATGGATTCCAAATTATGAAACATATATTCCAAGTGTAGAGTTCTTATTAGGCAGATTACGAGACGATAATTCATTTAATAAGAAAAAATGTTTGGATTGTTCAAAACCATTCTGCGGCGGAGGATGTGGTTCATTTTCTCATGTAGTAGTTCCTATTCATGATGGAAAATATACTATGTGTCATAGAGGTATGTTTGATGATTATGTAGATTATCATAATAACATGAAAGACCATACTGATATGAATGGACTTGCCGCAAAATATGTTCAAACAAATAATGAGTCTGCTTGGATTTACGATAAAGATCAGTTCTTAAATCTTAAAAAGACTTTTGATAATCTTATCTTATATCCTCATCAAATCTTTTATACAGATTATGTTAAGTTTGTATATGAATATGCAAAAGCAGGTATCATTGATGAAAAATGGACTGATATGAGCAAAATTGATAAAACGATTGCTATTTTTGTTGATAAATCATGTTGTTTACAAGATTCATATATTATTACTGGCTCTTGGATAACATCAAATCCATTAGAAATTCCATTATGGTATAATGGAGCTATGGATGTAGTTGAAGAAGAAATTGACAGAATAATGGCGGAAAGAGGTATTGTATGACATTTCAAGAACAGCAAGATTTACTTTTAAAAAATTATTTATTCAGATATGATAAAGATGAAAATTCTGTTGAATTTATTATTACATCTATCTGTAATCAAAAATGTGAGTATTGTTATTTATATAGATATGGCAATGAAATGTATCCTCCAGAAGCCAATAAGAAAGAAAACATCCTTAGAAACTTAGCACTATTATTAGATTGGCTTGATGAAAATGATTATCAATATACAACTTTTGATATTTTTTCAGGTGAGTTTTTTCAAATTCCTTATTGGGAAGAGATTTTAAATGTTTTTTATGAGCATCAAATAAATACTCCTAATGTTCCAAGAAGAGATTTTGTTATTCCCACAAATATGTCTTTCCTTATGGAGGATGAAAAGACCGCAAGAGTTGAATATTGGATGAAGAGAGTCAGAGATGATGTAAAACATTTCAATGGCTTTTGGCTAAGTGCTTCAGTAGATGGACCAACAGAGTTGGAATCTGTTGAAAGAGGACTTAGAAATGGTCAGACCAAACAAGATGAATTTTATGATAAATTCTTCAAATTTATTGCGAAGTATTCTCTTTCTTGTCATCCTATGATTACAAGAGAATTTGTAAAGAATTATAAACGTAATTATGATTGGTGGATTGATAATATTATTAAATATAATGTTATCTTTAAGAAAGAGAACGGATGTGAAGTATATTCAATCCCAATGATGTTAGAGGTTAGAAACGCAGAGCAGTGGGATGAAGAGTCTTTAAAAGATTATAGAGATTTTCTTTTTTATGTAGCAGAAAAAGACTTAAATACGCTTCATAATGGAGATTTAACAGATTTTGCATATCATATGGCAGATAACTTCTCTGATGGAATGATGAATATTGGAAGATATAATCATGTACAACCATATGCTTTAGCTCTTCCAGAAATACAACATAAATTGCCATGTTCAATTCAAGGCGGTTCAATTTTTAGAGTCGGAGATTTAGCAGTTGTACCTTGTCATAGAACTTGTTATCCTGATAAAGTTTATGGTTTTCTTGAATTAAATGAAGATAAAACTAAGATTGTTGGAGTTCATGGAGAAAATCCTATGCTTGCATATAAAATTAAGACTCTTAATCAAAATCGTTCTTTTATGAAATGTGCTGGCTGTCCTATTAAAAGCTTCTGTATGAAAGGTTGTTTAGGAGCGCAATATGAAGATAGAAAAGAACTTTTCTGCGCTATTGATGAAGTATGTGAAATGTTTAAAACTAAATATCGTACTGTTAATGATATAGCTGAAAAATATGGCATTTATGATATTATTCTAAATGATTTGAAAATTCCAAAAGAAAGAAGGGAGTTTATAAAATATGCAAGAGATATTATCAACAGATACCTATATGACTGATGAAGTTTCTATTTTTGATTTAACTCAAGATATTATGTTTAAGAAACAATTTGCACTAATAGATGAGTTAGATTTCAGATTAGGCAAAATGAATACAGCTGATGATGTAATTGAACCAGCCAGATTAAAAATTTATTATATCTATTATTTTATGCTTGATAATAAAGAAAAAGAGTATTTTACTCATATTAAAAACTTTATTATTTTGTCTAATAATGATTTAATTAAACGAATTAAAAATACTACTGTTGAAGGCTTCTTTGATGAAGATGAGAATACGATTGAAGAAATGTGTCTAAATAAGTTGTTTTTAGTTCTATTAAAAGAATATGCTCCAGAGCTAAAATATACAGATTATAAAGATGATGTTTTATCTAATATGAATAAGTATATTTATCTTTTAAATGCAACTTACTTTGATGACTTCAGTTTATTTCAAGATAATGTTTTATATGGAATTTGCATTGGAAATTCTATAGTTGATTATAAAAAGTTTTTAACGGCTGCAGAATGGGACAGATTCCAATATAGTCTTTATCATTTGTTTTATAGTATTCAAGAATTTCAACCAGACAATGAAATATTAGATATTGAAAAAAATATTGAGAATAAGGTAGATCTTCTTTATGTAAAATAATAAGGAAGTAAAGAGTAAAAGGAGTATAGTAAATGATTTTTATATTGCCATCTATTTATTATAATTTTGAAGATAATATTAATATTTTGGATATGTATAGCAATACAGTAAAAATCAAAGGTATCGAAGGCAATTTCCCATCTAACATTATGTGCGGTGGGATTAATGCCTTAGACACCAGATATTTTGCACTGTATGATGATATTAAAGGTTGTGTAAATGGTTATTCAATACCATCTAAAATGTTATTTGTTGATTGCGGCAACCTCTTCCTTAATGAAAAAGAATATTTGAATCGTTTTGATAAAATATTATTTGAAGAGTGGGAAAATGATAGTTCTACATATTATGAAATTGCGGACTTTAATTTAATTGATTATGTAGTAAAACGTTATCCCAATATTCAAATTGTATTACATCAAAATGCTTTATTGAAATATAACTTAAAAGAAATTCAAGATAAGATTGATAGTTGTAAAAATATTAAATATATAATCTTACCAAGACGTTATGCTCATTTAAAAGTAAAAGGCGTACAGAAGATTTATTTAATGAGTTTTATGAAATGTAGAGATTGCGTAAATTATTGTGATTGTTTATTTGAAGAATCTCATTATATACTTGAATATAGCGGTCATTCTACTTTTAGAAATTGTACTAAAAGATTTTATAAAGATGATAATGAATTCTTTGAAGAGTATAAAAATATTCCAAAAGACTTTTCATATGTTTTATTTGATGACATTATTCCAGAAGATGCAAATGAAAGCTATACATTAATGATTAATTTATTTGAGAGAGGGCTTAAAAATGATTTATTATAATTTATCCGGATTTTACGAACATTTTACTTTAAATAAATTTATTTTGGAATTACGTGATACGAATCCTGAATACTTTAGAGATGGAATTAAAATTGGAACATTCTTTGGTAACTTTCCATTTTGTACTTGGGACGGCGGCAGAAACTTTCCATTTTATCGCCAAGTCACTAAAGAAGAGATTGAAAAAATTAGAGACTTTTATAAGTTCTATAATATCCCTATGAGATTAATTTTTACCAATTCCGCAATCGAAGAAGAAGATATATATGATCCATTTTGTAATCTTCAAATGAAATTGCTTGAAGATGGTAATAATGAAGTTGTTGTAAACTCTCCTCTTTTGGAGCAGTATTTAAGAGAAACCTATCCAGATTTTAAATATATTAGTTCTACAACTAAATGTTTAAATAAAGAAAAATTCCTTAAAGAACTTCAAAACCCAGATTATTATCAAGTTTGTTTGGATTATAATTTGAATAAAGATATGGATATGCTTGAGAATATTCCTCAAGAGTTACGAGGTAAATGTGAGTTTTTATCAAATGCAATTTGTCATAGTCATTGTCCTGTTAGAAAATTACATTATCTCGATACGAGTAAAACTAACTTGACATATGGTAAACATAAATACAGTATTACTACAAAATGTCAAATTGAAGGGGGTATCAATGATCCTAATACTCTTGGAAAACAAAATAATTTAACTTGGGAAGATATTCAAAAGTACAATAGTATGGGATATAAATACTTTAAATTTGAAGGAAGAACATTACCGAGTGCAGATATTTTTTCTAATTATTTATATTATTTATTTAAACCAGAATATATTCCGGTTATTGTAAGTAAAGCTTCATATGTGCCAGGAATATTTTTTAACAATCCAAATTCTCAGTTCTACTTAGAGATGGTAAAAAGAACTGATGCTTCATTGGAAGCTGATACTGGTGTATATGCAAATGAATGTGTAATGAGTTGGCCATTCTAATAGAATTAACCCTTCTTGTTTTTTAAAATCTGTAGAGAGAAAGTTTAAAAATGAGGAGGGTTTTTAACTATGCTGGAAACAATTGGATCAATTGTCTTAAAGTATTGGGTTGAACTTATTTTAGGTTTAATTGTAACTGGCGGCGGTTTTGTAATAAAGCGTTATTTAAGACTTGAAAAAAAAGAGCGCCAAAGAGAGCAAAAAGAATATTTTGATAAAATGCTTGAGAAGATTCAAACTGAAAATCAACACGTATTAAAATCTTTAGAAAAAGAACATGATAAAATGAATCAAAAATCTGAAGATAAATATAATGAAATTAATACCAAAGTTGATGAAGCTTTAGAAGCGGGTAGAGAAGAATCTAAATCTGATGATGCGGTTCTTGAAGAAGAAATTTCAGCATTGGAAAAAAATATTACAGCTTTGACCGCTGGCGTTTTATCAATGCAAGGAAAAGAGTTTAGAAATAATTGTAGAAAACTTTTAGCTGAAGATCATGTTATTACTCTTGATGAATGGGAAGAATTAGATAAAGACCATATAGCTTATAATGGGTTAGGTGGTAATCATAAAGGCGACCATTTATTTTCATTAGTAAAAAAGAAAGTCGAAGCTGGCTTTGCAGAAGACCAACGTCCAAAAGAAGAATAAAAAAGAGGGGATAGAATTTAATTCTATCCCCTATTATTTTTTATCTTAGAAAAAATCTTATTGGTTATGTCAATTACCTCTTGTCCATAAGTAGCGAGCAAATCAGCTAATAGCTCTTCTTGGTCATAGGTTAATTGAATATCATAACTAAACATTGCGGCGTGTGTTATTTCATGGCATAAAACTTTTTTAATTTTTTCGAGAGAAAGTTTATTATTAATATAGATTTTCTTTGTATCATCAACGCAAGCTCCAAGAGTATAAGAGCCATCTTTCTTTTTAAGCATTGGGTGATATGGGGATACAAAGACGACTCGCCAATTATCCCCATTAATTTTAAACATTTATTTTAGTTGCTAATAAAGCAATTTTCTTTTGAAGTAACTGTTTTTCCTCTTGGCTTGCGCCTTCAATCATTTCAAGAATATCTGCATTAAGTTCTTGCATATATTCTTCAAGTTCTTTTAATTTTTTAGCTTGATCATGATGAAGTTCTTTGGATTCCATATACATACGTCTGCGTTCAGGACTTTATTTAATCCCAAGCATTTGCTTAAAGGCATTAAATTCTTTATCAAAATCTTTACCATTTTGACTACATATATTTCGAGCGATTTGTTCAATATCTGCACTTCTATTCTGCTTTGCTAAAGACAATAGATTAGCTCCCATTGGAGTATTTTGCATTTGTTGCTCTAACATATTCATCACTAATTGCTGAGGATTCTGGCCTCCTTTAATCATTTGAATTAATTGCATCGGGTTCATATTCATTGGCATAAGAATTCCTCCTAAAACTTAATATCTTCTTTTTTGACTGGTTGCGGTGAAGGAACTGAAGGAGTAGTCTTTTGCGGCGCTTGCTCCGGTACCTGACCCGCAAATATAGCTCTTATTTTTTCCATTTGTTCATTAAATTCATCTCTGGTTATATAATCTGTCATTTGTGGTTGTGTGGTTGGCTGTTGCAATATTTTTAATTCGTATACGTTAATTGATGCGGTTCCATCTAAATTAATCTGTTTAGTATAAATTTGTTTATTTGCTATATCTGGAAAAATAAAAATAGAGCCATCAAAGTCTATTGGAATAGCTTTAACCTCTTCAATGGAAGAAACTGGCCTGCCTTTTAGGTACAAAATACCTTGGTTTTGCATTGGTGGTTGCTGTCTAATAGGTTGCTGATTCTGCGGGAAGTAGTTGTAGTTAGGATACATTTTTTAATCCTCCTTCTTAAAAATATTTTTCTTTCTTTCCTTCAATAGTATGTAAAATTTTTACTAACTATCTTAATATGAAAAGTCCAGTCTTTTTAAATCTTTTTTTGTACTACAAAATTAGACAAAAAAAAATAGGGGTACAGAATATATATTCTGTACCCCTTATTTTTATTTAGGCTCAATAGTTGTTTTATTCTTATTAACAGCCGCTTCAATCTGTTTTGTAATATATGTATTCAAATCACCATAGATTGCTGTTAAGTATTCTTTCGCTTCGTCATTCAAGATAGAAAGAACTGCAGTCAAGGTCATGTTAAATGCCTTTTTCTGAGCTTCGGCATCGAATTTTCCTTGGGCTTTTAAGCTATCTACATATGTTTGATTTGTGGCAATTACACAATCGGTAATTGTTTTTGATAACATTGTAATATATTTTGCTGCTAATGCATTATCATTTTGCTTAATTAAAGCATCTTTTTTTGTTGCGATATACTGTACTAAATAAGCTGTTAAAATTCCCAATAATGGGATTACGCATACCTCAAAAATTTGTTGTAACATTTGTAATACATTATCCATAATTATTCCTCCTATTTAACTTTAATCCAAATACGATTATTTACTTTTACATTACCAGTTCCCCAAACCTCATAATCTGGAATTTCTGATACTGTACCAATAATTCGTTCTGGATATTCTCTGACTTCTTCACGAGTCATTTTTGAAATAGTTCCATTAGGTCCAGAACAAACTGGGTCACCAGCTTGATATGAGTCTCTATCTTCATAAGGATAAGCTAATACTCTACCTGATACAGCGATTGGTGTTTTAGTTTGTTCAGTTTCTCCAATTGCAAAACCAAAAGTATCTGATACTATATTTGCTCCTGGCTGAAGACGTTTAGTTGATTGAATTAAATCTCCTAAACCAGTTTCAATTACACATTGACCTGGTTTTATTTTAGAAGTAGAACGATATTCAGCATAGTCATTCCATACTGCCCCATATACTTTTGAAAAATAGCTATAACCAGTAGTTAAATTAATTCTAAGCGGATGAGCTCCACCTGTTGGAGTATACCAGTTATTACCAGCAGCTGCATTATTGCAACATAAAATATAAAAATCAGTGCCATCATTACGTAATAACATACTTTTAGTATCGGTACTTGACGCAGCTGAAATTCTAAATCCATTATATGAAGTGGTAATAAATTCAGAATTATTATTTAAATTACCAGTCATAGTATCTCCAGCTTTTTTAACAAAAGCACTTGCATGATATCCATCAACCGTATCAGCACTTGCCGCATTACCACTAATACTTACTCCAAGAGTATCATTACATTGAACTGGAACCCCATCAGAAAAATAAATCGGTTTTGTCGCAGAACCTGCATTTCTACTTAATTTTGATGCTGTTGTCGCAGTAGCTGCATTTCCACTATAAGAAGTAATAGTTTTTAGTACTCCATTATCTGAATATACCGGTACAGTTGCAGAACCTATTGTTCCAGTAGTATTTCCAGTAGTTGGAATACGGTTACTTCCATTTGCGTATGCATTTCCAGCAACATATAAAGTATTAATATAACCAGTAGCCCAATAATTAGAAGCTGAACCAATATTATAAGCATTATTTGAAGCTGGAACCATAGCATGACGATCATCAAAAATATAATTCCAAGCATTCCAAGTCGTTCCACTGGATAATCTCCATGCAGCGTGACCATTATGATTTAATGGTAAAACAAATTGAGAATTATAGCCATTATTATCAAGATGTCTAAAATTCATTACATGATACCAATTTACAGACGCCAATCCCATTGAGGCATTCCCATTACTGGTAGTAGCTAAATAAGCAGTTTTATAATTTGCATTATTTAAAATTGTTGCTGAACTACCTTGCGTTGGCAATTGAGCCATAATAGGTCTTTGTTGCCAAGTTAATAATTCTCCTTGAGTTGCAGGTAATGTTAATCCTTGTCCTGAGGAACTATTTACTTCAATAGTCAAATCATTTATTTTACCTGCTAAATTTGATCCATTAGCACTACCTGAACCAGAACTTGTACCATTGGAACCTCTATGGCCAATTAACCAAGTAGTACTACTTGTTCCTGTAGAACTTCCATTGTCTCCACCTAAAATAATATTCGCCCAACCATTTTTAGCTCTATTAACTTTAATACCTTCACTATATGATTGTTCTGTACTATAATAAGGATTAACAATTAATCTTCCATTAATAACAGTTTTAGATGTATTATCTTTATTGCCATTGGCATTAAAAGTAGTATTACCATTAGATATATCAAAACTCCATCCAAAATCATAGCTATTATCAGTTTTATTCGTACTGGAGCCTATTAAATAAAACCTATTAGCCAATATTCCAAAAGAAAACCATTTTTTAGTATTTGTGTTGGTTTGTCTTAACCATGGCCAATAAGATTCAGAATCTGTTGCATCTAATAAATTATAACCACCATAATTATAACGTTGTCCATCTAACCAAGAACTTCCTGTGCTTGCAGCTCTAATATGTCCATTAAAATAAGCATTACCATCAGTTGAAATAGAAGCTACATTCCCTACTCCCCAGCGTTTAAAAATCCAACCTTTACCGGCCGAATTTGACATTGTAAAATAAGTTGCCCAATCGCCAGATACATATCCATGAGTGCCTTGATCTTTAGTGGTTCTATATATAATTCCATAATTAATATCACCACCATATAAAGTAATTCCTCCATCTGTTTGAGAACTTCCTCTATTAACATTTAACCAATTAGTACTCATTTTATTCCAAAAATAATTATTAGTTCCACATTCTCTTGCGTTATTTACATCTGGGTAAACATTTCCAGTCCATAAAGTATTTTTAATCCAAGATTGGCTACTTACAACATATAAACCATAAGTAGTATTTCTTTCTTCTTGACCAATAGCTAAATATGGAATACTTGCGGAGCCAGTAGTATTATCTATAATTAAAGTATTTTTAGCATAAGTGGTTTTTCTGTCACCAACCCAATTAGTTCTAAAATAAAGAATAGCTCCTTCATTTGCAATTTGCCATGAACCATTATTACCTCTATATAATTCTAAAGCAACATTTCCATTACTACCAGCACTTTCAGAGCTAATTCTTAATCCGCCTGATTGTAAATTAGTAGAAGAAGCTTTGGCCTGAATAGTAATGCCATCTTGACCGACTTGAACAACTCCACCTTCATTATTTAAGTATAATGCAGATGTTTTAGAATTATTACGAGACATAATTTCATTGCCGTCAATACCCAAGTTTTGGCCAGATTTATTTCCAATTACTAATGAACCAGCTGCATTTAAGCCAACATCTGTATCTGGGATAATATGAACATTACCACTAATAGTTACTGCATTATCAAATAAAGAATCTCCACCTACATAAAAAGTATAATCTTTTGAAGAAGATGCATTAATTCCAACTTGATTTGAAGTTACATAATGATTAGAAGAACCAATTTGATTGGCAGCTTTATAATATGCCATTCTATTTGCGGTTCCTGCTTCGATGGTAGCACTTAAACTATAACTACAAGCAGCTACATTACCATTGTTTTGTACATAAACAGGTTGAGTTCCAGACCCTACTGCCGCATTATATCTTGCAGAAACAAACATTCTTTGATCGCCAATATTTAATAGTCTATAAGTAGTTGTTAATGAATTTGAAGCACCAGTTGTACCTTCAAGATTACCATCTGATAAATATCCAAATAACCATTGATCTCTAAAATCACTATTTTTATCATTTTTATCCTTTTCATTATAATGATTATAATGACCTAAAATCCAATAGCCATTAGTCGCTTTTTGAGCTAATAAAGGAGACCAATCATTAACACTGGTCATTCTAATCATAGCATTATTATGAGAACCAAACCAAGCTGAACTTTTTCCAGGTTTTGCAATACTATAATTAGCATCTATTTGAATATGATTATGATGAGCAGTTACACCAGAAATATCAACGCTATCAGTAAAATTACTTGTTCCAGTAACTTGAAATTGATAACCTATATCTGCGATTGCCGCATTTTGATCTAATTTGCTATTAACATGAATCTTTTTAGCTTCAAATAATTCAGGCGCACGAGAACGTCCAGACTCATCTAAAACAGTAAAAGTTCTCTTTAACGTTCCAAAAATTCCAGTATATTGTCTTACATAAATTGGTTCAGTCGCATCATCCCCAGTAGCAATTTCAAGATAACCTGAATCAGTCGCACTTGCACGACCTACAACTCGCCAAAAATCATTATCCGCAATTGTACCTATAATACCTCTTGTTCCAGTAGAAACATTAGCAAAACGAAGGTCTGAGTATAAGGTTTTTTCTCCGTAAATGCCTTGTGCGGCATTGGTAATAAGACCGGCTTTACCATCTCCCGCATTTGGAATAGTTAAAACTGCATCAGCTAATTCATTACCGGCACCATTTAATCCTCTAAGAGTAAAAGTTGTTCCATTTGAAGTTTTTGTAACAATTTTAGCAACATATTTGTCATTAATTGGAGTTTTATTATCTTTTCCGTCTTCACCAGAGTCATATATTACAAAATCTGAATATCTGGTTCTTAATCCATCGTAATTACCTTTAGTAACATCAATAACATTACAATATGATAAATACCATACTAATGGAGTTGAGGTTGTTGGAGTGGCTCCATCTTTAATATAAATATGACCGCCAGTTGAAAATGTGCCACTTGCGCCACAAATTACACGTCTTGCATACCATTCCCATCTTCCTGTTCCAGTTGTAGGAGTTAGCCATTCATCTTTATAATTATCTCCCATAATATTTGAAGCTGTTGCAACATTTCTTCCTGTTGGAATTTTTGCTCTAAAAATTTGGATAAAAATAGCATTTGCACGAGATGAGATATGTTGAACAAATCCTCCAAAACCAGGAGAACCTGAACCTGTATGAGTAATTTTTAAAACTTTTCCAGATGAATTTCCACTTGAAGAATCGCTTACTATTGCATGAGTAACAGTTCCATTACCGCTATTATTATATACTGAAACGCCATTCACACCTTTCGCAAATTCTGGATCATTATATACTGGATATCCAGCACTTTTATATCCTAAAGCAGTAAGAACTAATTCACCTGCCCCAGTAGAAGGATTATTAAGAAAATGGTTTCTATGGATATAAGTATTACTACTAAAATAAGAAGAACCATTTACATAAAAATTATATCCTTGTCGTCCAGCTGTATTAATTGCAATTCTATCTGTATCTGCATAATGATATCCTGCTTGGAGTATTTTACTTCCATTTGTCCAAACTAATCTATTTCCAACTTGACCTTGTAAAGTAATATTATTTATATATAAATTTCTCCAATAATCAGCTGCGCTTCCTAAATCTTGGGTATTAGGATTACTATTCTCTGCTTTAATAGGAAGAATATGTCCATCACTTGTAACTTGAAGTCCTTTTCGATTTGAAATAGTATCTCCACCTGCTTCAATATTAATAGCACCATCAGATAATAAAAATAATCTTTCATCTCCACCATTGGTAACATAAGACATTGCGGATTCGCCTGCCCCAATGACCGTTGAACCGCCACCACCAATAGAAATACCATTTCCATAGTTATCACTGGTATTATCAATAAAACGAATCATTGAATATGTTGCTTTAGAACCAATAAATTTAATTTCTTTAGCGCCTTTAAATACTAAATTACCCTCAATCCATTGATTTCCACCAACCAATAATTTATATTCTACATCTCCAGGAGTGGTTAAATTTTTACCAATGTAAACTTGTCCACCTCTTGGTTGTAGTAATAAATTACATCTATCCGCATATTGAGTAATATATCCTGATGTTTGCGGATCTTGATTATCAAAACAAGTTTGTATTGCGATAGTTTCAATTCCATACTTAGTATTAGTCTGACCATATATTTTTAAAGTAGCATCATTATTACCAGTAGCAAAAAAGATATCTCCATTACCACCAATTTTTAAAGAACCTTTTGGAATTAAAAAGCTCTTATTGCCAGCAACTTTTACATATGTATCATCTTCCATGGTAATACCACCCAGATGAGTTTCATTCCACCATCCAGTATTACCAGTTGAACGCCACCAATTAGAAGTATAAGCAGTATTAAATGTTGGTTTAGTTTCCGTACTTGATGTAGTAGATACTTTTACATTTGCCCAATAATAATTATTTATATAGGAGGTATAATTTGAAGAATCTAAAACGGTACTCCATTCACCCCAAGATGAAGCTCCATTAGTAGAACCAGAACCTCTAACGGCTAAATGACCGGCGCTACCATTTTGAATTGCTAACTGAGAACCATAACCAGAATTATCCCATCCAAAAGAAAGAATATTTGCGTCTCCTATTGGAGGTTTATTTTTCTTAGTAGTAGAAGTTGCCATAGAGTATGTTACTTTTTTTATATATTTAGTATCTGCTAAATTAAAGTTCATATCTTCTTGGCTAGTTTCTGGGTTTAAGAATAATCCTTTTGCATAACCTGCTGAAGTGGCATATGTTGCGCTATCTGCATTACCTTGAAATCTTGATGCTTGTAATAAATCAAAACCAGATATTTTTGTTGGCAAATATAAATTAACTGCGGCACCAGATAAATCAGTTTTAGTACCATTGGCACCATTAGTTGCATTAGCAGTAGAAGCAATCTTAAAAGTTACATTATGATCTAATTTTGCACTATCACTGGAATGACCACCAATTCCATTTAAGTCATAAGATTTATCATTAGAACCAGTAATGGTAAAATACCAAACTGGAGCATCGCCATTTCCTCCTGCAAATCTAATACCTGGTTGACTATATTTAACAGATATAATACCTTTTGTATCTTCACCACCAAAAGCAATACCAGCACTATAATCAGACAGAAACCAAGCTGGAGTTTTAGCTTGTCCTCTAATAGATTTTAACCAAAAGCCTCCACCATTTTGATTTCCCAATCTTGTCCATTTTAAATTAGTATCATCATTTGATAATTTTACAGTAAAATCTTGATGTGCTAATCCATGAGAGTGATTAGTTGATGTATTTATTTCAATAGATTCGCCATCTTTAGAAATAACACCTGTTCCTATTACAGAACCAGTTATTTTAATTGGTAAACCAGAAAATTTCACTCTATGGACAGTTCCATTTTTAGTAGCTTGTTTGCCATCAACAATAGTATCATAGTATATAGAACCATTATTATTTTCATCTATAACAAAATAAATCATACCATTTGTTAATGGCTGATTTGTTGTATTAAAGTCCTTTTTTAAACCTTGTTTAAATTTAACATAATTTGCCAAAAGGAAAATCCTCCTTTCTCTCTGAGTTAATTATATCATAAAAACGACGTTAAGTCAATTTCATTCTATGATATATAAAAACTTGACCAAAAATATTATTATAATTTGGCCTATTAAACAAAAATAAGGGGATAAGACAAAATGTCTTATCCCCTATATCTTTAATAAGCGTCTTGCCAAAATATGTCCATTTGCTTATTAATTTGATCAATTCGTGCGATTAATTGTTCAGTTACAGTATATTCTTTAGTATCAAGAATTCTCTGTACTCTGTCATTATCGCCTTCTTCATCTAAGTTAATATCTACTACTAAACTTTGTTTAATCTCAGTTGTAGTTTCGATTGTACTTAAATTATAAGTTAATTCAGATTTACTACTATCTATACTGTAAAATCGAATTGAATATTTTACTTTACCTGCGGCCGCAGCTACTCGTCCACTAATACACCATGGAATTAGCAACTTATCTTCATCAATAAAAGTATCTGCATCATAAAAAGGAACTACATAAAGTCCAGATTTTCCTTCCGCATTTTCATATTGAATTAAACAAGTTGTATTAATTAAATCCATATGGTCATAATATCTATTTAATTTAAAATAGATAATTTCAGAACGGTGGTCAGCCTCTACTCCAAGAGAGGCTGGCCCATTAATTGTTCTTGTAGACAAATCAACATCATAAATTGTTTCTGTAGATGGAATTAAAACAGCTAAGCTCGGCTTATTTTGATCTTGAATACGATAGAGTAAATCATAATATTCCTGCATATTAGTAACCATGCTTAACCCTCCTTAACTGTTTTATTACCCTTGAGTAGAAACTACTAAGAAAAACTTAGAACATCTATCTGCGGTTGTTCCATTATATGTATTTCTAACCATACAATAGTAATATCCGCCTTCATTATCTTTTGGTTTAAAGATTGGTTGAGTTTCTCCATCAATAGGAACATCACCATCAAAGTTATAATTTCCAAGTGCCGCATCTTGAACGTCTTCATCAATGTTACTGTTTGTACCTCTATAGTATTTATACCATTGATATGTAACAGTATCAGCATCAGTTCTCATAAGACCTTCGCCACGTTCTTTAGCTAATGAATAATCAACTTTCAATCCATAACTATGAGCGATAGCATAATCAACTTTTAATTCAGTTTTTTTAGGAGTATCTACTACTGGATCTCCATGTCCATCGAAACTTGAGATTTCAATAGTAACAGGGCTTGCAGTATGAGTTACACGACAATTTCTTGTCTCTTCAGTTGAAGTTTCATTGTTGATACTATTAGTAGCAACTACTGCATAATATCCATCTCCAACTGCTCCAGCTTTATCAGTTGCATCATTGGAACCTACAATTGTATAAATTGGATTAACAGCGTCCGCAATTTTCTCCCAAGGAGCATTGATTTCAACACTTGTAACAAGATTTGGTTTATCTTTATTATCATAGTGTTTAGTTTGAACTTTCTTTAATTTACCTTCATCATCAAAAGCATTTTTTACATTTTCTGGTTTAATCTTATACCATTGATATGTAATAACACCACTATCGCTCTTACCAGTCTGAGTTGTTAAAACGCCTTTGAACTCTTTAGCTTCTTTAAGAACTAAAGATTCATCAATGTCTTTAACGATAGTGACTTCGCTTGGGTGGAAGATTTGACAAATAACACTTAATGTGCTTTCACGGCTCTTTCCTACACGGTTTGTTGCAACAGCTACATAACGTCCAGTAGAAGTAATCTTAACTTGAGATTTTCTTTCAAGAACGCCTGTTGGAGTAGCCCAATCTACAGCTCTTAACTCTTCTTCTGTCATTAATTCATAAGCTGGAACTCCATCTTCTGTAGCAGTAGATTTATAATAATATTTAGTATTACTCTGAGCAGTATCAGTAGTCTGAACATAAATATTTTGAGCAGTTAATAGACCAATGTATTCATTTGTATCAATATCATACATTCTCCATACATAAGATAAAGTACCACCATCTGGGGAAACTGCTTCAACTTGCTGCATAGTATAACCAACTTCTGTAGCGAAAGATACTGTCTCTGCAAGGTTCTCGATAAATACAGGAGGCATAGCCTTTGTAGTATCTCCAGTAGCAGTAGAATCTACTAATCTTTCAAGAACTTTCTTATCATCTTCATCAAATACATTCTCGCCATCAAGCATCATTTGCGGAATGTTGAAATCTAATGTAGATTTAATAGCTACAGTTGCAGTCTTTGTTGATAAAGAATAGGTAAGCATGTTAGTAACTTCATCTTGGATATAGAATCTAACTGCGAACTGTACATTACCAGCATATTTTGTGATGTCGTTATTTAAACACCATCCAATTAAAATCTTACCTGGATTACTTGTTACATCAGCGATATAAGGTGCGGAAATACCTTGAATAGTATTACCGTTTTCATCCTTTTGACTTAATTGCCATTCAATATAAACATTACAGTTATCTAAATCTTGGTTATCATAAAAACGATCTACTAAGAAATAAACAATTTCTGAAATATGGTCACCTTGTACGGATACACCATTTTTAGCAAATGTTTGAGGAACAGAAATCTCTCTTGTATTAGCATCAATTTCAAATACATCTTCATCTAATGGAAGAACTGTATAGATTTTATCAATTTCAGCTAACTCAACGATACTACCAAAATACTCAGCAAGAGATGTAATACCATTACTTGGTTCATAGTATGTTTCTGTTGGGTCAAACGCATTAGTTGCTTGGACATATTGACCGTCTTTTGTTTTTACAAAATACATTCCTTCTCCGAATTGGCTTTCTTCCAAAGGAACTTCTACGTATGTAAGTTTTAACTCGCCAGCATCACTTAAAGCTTTTGTAGCTTTTGAGAAAAGACGATTATATCTTGCACTATTCTGACTATTTACATAGGTAATCATCTATTTTATCCCAATCCTTTCTTAGAATTTTAAAAAGAGGAAAGAAAAACTACTTCTTTCCTCTTTACTTTTTCTTTCAAAAGATATGAAAGAAAGAGATTCATTTATAATTATTTTTGGCCAACTTCTCGCCATTCATCCAGTTCATCCTCTGGAATAGTAACACTTTGGACAAAAGTCTTACCATCTTTGGTAAGACTTTTTCTTGCGTCCGCTACTAATCTATATTTACGAATATAGTAAATATCTTCAAGATGAACTGTACTTGTGATTGTTCCATTAGTACCTAAATAGGTATACAAAACAGTTTTAGTCATCTTTTAGAATCCTCCTTATTTGAATTCAATCATTGTTTCAGGGTCTGCATACATTTTAGCCAAAGATTTTTTAATCAGTGGTTTCATTTGTTCAGAAGCACCATAAATGAATGCTTTAGCTTCTGGATCAGTAATCATAGCTTCACCATTCTGTGCAAAAGAATTCTCTTGAATAGAAGTCAATTTACTGTTTTCAGTTTCAGTACCGATGTATAAAAACTTCAATGTAGATGTACACATGATATACATGAAAGCTGAATCTCCAATTGTTTTAACGCTTGGAGGAATGATAATTGTGAAGTCTCCAGAAGGAGCATCAGCAAGAGCCTGGTTGAATGCAAAATTACCAATCTTTTCCAACTTGTTTGGTAAACCAGTCCAAATAAGGTTTGCACACATTCTAAATGCCATAGTTCCAATTTCAATTAAGTTATTTGGAAGATAACAATACTTCATTTGAGAACAGTTCTGGAATGCATTTTCTTTAATATATTTCAAAGGAGCATCTTCATAGAAGAATACATGAGTTATTCCTGTCTGATTAGCAAATTCTTGAATTATACTAATATCTGCGTTACCATGAACCTTATCATCATGCTGTTTTGGAATAGTAATTTTACCTGTTAAAGAAACACCAGGTTTAACACGTATAGAATAAGTTTGGTCTGTTTGCCAATTAAATTCAAAATACTTATCATCAGTAGGATTATCATAAACGTTTTCAACGCTGAAGGCCGCATAGAACTTTAAGTTTTGAGTAGCTTTAATTGTTGTTAAATCTACAACAGGAGCTAAAGTTGCGGAACCATATACATTATTTTCACCAGAAATTCTTCTTGTATATCCTAAGAATCTATACTTACTTGTAATAGGAAGACTATCTTCTTTTGGATTTTGAACAAGATAATTTGGATCATGTAATGCGCTTCCATGAACAACAGAATATCCAATCTTATTTCCATAAGTATTTTCAATCTCTCTCTCAGAACCATCATCGTTTACAAGATAGAATCTTACATCCCAATGGTGGTCTTCGAATACAGCATAGAATGTATAATCAGTTTGATCAGCTAATAATTGTTGAGTTCCCCAATTATGGATTGCAGTATTGCCTAATAAAGTAACCCAGTTTGTATCATAAGACTCAATCAATCCACTTCTATCAGGAGTTGTAGACCATCCAATAAAGTCTTGAGAAGGCTTTAATGCATTAATTCTTGTCTCACTGAAAGAGGATTCAGTTCTGTCTTTTGGATTTGTAAAGAAAACTTTTGGATTTGTTTCAAATTCATGTAAACCAATCTTATCTGTACCAATTAAGGTTTCTGTTGTTGTAGCAACTCCAGTTAAGGAATCAATTGTTTTATCTTGAATTACGAAACGTGCCGCAAAACCTTTAGTAACTTTCTTAAAGAAGAATGTTAAATTAGGATAATTCTTAACTAACAAGTCTTGAATTGCACTTTCTTCAACTGCAGTTTCATTATTAATATAAATGTAACCAGAAATTGTAGGAACTTTTGTTCCACTGGAAACACCAACGAAACTTGCATTAGAGATTAAATTCTCAAGTAATTTAGTATCTGTAATATCAACGGTCTTCATAGTGCTATCATATTCGTACATCTGACCATTATTGATATATTGAATCCAGTCTCCAGGATGTTGTTTATAATCTTCTGCTGTGAAAGCAATTAATCCAAAGTGACCATCATCTCTAAAATATTGAGAACTTGCACTGAAGGTAGCTTCTGGGTCATCTACTAATACGTATGGACTCCATTGAACGTCAGCCATATTAATCTTTCTCTGCGCACCTAAAGAAGCGGTTGCCGCATAGAATTTATTTAATAATTTATAACTGTTATATCCTAAGCCTCCACCTATAATATTTAAAGTTGTTAGATTAGATGTTCCTTTTCCAACTTCTTTATCAGTTAATCCTTCGATATAAAGTCCTTTTTGAGCTACTAAATCTCCGCTTGGATTATTCTTATCTTTTTCTTCTGGAACTTTATAAGTTTCAATCAGATCAGTTAATAATCTTGCTTCAGTTAATTTTAAAGCTGCGGTTGAAGCGCTTAAATGCAATGTATCAAGTGCAACACCATCAGCAAAAGTAACCTGAGTAATGTTTGAACCAGTATCTCTAAAGTTCTGTAGTTTTTCACTTGCAGATAAATCAAATGTTACGTTATTATCTTTAAAGGTAATATAACTTAAATTGATTTCTTTAACAAGTGGTAATCCACTTGAACCTGTAATAGTCCATTTGTTTACATTTGCGTTTTTATAGTGATTATTTTCTTCATCTACTCCATCATATCCAAGTTTTAAATCTGTAATTTTAGTTGCATTACCAGATAACTCGAACTCTTGGAAATAGAGCTTACTTAAATCACCAAGTGATTTCATTTGGTCCAAACCATAAATATAGTACAACTGCTCTTTATAGTTACCAGATTTACGAATACCATTTTCAAGGTCTGGAGTAGTAAATTTAACTGGGGTTCCAGTATATTTCATAGAATCAAAGTTTGCGGTATCTGTTCCAACAGTAACATACATTTTACGAACAGGTGTCATTGATAACCAATATTCACCATCGAACATATGTTTCTTCTTACCTGTGACTGGATCATAGTATGGCTCATTGGTAATAATACCTTCTGCACCATTTGTCGCAGTACCTTCAATCCATTTATCTGATGTACTTGCAGGACTGTTTGCGGAAATACGAGAACGAATTCTGTTTTGTCCACCACGTTTGTAGTTACCAACTGATAACCAAGAATCAATGTAATTGAAACGGTTAGTTAAGAACTGCTCACGTGACATACTTCTATCTCCTTGTAAAGCGTAGAAATATGTGTCACTGGTATCTTTTAATAACTCTGGAGTTGTACCAGAACCAAGGTATCCTACTTTTGGATTTGTAATTGAAATGTATTTATAATGTTCATCAAGGTTCATTGCTAAGAGAGGTCTTAAGCCTTCCATTGAATGGCTCTTAGTAAAGTTTGGATCACATTTATAAATATTCTCAATAACATCTATAGAGGTAAATGGTGGTTTCTTTAAAGTACCAAAGTTACTACTTGGCACACCAGTTAATTGTTCATATTTATCTTTAATAATTCCTAAGAACAATGAGTAGAAATTATTCCAAAGAATACTATCATTTGTTGAGAATGTTCCATCGTCGGTTGCATCAATGTTATATTCAAATGATGGAATACCAGTATTGTTAATACCTAATTGAGTATCCATATCATAGAAAATTGGATACCAGATATATTCTCCGCCTTTCTTTTGTGGTCCCCAAGATGCCATCATACAGTTTTTACCACGAGAGTCATAACATTCAAGAACTTCAGTGATAACAAAATATGTTGCTAAATATTCAAGGTTAAAATGATCTGTTAATTCATTTTTAAATTTAGCTAAACGATATTCTTTTGTATCATAATTATAAGTTGTATTACCATATTGAACAGGAGCTGGTAATTTCCAGAACTCTTCAATACTACTTTCATTATTAACTGCCTTATAATATGTTTCAGTCTCTACAAAGCCTTCTTCTGCTAATAAATAGTTACCAGAACTATTTTTAGTATAGAATTTATTCTTTTTGTAGACTAATTCAGGATCATCAGTTAATAAAATCTTACGATATTCTCCATCAGCTTGAAGTTCATAATAAGTTACATCTTTATTATATACTTGCGCTTTAACCTTTTGTCCTGTCTCAGTACTTTCAAAATAGAAAATGCCTGCTTCAAAGATTTTTTCGCCTAAATCAACTTCTACATAAGTATTTAAGCTTGGAACTTCTTTTAACAGAGGATTCTTTGGATCGTTATTAACATCAATTAAAGCATCTGTTGCTGTACTCCATACCCATGCAACTGCTTTTTCCCAGTTTCCATAAATTTCAAGTAATTTATTTCTACCTTCGTCAAGATTATTAGCAATATCAATTCCTAATTTATCTTGTAATTTTTTAACAGTTTTAGAGTTACTTGAAGAGTTTTCCAAATTAACTAAATAATCAATATAATCATCAAGTGCATTATATCTATATTCAAAAGAATCGGCTACTACTGGCGCTTTAGCTACAGTATATTTATTATCAGCATTATCAGGAGCTTTAAAAGATAATGTATGTCTGTTCCATGGGTCTCTGAATGAACAGAATCCACGAGAGTTATTTTCAAATTCCCAACATTCTGCAACATCATCCGTGCTCTTATGGTCAACATAAGCTTGTTTCATTCCAAGGTCAGAGAATCCATAAGCTTCAGCCGCACCTTTATCAAGAAGCATATTATAACGACCAATGAATAAAGGTTCTGTACCAGCTTCTTTCATTGCTTTTGTTTGCCAGAATGCTAAAGTTGGGAAACCTTGAACAGATGTTCTATAATCGCTTAAATGGTCAACTTTTGCAGTCTTATATCCAGGTACATATTCGTACCAAACATTTGTGCATTCAGCTAATTTATCTTTAATTGCGCTACCTTGAGCATCAGCTGAATAAGAAGGTGTTTCTCCAATTCCACCAAGAACTTTAGATACTCCTTCACGTTGAGCTAATCCACGAGGTCCTAAAGCGAAATCTTCCGCAGATGATAGCATCTTTAATTCATCATCTTTAGTATTTTTAAGATTTCCTTTATGATTATAATAGTAATAAACTGTTCCTGCTTTATAGTTACCAGCTTCATTAGCAATAGCTTTTTGTTCACTCTTTGTTGCATCAAGCTGACAAAATGCATTAGAACCATTATAATCTTCAAGAGGATGATGTGAATAAGCATAATTTACTAAGTTAGCAAGACCCATATTATAAGAACCAGAAGATTCCATGAAGTCTACTTTTAAAGTAAATTTATTACATCCAACAGTATTGTTGTCATAATAGAAATATTTAAGTTTCTTCTTTTTACCAAGTTCATAATCTGCGGCAAAAGGTCCTTTATGAGCAACCATTGCATACTCATTTTTCTGAATTACATCACCATATTTATCATATTGTTTCTTTCCATCTGCGTCCAAATCATCAACTTTAATCTTAGTTTTAGCTTTGTAATTACGACGTGGATAGAACTCAGAAGATGTTCCTTGTACACTTAAAGCAATATTTTTAGCTGTAAATGATGGACAATGATGCAGGTAATAATCTTCAAGTTCTTGACCTGCGGCAGTAGCTTCAGCGGATAAATTACCCATTGAATATGCTCTTTCAAGTCCAGTATTAATGAACTCCATATCAGCGGTAATAGGTGTATCTTTTCTCCAAGGAAGATTACCTTTTGATAAAGTATCATCTTGGTCTGTTGTAAAGATAATATATGGCATAATGTTTTCTGTTCTTGGATGCTCTTTATTATACTTAATCATCTTATCATAAGAGAATTGATATTCTTCATCGGTAGATTTATTAGGTATAGACATTTCAGCTAAATCCCAAGCAGTTGTGTCAGTATTATCATATGCAACATTTTTCAATATTTCAGTTAAACCTAAAGCTCTATTATAAACTCTAAATTTATAAAGATCAATATCGCAGTTAGAAGAATTAATAACAAGATTCTTATTATTAATTGACCATTCACTTGTTGCAGTAGAACGAGCTACACTGGTAAGCATACCATTTAAGTAAACTTTCATTAAACGGTTTTCACCTGTTGAATCTTGTGCATTACCATTGTTATAAACAATAGTAATATTAAGCATTTTATCTTCTACGAAGTCAATAGTTACTGCGTTAATACCATTAGTGAAATAACCATCTTGCGCTCCAAGACAGATTGCAGAAGTTTTAGAAATTGCGCTATCATCAATTCCATCTTCAATATATTTTACTGCGGCTGCTGTTAAGTTGTAATCACGATATAAACCTTTGTAAAGCAATTCATCATAAGAAGGAACATTTTGTCCTTGCTCTTTTAATTGAGGCAATTTTACAGACAAGAAAGCATCGTAGTTAGTATAACCACCAACTGCAGTTCTTTGATCCAAGAATTGTTTGAAAAGTTCATCATCAGTCCAACTCTTAATTTCTGGAGCAACATCATCAATTACTGTATAACGAGTATATGTAGTAATTAACTTTTCATAACTTTGTACGTTACGAACTTTTAATCTTAATTCAATAGTTTTTGAAGGATTTTCTTCTCCTGCAAAAGTACTAACTCCAATAGGGAAATTAACAGAAGCTCCATTACTAATTCTTAAACAAGTAGTATTAGTATCATCCATAATCCAACCGTTGTTATACCAGTTGAAATCTTTAAATACTGCATGTTCATCTCCTATGTCTAAGACAGAACGTTTCTTAGCAGATTCAGAATTTGAACGACCTCTTGAATCAACATTAACTTTTAATCCAGTAGTAGCAATACCCATATTACGAGGGTCTTTTAATACAGTAAAATCTGGAACTGTAGCCCATGTTTCAGTATCATCTTGACCAATACGAACTTGATAAGTTGTATTTTGACCAGCTACTAAATTAGTTAATGTCCAATAGGTAAATGAATTATCATCATTTCTTGCAGTATAGTATGAACCATCAAGTGCATCTGTACCATCAATAAATAAATAAATTGCGATGTCACCAGTATTATTAGGATCATATACTTTAATTGGAACAATTGGGTTATCAAATTCATAATAAGTTGATTGCATTGCTCCAAACCAAATTAAAGGTTGACCTTCATTTACATACAAACCAATCTCTTTTGAAATCATAGGAGTTGCACTACCACGAGAACCATTTGATTTAGCTAAACTTAATTGAGCTTTAATTATATGGCGGCCATGGTTATAGTTATCACCAAGCGCTATGCCTGTGGAATTATTTGTATTTTTATCGTAAATGACTGAATTTTTTGTAATAACTGGTGTTGCATTTGCAGTAGTGTTTGCAGTATTATATGTTTGAGTATATACTAAGAAATCATCAAAGTAAACATCGAGAATACGGTCTGCACCAGTTGCAAAGTTAACAGCTACAGGAATTTCAGTACTAAAGAACTTATTAGCACTAAATTGGCTGTCAATCCAATCTATAGAAAGTTCATGAGTGGTAACGAAATAAGTTGCAGTACCACTATTGTAGAAAATATTATCTTTACTACCTTCTACTGTAAATACGATTTTATTTTCAGTAGATTGACGAATAAATTCAGTGGCATCATAAATGATAGGTTCAGCATGAGTTACCTTTTTTGTATCGGTGTAAAATGGTACAGCACCATTATCTGCAAAAAATTGAATTGTAACTTTCATTGCATCTTTTCCTGGGTCAACAGGACTACCATCTTCTGTTGCAGATGTTACTAAAATTTGGATTTTACATTTATCACCGTTTAATAAATCTGCTTCTGTTACACCTGTGACAGTTAAACGACCTCTTTTTTTAGTAGAAGTAGTTCCACCACCATCTTCACCGCCTCCGCCAGTTCCACTGACAGCGATTCTTGCACAAGTAACAGCTCTTGTTATTTCATCAATATCTACAACTTTGTAAAAACTTCCATCATTATTAATGACTAAATCTCCAATTTTTAATTTATCATCTGGATTTTCAAGTTCATCCATATAGAATGTATAATAGTCATCTCCGGAGTTTTGAACGAAAGTAGCTTTTGCATAAATAATTGCGGCACCGCGACCGCCCATAGGGATTCTTGCAATTCCCTGAGCATCAATGAAAATGTTTCCAGTATCGGTTGCAAAATAAACGAAACCCTCTTGGTATTTGCCTTTAAGGATTTTTTCCTCTAAACCACGAACTGGTCTAAATCTTGCATTTGCCATTATGCGGTATCTCCTTTCTATCTCATATATATTTAAAAAAATAAAGGGATTAAAAAGAGAATCTCTCTTTTTAATCCCTATAATTCTCTCTATTTAGAATAAAAAATAGAAAATTAAAATTATCAGAACTCGCCCCAAGTCATATCAATTGACACTGAAGATCCACTTGCTCCAAGAGTCAAAGAACTTGATTTGATAGTTGCTGTAGCGGTTCCATTTTGAACCATATCTTTACCACTTGAAGAAGTAGCAGTAACTTTAGTCTTTAAAGCAACAGAGCCATCTGCATTAGCACTTGCAGAACTGGTTATTCCTGTAATTACAGTAGCAGTATCATTAAGTTCATAATTAACAGTATTTACGCCTGTTACGTGTCCTTGCTCATTTGTCTTAATAGATGTTATTACTGGAATAGTAATAGTATCATTTAAGTGTGTTACAGGAGTTTGAGAACCTAATTTAATCTTATCTGGATTAGTTTCAGTATCAGTTCTTTTAACAGTATTATGAGTAATTGTAATTACATTCTCAGCTGGTTTGTTTTCAGAAATATCTACTCCACCTTGAAGAGATTGAGATACTGTTAATCCACCTGCACCAGCATATTTAATTTGACCTTTATTACCACCTGAGGAATCTCGTAATTTAAAACCAACTCCCTCAGCAGCTGTATATAACTTATAAGTTGTATCAGTATCATTTGTACTTTCTACAAAATCCCATGTAAGAGTTGCTGGATTAATCGTACCAACTAATTCAGCTTTTGTGATTGTGCCTGCGGCTAAATCAGCAGCTGTATATTCAGTACCACGAGCGATAGTTAAAGTACCTGCTGTATGTTCAGCACTATTTACAGTAATCGGTGAACTAAATAAATATGTATAACCAATTTTTTGAGGTAATTTAAGAAGCTCTGCCCATGCGGTAGCAGCAGTACCATTTGCTCCAACAGTACCACGATATTCCATCGCATTAAGGTCTCTCATTAATTGGTCAATTTCTTCTTTATTATATGCGTTGATATTAAATACGCCATCAACTAATTTAGTAGAACTTTGAGCTTTACTACCATATTTAATAACTGGATCATAAGAACCAGTTATAGTTTTACCTTGATTATCTTTTACTGTTACAGTAAAACCAGTTTGTCCAGTTGCGGCATTAGCAATAGCTAAAGAAGCATTAACTCTACCAGAAAGAGTGATTACATTATCTTTTCTTGTAAGAACAGTTGTATTTGGGTCTGCCTTTAAAGTAACTGAACTACCAGCTTGACCATTAGCAGAAGTTAAATTAAGTTTAACTTCACCGGCTGCGCCATCTCCAGCAGCTAAAGTGAATTTATCACCAGTAAGTGTAATACTATTTGTTGCACCTGCGGTCTTAGCAATTTTTAATCCACCCGCAGTAACAATCTCAAATTTACCAGTAACACTACCACCATCTGTACTACCAATCGCATTTGTAATAATTGCAGTAGCTCCACTGGTAGAAGCTGTATAAGTATTAGAATTAATATGAGTATCAGTATTGGCATTAATTTGTACCCATGCGCTACCATTATATACACAAAGAATATTAGCAATATTACTATCTACTTGACCTGCGGTAGATTCCTTATACTGAACATAGAAGAAACGTCCTGTATAAGCTACTTTGTCAGCAGCAGTTTGAAGTGTTGGCAAATCGCCTAAATAAGTAACAGTTTGCACACCTTCGTTTACAGCGGAAATACTTCCATCACTATTACCAACATATAATCTATGTGAATCTTTTGTTAAATAAAAATAACCATGTTTAGCTCCGGCATTGGCGCCTTTAGATAACATGGTATCAATAGAACTCTGAGCACCGGTTAGAAAACCAACTTTAGCGTCTTTTAAAACATTAGCCATTTATTATTGCCCTCCTTTTTTTTATTCAGTTTCATTAATGTCTTGCCATTTTAATCTACCGTCAAGAATATTTACTTTATTAGATACTTCAACCATCTCACTTTGTAAACTACTAACGGTTTTTACAAGACCTTGATTTGTGCCAGTTTCATCACCATATAAAGTTGTATTTACTTTTTCTGAAAATGTCTTTAAATCAGTAACATCTTTAACTAATCCCTTAGTAGAATCACCAACAGTACCCTCAAGTTTAGTAACTCGATTATCAAGTTTTATGATATCAGAAGCGTTATGATTGTTTTCGATCCATGTTTCAATTTCTTTTAATGTATCGAATTTTTCTGAAGCACCATCAACTACTTTTAAAACCTCTTCTTTAGAGATTTCTCGAATTGATTTTCCTGTATCTTGACCAATAAGAGTATCTAAAACAAGTTCAACTGCGGCAGTAGGATTAGCCCACGTTGCGTCACCACGTAAATATAACTTATTATCTCCTGCTTTTGGAGGTGGTACTAAACCAGATAAACCATTGGAGTCATCTTTTGCTCCAACCATTATTGTAACAATTTGACTTAAAACCTCAAAAATAGGTTTATTAATCCATTTCTTTTGTTTATCGTCATAGATTAATATATTATTAGCGGTAATATCTTCTGAAATAAGAACATCTTGTAAATCGCCGATATTGTTAATATTGGAAATTTCACCAATAATTAATTTAGGTCCTAAGTATAATTGGCCTGTTCTTCCATTTGTTTCAGATATAAAATACAGGGTATCTTTATCTTTATCTGAATCTGGAATCTTTGCCCAGGCTGTTGGAGTACCACGCAAAAATTTTACATAATTGCCAGGTGTTGTTGTATAAGAAGCCAAAACATTTACCTCCTTTTCATTTTCTCCTATAAATAATCAAAATATATATTTATAAATTAAATAATCCTGGCCTATTATGGTAAATAGACCAGGATATTTAAAAATTAAGAAGTCGCTAAGCTTGGATCATCTAAAGTTTTATTAGTAGTATTTACTAAAAGTTTTTCGATTAAGCTTATTCTATTTACAAATTCAATAAAAGTTATCTGTTTATCTTCCTGAGTAATTTCACCAGTAGAAGCGTTTTTAACCATTGCTTTATAATTAATTGAATTAGTTATAGATGTTAAAGAATCTAATTGTCCCCATAAATCATCTATTAATTCCATACAAGGAACTTGATAATCTTCATATCTTTCTGCTGCATTTTGATCAGTTACTACTTGAACTAAACCTTTTTTATCTACTGTCGCAACTGGGAAATTTTTATGTGTCACATTTATTACACCAGCAGATTCATCAACTCTTGATACATATTTTTCATCAGATTCTAAATCTGTATAATCTAAATCATCAATAGCTGCAGTAATAGCATTATTTCTATCTGTTACTTCTTTAGTAATAGCTGACCCTCTATCTTCAACTTCTTTAGTAATATAATATCTTAATTTACCAAGACCAATATTTAAACTATCTGTTGGTGCAATATCAGTTGTTATTGAAGTTGGAGTTGAATAACCAGTTAAAGCTAAATCTCCGATCTTTCCAAAAGTAGCAGTAAATGTATCTCCATTTTTAGAATATGTTAAATTAGTCATTACATTATCTGTGCTACCTTTAGTTCCAGATAAACTCAATGAAGGTAATGTAATTGTATAACTTGTTTTACTTGATACATGACCTTTTGAATCATATGAAATCTTAGGAATACTAAATGTTCCGCCCAATGCAGGAGTTTTATTAGTATCTTCAACAGTAGAACTTAAATTACTTGTCTGCGGAGCTTGGTGAGTAAAGCTAACTTTATCTTTACTAACAGTTGTTTTAATCCAACTATCCCCACTCAGAGTAAATGTATCATGTGTACATGAAGCCTCTGTAGTTGTTCCTACATCTGCCGCAATTTTACCATAACTATTTGGTAGAGTATATTTTGTAGTTGTCTTTTTACTAAAATGATTTTTACTATCAAAATCATATAAAGTAATTGAAAATGTTGTTCCATTTTCTTCATTACTTAAACTAATATTTCCACCATCTACAGAACTGGTATTCTTAACATCATGGCTAATTGTAAGTACATCTGAATCTGGATTTGTTACAATACGAATCCACTCATCTCCAGAATTAATACCTAATGTATCTTGAGTATTATCAGCAGCAATTTGACCTTGCGCCGCAAGATTTTCTGTATTATTATTTGATACACGACCATTTGTTGTAATATACTTAAATCCATAAGGTAAGATATATTTATGGTCTTGATTTGCGGTCATATGGCCCGCATTATCATAAGTTGTATCTTGAATAGTAATACTATCTGTTGCAGGATTATTTAAGTCAGTTTGACTCTTAGCACTTACTGTTGGAGTATGAATATCATGACTAATAGTAATTGTATCTGCACTGGCATTTGTATCAATTCTAATCCATTTATTACCAGAATTAATTCCAAGAGTATCTTGAGTATTATCCGCAACTACACTTGAAGTACTTGGGTTTCCAGTGTTATCTCCTGATGCAGTTCCGCTTCTACCATTAGTAGTAATAGTTTTAAATCCATAAGGTAATGTAACTGTATGGTCATTATGACCTACAACATGTCCTTTAGGGTCTACTATTGGAGTATATAATATCATAGTATCCTTTTTAGGATTATTCATATCAGAATTAGAAGTAGTATCTCTTACTGGCTGATAATTATGTCTTAATGAAACAATTGGCTTAGTTGGTTTACCATCTACATTAACAGTTAACCATTGATTTTTGAATCCGCCGTCCGCAGTAAGATTTTCTGCCATTGGGAATACATCTGAAGCGATTCCTGTTACATCATGTTTTGTTCCAGGAGTATGATTAACTCCTTCATCAGTCTGAGTAACATTTGCGGGAGCGCTTGTTAAACGACCATAATTATCCACAATAACAATATCTTGAGAATCTAATTTTCCTAAGTGAGAAATCCAATCATTGAAAGTATTTAAAGCACCTTGGATTGTTTTTAAATCTCTGGTGTCAGTATCCTCAGAGTCAATTACTTGATTCATTTTTAAAATCAGACCATGGATAGTGTTTAATTTACGAGCAAAATCTACTAATTCATAATATGTAAATCCAACATCTCTTGTCGCTAAAGAAACTGAAGGTGGAATATGTTTAATCTTATTATTCCACTGTTGACCATGTGGCATAATATTCATAGTGTCTGAATCAATATAGAAATTCTTAATTACATAATAAGTTTCATTTGGATTCATTGTCTTTTCTTGAGCTAAGACATATTCGTCGCCTTCTTTACGATAAAAGTAGTTTGGATAATAGAAATAAATTCTTTGATTAGTCGCTGTGTCATGCTCATTAATTTTATGATAATCAGCACTTGTAATTGTTAAATGAGCTAAACTATAACCATCTGCATTATTAACTTTTAAATGTTTATTAGTCTCAAGAATATAACTACCTTTTCTCTCACGATCTAAGTTCTCTCCAACTTTATAATAATATAAATTTGGAGCATAGAATTTATCAATTTTCTTTTTCTCTAATTGATAATATTGTAAACGGTCTTTTTCATCTCTGGCAGGATTTGTATAATAATCTACCAATTGTCTTCTAATAGAAGTTGCTGTAACTGGAATATAAATTGTATATGGTCCAAGAAGATGGCTATTTACAGTAGTTTTTACAAACCAAGGATTTCCATGTTGTATATCTTTATAATTTATATGGAAATCATCAACCGTATCTCCAGAAAGAGGATCCCTATAACTTACACTATCTCTTGCATATGGCAATAAATGAAGAGGTTTATCTTCATCTATTGTACCGCCTGCATAAACATATACATATTTTTTCTGTTGAACAAAATATAAATTCTGTTTATTTTTTTCAGGATCAAAAGGTAATGTATTTCTTACATAATCTCCAACGCTCTTATCAAAAACCCAAGCTGGTCCAGCTTTTGCTTCATCCCATACATAGCTACTGGAAGGATCGTTAAATTTAACTTGTTCATAAGTATCTATTTCGGTATATGTCTCAGTTACTTTTTCGCCTTTTTTAACCATATAATGGTCAATTAAAACTCCACCCTCTTTAACATTTCCAGTTCCTAAATCACTATTATCAATACGATAATCAAAATCAGCTTTTACAGGTTGTTCTCCAACTTTTAAAATATATGGTTCACCTGCAGTATGAAGTTTTTGATAATAATATTCTCCTACTGTTGGCTCTCCTTGAACAGGTGTATAAGTCCCATCATCATTCTTATTATAAACAGTAATATGTTGAAGTCCATCCCAATATACTTTAGAATATTTATCTTCTGCCCAAGCTCTATAGTAAAAGATACCTGGTAAGTATAAATCAGTATATGGAGGTTCTGAAATAACATCTTTTAAAGCAAATTTTTCTTTTATATCATAATATGTTGCTTTTGGATCATAATTTTGACCAGCATAAGTCCAATCAATAGCATAATAAGGAGAGTTTAATTTATTAGTACTGGTATCAGTCATATATTGATAATAAGTGTAACCTGTAAAATCATCTCCCAAATCTATACGGGTTTTATCAATTCTGGTAGAATCCATAGTATAATAAGTTTTATCTCTATGATAAATAGGCTCTGAAATAAAATCTTTACCACCATTTGTTAATTCATTTATATAATAATATTTACTACCATCAAATGGCTGAACTTTTACTTGTTCATATCCTTCTGAAGCAGTAAGTTTTCTTACATAATATTCCAAATCTTTATTATATTTTCCAGAAGCAACATCATATCTACTTCCATTCTTAACATAATATAAATCTGGTTTAAATTCGCCTTCAGATAAATCAATTCTCTCATATGTATAAGCACTTGCGGCAAGTGGTGTATAAGTATATTTCATATCACGACGATAATATTTATCATTGCTTACGTCAAAATAAATTGTATCATCATCGTTATTAGTAATATTCTCTTTCATTGCATCAAAAGTGTTATATGGTTGAATAATCATACCCATTAAGTCGTGTACAGAATTAATACAACCAGCTATAGTATTTACATTAGCTGTATTATAATAATTTCTTGGACAGTCTTGTGTTTTACCACTCTTCATTTTATATGTAAAGCCGTCTTTAACTAAACGTAATCCAGTTCTATCTTGGACAGCTCTTGCATCATACCATTCAACATCTGGATTTCTCTTTTGAGTTTTTTGAATAGCTTCATTTGTTTTTCTACCACCATAAACTAAATCCCAAACATCTGAAATAGCATCTCCAATAGATGGTAACATAATAGAAAGTTCTTGAGTATCTACTTCTGGTGTAGCAACACCATTATGGTTTGCATAAGTATTACCACTTAATCCAGTAGGAGCAATTGTGATACCTTCAGCAACAAAACCTTTGTCTTCTGAAGGAGAAACGTCTGGATCGACTGCTGGGTCTCTTCTGCCTCCAAGTCCAAGCTGATGTAAATATTTTCTATCCCAGCTTTTAGATACTTTATCAGGATCAAATCCATCTCTATTATAATATATAGCTGCATTAAGAACAGGTGGATCATTTTCTGGAGCTTTCTCAACCCAATCAATTCCACCAGTTTCATTATATTGAGCATAAAGAACCTTTTTAGAATTAGTAGTTTTATCAAACTCTGTTCTTGTCCAATGAGTATTTTCATCTGAAGGATATTCAACTCTACTATTTGAAGATAAAATAGTTGCGGCTATAGGTTTTCCTTCAGTATCATATTGAGGTACCTGTGTATCTGGTTCACTTGATCTTATTCTAAGTCCCCAAGTTGGTTGCCAATGAAGTTTATAATATACATTTGTACTATCTACATCAAAGTGAGGTCTCAATGGAACAATAGTAGGTGCATCTGCGGTAATGTCAAATGTTGGTACAATAGTATTTAACTCAGCTACCATTACATATTTTTCATAGCCTTTGTCTAATACCTTTTGCCAAACGGTTGAATCATAACCTCTACTTGTCTTATAATATTGTTTATCTCTGGTGAAATTAAGAGTAAAACTATCTTGAGATGAATCTCCTAAAGACTCCCATAAAGCTCCTGTAAAAGTAGTATATTGTTTTACAGGACGGCCTTGCTCATCTTCAGCCATCATAGTAATTACAAATTGCTCATTTCCAGTTGCAACCCAATATTCATCAGATAAAGAATCTTTTGGATCTTTATGAGTTCCACTATTTGCAACTAAATTATAAATTGGCTTTCCATCATCATTTAATTCACCTGGTACTCGAAGAACAGTTCCTTGTTCTATTAAATTATCTGTATATTTTAATTTACCATCAGCAATATCTTTTCTATCTTGCTCAGTAATACATCGAATAATAGTTGGGTTAACTGTATTTCCTTCTCCATCTTCTTTTTCACCAACAATAAAGTCGGCGGAAATTGATAAAGCGAAATCTTTATTTAATCCATCTGTTGTAATTTTATAAACCTGAGGAATACCAGATAAACTACCTTTAATATCTTTATCATATTCAACTAATACGTATCTACCTACATATACTCCATCATTGGCGACTTGTGTATCCATTTCATATCTACTTGGATAAGTGGCGTCAAATGAGAATTGTGTACGAGTAGTATTTGTTATATTACCATAAAATCCCATATATTAATCCTCCCCATCATCATAAATAAGATCTACAATTAATACTGCATTTGTTAGATTATTAATTTTCGCCATTGATTGAGCATCAAATTTAATACTTGTAATTTCAGTTTGATTGTTTAAATCAAGTTCAAAAATTCCTGTTTGTCCAATTAAAATATAATCTGTCTCAGGCGCATTGTTTAATAAAAATCTTGTTCCAGGTAATGCCTGAATTCCTAATTGAGAAATAGGAAAACAGTCTGCAAAAATGGTGCCATCAACAAATTTTGCCATTTCTGCAGTTTTTGGGGAGTTATTACTTGCATCACCTTTTCCAGCTTCCGCATCATTGTAGAAACGAAATTGTTTAACTTTATTTGCCATTTTTTATCTCCCTTACTCTTAAAATAAATTCTCAACTGCTTTTGTTGCGTTTATACTCATTGTTCCATTATATGTCAATGGAATAGTAAAACTGGAAACAATATATTCACCGCAAATACCACTATTATCATCTCTAACAAATATACGAGTATTTGGTTGTAAATAATAAATTGGTAATGTTGTCATTGAAATTGTTTCTGTGCAGTAAGAATAATTATATAATAGATTATCTAATTCATCTTTTGCAGATTTTCCTTGAGAACTAAATTTAAAAATATTACTGGATTGAGAAGGTATTTGAAGAAAACTATATCCTGGTTTTAAAGCTCTTTGTGAATCTAATGAACTTATATAATAAGTTTGATTAGGATTCCAATCTAAAGCTAAAGTATAACCACCAGAGCCATCGCTAATATAATAATAAGCCCCGTCCTCATAAAACATATCTTCTGTAATATTTATTTTAGTATACTCAATACTATTTTCATCTACATAGATAATATTAGGAGTTTCTCTAAAATAGATAGCTTTAACATCAGAATTATTTTCAGCTTTTGGCCGAGTTCCAACATTCTTAACGGAATATTGACTTAATTCACCCTCAGAATCTAAAAAATCAAACCAAAAATTTAATGCCTCTGGAGATTCTTTAATTCCATTATTCCAATATGTTGTTTTATCATATTCATCATCATACTTTTGATAATACTGCTTTTTAGGAATATAGGCTTCTCCTTTTTTACATTGATGAATATAATAATAATCTTTTGGAGATTTTTTATATACTGCTTCACTTAAAGAGCTAAGTGCTGTATATTCACCAGATAATGATTGAGTATAATATTGTCTACCTGCTACATAATCAACTTTTTGGTCACAGCGTACATAATAATAATATGATTCTGGCTTTTCATCATATTTTGTTTTAGTTGTATAAGCAATTTTATATGAACCTGTATAAAATGGATCATATAATTGTCTCCAAAAGCCATCCATGTCAGTATAATATTGCTCATATCCCGTATATCCATCAGGATAATACTTATTATTATTTTGACTTATCTTTACATAGAAATCATCATCATGCATATGTCTTTTATAATCTTTTGACATTTGATAAATTACTTCACGCCAATCAACTTTATGATACTTTTCATCTTTATTATCAATAGATAATTGCTCTTTTTTTAGTTCTGTTAATTCGTCTCCCATATCATGTTCATTAAAATAAAATCTTGGATTATAAAAATATACATTTTCTCCATTCTCAACATTCTCTTTTAAAAAATGTAAAAAAGTATGAGTATCAGCACAAGTTGCATATGGATACATAAATTTCTTTTTTATAACAGGTTGAACTAATTCTGTTATAATTTTTCCTTTACCATTATCATAAGATTCATAATATTGACATTCTCTTAAAACATCAGGATTTGGTTTTCCTGAACCATGAATAGTATCAATCTCAGTTTTCTTTATAACAATTAACCAAACACAATTTTCATCATCTGTAAAGGTTGGGAAATTCTTAGTTTTGCAATATTCATTTAATGAGCTTTCTTTAACACATCCAGATTCATCATTTCGAGAATACCACTTCATTGTTCCAGAAGGCTCAACTCCTGTAACAAGTTTATAATAATCATGCCAATCTCTAATATCCCACCATCCAGGAGTCCAACCTTGTACAGTCTTTTCTGGCTGAGTTAAGCCAACAGGTGTTGGATATTTAAATTTATAATTCTCAAGCTTTTCATAATCCTCTTCAGTAGTTAAACTCTTTATATCTTCTTTTAGTTTAGTATAATATTTATCTGTAAAAAATACTTCTCCTTCATATGTTTTATAATATAAAGGTTTCTTATCTATTGCATATCGTAAATGCACAGGTATCTCTGCTCCGCTGGCAGATGTTCTTTGTCCCCAAACAGAAAAATCATTTTTAAGATTTGATAAATCTGGAGCATTACTAAAAGATGTTACTATATTTGCATTTTCAAAATAATATGTTGCAGAAGATGTATTTGCGGCATTCTCTACATAAACATCACTGGTTGTATTATTCATAATATTATTCCAGGATGTTTGAACATAAGTCTTTTTCTTTTGAAAAATAAATTGTCCATCAATGTTATAAAAATATTCAAATTCTCCTAACATAGATACCAACTTATCAAGCATCTGTGTTACTGAACTTCCAACATCTAAAATAAGGTCGCCCGCATATGTTAAATCAGTTGGTTTATATCCAACTACATCACCATATTGAACTTTTATAACAGAATATCTTGTATCACTATTTTCAGTTCTAATATAAGTGGGTTCAATACTATTTCCCATATCAATAGAAATTCTTTGATCGAACTTAAATTTACCATCTTCAAAATTTTTAATTGGTTTCATAGTATCATATTCATAAAAACCACTTTGCGTTGGAGAAAAGAAAAGTTGATTTACAACGTCCATATCTAAATTCATTAAAAGATAAAAAGGATCTTTTTGACGAGATTCCATAAGCTCAATACCTATATCATCAAGGTCATTAATAATAATATTTTCAAAAGGCTCCTTTGCATATTCATGGACTGCTTCACGAATTATATCTTTAATTAAATAATCATCTGTGGTAATTGTACCATCTGCGGCAATCGTGTCATATTTACCAAAGTCAACCGATAATGCGGTAATTGCGCCACCCACATCTCCATTCAGCATACACATTTTATCTTTACCTTGTAATGAGATAGTATATGAGCTGGTAGATTGAGATGTGCTAAAAGTAGATATTACATAGTGTCCTTCTGGAAACCAAATTATCTCTGGATAATTAATTGTATCTATAGTATTTTTAACGCCAACTTTTAATTCAAATTTTGTATTTAATCCCCAATAGTAATTATGAATATTAAGTTCACTGGCTACCATTGTCATAGAGCATGTGCGGCGAACCGCAGAAGTTCCATTTACTGAAATGGAACCCTGCGTTATTCTACCAGTAATCTCCTCTATTGGATTTTCATCAAAATCTAAAGCTATAACCTTAGCGTAAATTTCTCGTGTACTTTGTTCATCGAGTTGTTTTAAAAAATCTTTGTTTAATAAAGGATCTTTCATGATATAATACCGTTCGCCTCCTTATACTCTGTAATTGTTTTATTTAAAAGGATTAAGAATTTTTGATATGCTAAATCCCTTTCTGCTTTAGCTTGAACAATGCTATCTCTTGTATTATTATGATTCTTATATTCCTCCAAAAGCTTTGATTCAGCCGCTTTATAATTTAATTTAGCATCTATAAGTTCTTTACTACCAGTCTCTTCAAAAGTATAAGTTATATCTTGTTTTGAATAACTAATATAAGCAATAACACCTCTATTTATCATTAAACTTTTTATAAAAGAACTATCTTGAATATCAATAGGCATTATTTCATCAAACACATTAACCTCTTCATCATCAATGGTAGCAGTAAAAGTATCATATCCAATAGCAAAGAAATCTTTTAAATCTCCATCTATTGCATATCCAGTATATGGAGCAAATGTATCATTATTTGCTTCTATATAATAGCCTTCATTTGGGAATTTCTTTGCAACACGTCCTCTTCTATGACGAATATAATATATTGCCCATGGATCTAATGTTGCTAAATCAATAGGAACTCCTGTACAATACATATCATTATAATATTTAAGCGAAGCATCTGGAATAAACTTATTTTCTTCTTGACCTTCTTGCGGTTCAGTATATTCAACATCTACATATATATCTCGCAAATCTCTTCGTTGAAGTTTTAATGAATAGGTATTTAATACTTCTGTTTTAATATCTTCAATTAATTCAAAAATATCTTTAGTAGTATAAAGCTGACCATATTTATCAACTAATTTCTGTTGCTTATATCTTTCTCCAATAAATTGTCTAACTGGAACATCGACAATTTGAACATCTTTAATAGTTCCAAAGATAGTAATAGACCTTGTCTTATAACTATATGTAAATAAACCATTCATATCTTGAGTCCAATCAAAACGAACGTTTCTAATAGGACGATCAGGAAATTCTGCATAATAAGAACCAGTAGCACCGATAACAAAACTCTGTCCATCAATATATACTTTACTTCCAGGAGTCATCTCTGTAAATGAGATTGAATAAGCTGGATAAGAAAGTAACTGCGGTTTAGGCTTAGTTTTATCACCTGCATCTCTAAGAACGATTGTTTTCCATCTTGTTTGCATTGAAGTATCCTCATTTGCGTCTACTAATCCATAGTGTCTTAAATTAGTAATATTAAATTCTGCTATTTCATATGCGCTACATGAAAAAGTATGTAACATTCTGCTCAATCCATCTTGCGGACTAAGTGAAACATTCATTAATCGTACAATATAATTTCCTTCAGCAGGAGATCGAAAGATTTTCGGTTTTCCATTATTTAACCAATCTAATACCTTATTTTTAAATAGGCGTTCCGCAGTTATATTTTCTTTGGTTAAATTAGCATTCATATCTTCTGGTTTTAAATCGCCCAATTCTTCTTTTTTCATAAATAATTCTACATTATCCATTTGATAAGAAATAAGCCCAGAAATAGAAAATTCTTTATAGTCTACATTTCCATTCCTTGATATAAAAGGATATTTACTTCCAATTGTATCCATTTTTGACTCAAGTAAATCTTTTTTATATGTAGATACTTTTGGATTAAAACGAATATTAAGTTGACGTTCTCCATCATATAAAAACATATCTTCAAAATCAACTGGAACATTATTTGAAATAATTCTATCTGAATAAATTCCATTAGAATTATATTGCTGTAAAGAATATCTATATGTTGCACCTTGCTCAATAGTACAGTCCAAAAGAGACCATTTTTCTGGTGGCACAGCTTGTAAATCAAAGCGTTTAAATTCCTCCCAAGCATAACCATTCAAATTACTTGAACGAGATACTACAAATGCCCCTGATATTACTGCATCATACTTATCATCAAGAGTTACTTTAATATATCCTTCATCCGGCATTAAAGTTGCAACTAAATCAGTTTTAATTTCTGGACTAACTGAACGACGTTGCATAATTCTGTAGAAAGGTGTATTAGCAGTTAAACCATTTACAGACTTAATTGAATATTTTAAAAAATATGTTTTATCTAATTCAAGATCTTGCGGCACAGAGAAAGTATCATGTGCTTCATAATTTAAATCATCTAATGTAGTATTATGAATTATTTCTCCAGTATCTTGAATAACATTTTTTTCATAGTCATATAATCTAAATCTACTACTATATAATTTCTCTGTAGTATCTCCACCTTTTTGACTATATACACCTGTATAAAAATAATTATGTGAATTAATTCTACCGAATTTAAGTCCACTAATTTGTATTGAGGGAGCTGTCGTATATTTAGCAACTCCTACTGTAGAATAATAACCAACAATTCCATCTTTTCCTATATAAGCAAGTTGAAATTTATAATATTGCCCCACTGAAAAATCTAAAAAGCTCGCATCAAATGTTGCATAATAGTCGTCTTCCATATTATAAGAAGATGTACTGCTATTTGTAGTTTTTATAGCACCTTTTACAACTCCACTTACAGTTTTTATTTTTAAAGCAAAACCTCCAACTTCACTTTTGGAAACTGCTTTATTCATAGAAAATGGGACTGTTATAAGAACAGTCCCATTATCATTACAAAAAGCTGGAATTGTCCCATTAATGTTTGGTGGGTACAATTTAGCCATTTTTTATTACTCCTCTACTTCATCCTCATCATCATCTGCAATCATATAGGAAATTGCAGCAATCTGATTTGCAGTTAAATCAATATCATCAAACCAATCAAGCTCTAACATATTTGTTTTAACATCCTGTGTTAAATCAAATAAGTCATTAAGTTCTTTCTGAACTTGTTCTTGAACACTCTTATCGAACTTATACTGATTGTTTTCTTCATCTTTCTCGCCGTATTTATCAAAAATCTCCATACGAGACTTTTCAATTTCCTGAGCGAGTTCTGTCATTTTCTTCATATTCTTCTGAATATAAAAACCAACTTTAACTGGAAGATTCATATCAGTTGTAATATTTTCCATTAAAGCTTGAGCAGTTGTATAAATTTCTAAATTTGTTAAAGTGATATTTTTTGTTGCCATAATATATTCTCCTTTTACTCATCCTCAATCATAAACAATAATGCTTGCATTTGTTTTGAGGTTAATTGTATATTTTCTAAATCCTCTAATTTAATAGTATGGATTTTTACTTCTTGTTTAATTTCCATCAAATCATCTAACTGTTGTTGAGTTGATTCAATTTTATCTTCATCTATTTGAAAAGAATTACTCTCTGAAATATATTTTCCATTTTGAATACAAATTTTTTGTTTTAGATTCTCAATTTCTTCACTTAGTTCTAATAAAATATTAAAATTTTTTTGAATCGCAAAATTTACTTTAATTGGTAATACTATGTTTTCATTAATTAAATTTTCATTTAATAAAAAATAAAAATTATAAATTTCTTTATTAGTAAAAATTCTAATCATAATTGCCCTTTCTTTTTCTATTAACTTATTACTGATGAGCTCCATTCAGAACCTAATACTCTCATTTTGACTTTTCTACTTAAGAAATATGTATAGGATCCACCAACTGTTACACTTCTTGCTGGAACACTATGAGTATGAGATGGTACTGATATAGATAAACTAAAACTGCAATTTTTTCCAGTCGAATCTTTAATCCAACCTCCTACGCCAGGGCTACTACTTCCACCAGATCCAGTTTCTCCGCTATCAGCAGTTAATGATTGACCACTATTTAAACATACATATGATCCTGACTTATGTCCTACATGTTCAAATTCAATTGTTTCAGCTGTTAATGTATCGCTACCAACTTGTAGTCCTCCACATTTAATATTTCCTGATACATCAATACTACCACCAGTAATTTTAGCTCCTTTAATAGTTCCACCATCAATGTTTCCACCTTTTATAGTTCCACCAGTAATTGTACTACCATTAATAGTAGCTCCAGTTATAGAACCTCCAGTTAAAGCTCCTACTTCAGCAGATTGAATTTTACAATTTGTCAACGTAGCTTTTAAAATTTTAGCTGAATTTAATTGAGCTCCATTGGCAGTGACTTGTCCAGAACTGGTTACAACAAAACCTATTTTATCATTCTCACTTTGTTTATAAACCGCATAAGCGTTACCTTGTTTTTCTAATTCATCAAAATTATTAGGTCTATCACTTTGTTTTTTAAAAGTATGCGTTTTAGCATCTAAAACCATATAATAATCTACACTACTGGTTGTAATATGTCCAACTTTAATTTCACCTTTAGCTAATAATTGAATTCCATGTCCGTTTGGATCAGTAGGATCATAACTGTATATACCTCTTTCAAAACCTGTTTGACTAATAAGATACCAACCAGCAATTCTACCACTATTTGCCTCTATATAATCAGCTTCTACTTTTCCATCCCAATGAACTTTAAATCTTGTACCAACTTGAAGGGGAATTGTACTTTCATTACTATTAATTTTTAATGTATATCTTTGAGGTTTTCCGTCTTTATCAGTATAAGGATGATAAGCAGTAATATTAAAATTATATGCAGTAATTCTATTATTACCTAAATCAATTCTTACTCCAGCTTCCGAACCAACTTTAGAGCTATAATTTTTTGATTGTAAATAAAACTGGGCTTTATTATCTGCACTTTTTGTATTTGTAATATATACTAAAGTTTTTGATGCAGATGTTTCATCGTCTGGATCTTCTCTGGCTTTAATGAGTAAAAATGGCTTTCCACTACTACTCATTTGAATACCTTGATTTTTTCTAACAGCTTTTAAATTGAAATCATAAGAAGTAATTTTACCATTTGTTAAATTAATTTCCGTACCAGTTTCATCATGTGTATTATAATCTAAAGAACGCATTCTTTGAATTTTATTACTAAAATATAATAAATTATTAACATGAGTTACATTTCCAGAATCATCCTTTTTAACACCATGAATTACAAAATAAGGATTTCCGCTATTTGTATTTTCACTATTTAATTTAACATAGGCTCCAGTAGAAGCATCTGTTGCAGTAAGGGTAAAATTAAAAGCATTTAATTTACCTTTCATTAAATCAAAATTTATACCTCTACCATATTCAATTTCTTCTTCAGGAAAATCATCATCTTCAGCATTTGTTTTTTCAGCAGGTACAGATAATGGTCTTTTTGTATAATTATGAGATTGAAGAAAATATTTTTTCTTGCCCGCATAAAAAATTTCTGTACCTTTTTTATTTGTCTTTTCCATATCTTGGTCAAGCTCATCTGTTGAATCTGAATTATCTCCTGCGGAACTGCGTACTACAAAATAAGCTCCGTTACCTTCTTGTCCATCTTTTCCGCCCGCAGATGGATCTATTTTAATCATAGAAGTAGAATCTAAGCCATATGTTTCAAGAATACCATTATCAAGGTCAATTCTCATACCAGCCTTTTTAACATCTGTAGGTTCATCCTCTTTACCATTATAAAACTTCTTCATTGATGCTAAAAAATGTTGACTCTGAATAGTACCTGAATTACCATCAATTAAGATTTGACCTTTTCCAGATTTACCAAAGAATGCACGTCCATTAATGTTTAATCCAAAACTTTTTTGGCCCGCATTGAATCCATATAGTCCAATTCCACTATAATAATCTGCTAATGCTTTTACGCCTTCTTCAGTATCAAAAGCTGGAGATAAATCTCCCATTAAAACACCATTAAAACGATTTTGAGAATCCTTTTTTCCTGCTCCCATCATCGTTGATAATATTGTACCATTTTCTTCATCGAAAGTCAAACTTCCATCCCAAGAATTTAACAAACTTGAAGAAAAAACATTCTGATAAATATATAATGGTTGAATCCATTCTAATTGGATACCTGAACTACCAAAAGAAAAACCAATAACAGAAACTTCTTTTCCATTGTCTTGTAAAAACATAGAAGGTGGAATAAGTTTATGATCAGAATCAAGTGTAGGATAATATTTTAAATTAGTTGCTCCAGTAGCAGAACTTCTTGTATCTTTTCCAAAAGACATCATCCAATTAATATTTTCTACAGATGAAGTTTTTTTATCAGCATAATGATATATTACATATGGGTCTTGATAATATTTTGGATCAACTCCCGATGTATTATAAGAAACTCTTGTAGCTCCATCAAATGTAGTGTATTCGTCTGTTCTTCTAACTGGAATTGGTAAATAGGTATATAAAGAAATATCTATACCTTTCTTATTATTACCAGTATTTTCAACTAATTTATCTACTTCAACTTTTCCATCAACAGTCTTATCTTCACTATCTGAATTATCATATTTCTTCAAATTTTGAATATTAACTGCATTTGAAACTTTACCTTGTAAGATAAAATAGTTCAAATCTTCCATATTATGACTATTTAAAATTAATTTAACCGCACCAGTTTTCTCATCTTTTTCGCCAATTTCAATGGCGTTCTTTTTATTTGCTTCATAATAATCACCATTAAAACTATACCATTGATAAGATATTTTACTAATATATTTTTCAGTCACATCTTTATTTTGATAATCATATACTCTTGGAATAATAGTTACACTATCTTCTGAACTGGTAATAGCAGGTTGCTTATTATCAAATTCAAGAGTAAAAGTAAAATCTGTTCCATTTGTTCCAACAGGTCCAAATACCATTGAAAATTCTGCTGTATAAGTTCTATTATTTTTTGTAATAGTACAATATACAGTATTATTAATTGCGGACTGGGTATAATATTCTTTTATTCTAAAATATTGCTGTGTTGAGTCCGCTTCTTCTGTACCTGCAGCTTTATTTGGTTTAACTCCATAGCGAGTAATTTTAAAATAACTATCTTTGATTTCAACTTGAGTTCTATTCTTTTGATAGTAAACTTCTCGCTCGTCCCAGTTAGTTACTTTTGTGTATTCTTTAGTAGTATTTGAATATGTATAATAATCGACTGTTTTTTTATTCCAATCTTCTTGAGTAACATTTCCAACCTTATCATAAAAACTATAATCAGTATTCTCTGTTGGATGATAGATCATTGTATTCTCTAAAGGAATTGACCAAGTAATCTTTTCTGCGGTATCGAGTTCTGCAACACCTGATACAATAGATGTATATTTAGCAGTTAATATTCTTGATTTAGTGGCTTCAGAAGAACTCATAATCTGACCAGAATCATTGTAAATACGATAAACTCCATTGTACCCGCCTTCACCATCATCGCAAGTGATAGTAAGACCTTTAATTAAATCTATTGTATTTTCATCTGGAACCATATTTTCATTTTCAAATTTTAAATCTTTACTAATATAATCATGTATTTTTTCTAAATAAGAATTTTTTAAATTGTCTAATTTTTCTTTTTCTTCATCAGTTCGTTTATCTTCCGGTTTATTTTCAATCTCAAGAATATCTTCATCATTAGCTATTAAATAATTATTAACATATTCTCTTGACATACATTCTACAATAACCCTAAACATTTCAAAAGACTTTTTAGGATTAGGAGAATACTCTAATTCAAATTTATTTTTTTGTTCCACCATTTCAACCCAAAAAGCACCCGCTATTTTATCGGTTACACCTTGAGTTAAATCATATTTATACCAATGGACTATTGCCCCTGTTGGAATATCTTCTGCTTGTGCGACAGATTCAAAACTTCTTGTTTTTTCATTCTCGCCAGTTGTTTCATGAACCCATCTAAGAATAATTTTCTTTTTATTTAATTTATTTAATTGTTCAGTATATAATTCTGTCTTATCTAAATCTTCTACTGTAAAAGCTTGTTTAGTATTATCTTTCTGATGTTCAATTTCGCTTTGTTTTGCTAAAGCTTCTTTAGTTTCTGGGGTCAAATGTTCTGCATACTTTTTTGAATCAAAAGTATATAATAAAACAGTATCTTCAGTAAAATCTTCTAAAGAATAACCAAAGCTAACAAAAGGTTCTGAAACAAAAATATCATCAAAATTAGAAGGAGCTAATAAATTTTTACTTTTATCATAAAAATTTTTATCCTGATAAAGAACTACTCTAACACGAGTAATATTTACATCAGGGTCTAAATCAAATAAAAGTTTTTGTTCAAAGCCAACTTCAAATTTATATGGATCTCCAATCATACTGGAAGAATCTAATTTGAACATATACCAATCTTCGACAGTTTGCTCTGCGGTATTTTTCTTTTCGCCAAGAATATCTATTCTAATACCATAATTACCAAGAATAACATTTCTTGTAGATAAATAGTTCTTAAACTTAGCTTTAACAAGCATTTTCTTATATGCTTTATATTTAACGCCCTCATCTTTTTTGGTATCATCTTTTTCTTCTTCTAATTTTTTATTAAAATTATCTCCACTATCCCAAATAGTTATTTGAGTTTTTTCTCCATTAGCAATAATACCAGTTTCTCCAATAGAGCTGGAAATTAAATTTTGTGTAATATCTATATAACTTTTTTCTGGGTCATTAGTATTATAATCTTTTCTATCTTGATCATAACGCCCAGTAATTAACTTTTTATTATTATAATCTCCATTAGGAATATTGACATAAACAGAGGCACCATTATTGTATTTCGTTGATTCAGAATACGCTTTAAATGTAGATGAACCATCGGTAACAGTATATTCACCTTGCTCACTTTTTGAGTCATCAGTAATGGAGCATTTTACAGTTTTATCAAACTGTAAATTTTTAACTTGCTGAGCCGCTATAATATCCATAGCATCAAATAATTTTTTAATGTTATCATCTATAGTAGCTTGACTTCCATTCTCTGTTGCCATATTTAACTCCTTTCTCTCCAATTTCTATTATAACATAAATTTTTATCCAGGTCAAGTGTTTTTAATTGCCCAAAATAAAAAATAGGGATGAATCAAATGATTCATCCCTAAAAAACAAATTAACGTTTACGATTTGCATATTGAGAAGCAAGATTAACAACATTATCAAAAGCTGAAAGAATTTCATCTTTATTAGTTGCATTTGGAAATTCTGCGGTAATATGAACATTTTGTTCAAGAACACCATTATCTTTATTTACTGATGCGGCAAATAAAGAACCTAAACCTCCACTTGCACTCATTGCATTTAAATCAATCATATCTGAAATCTGACGAACTATATCTACAGTTTTTAAGAAGTTCTCAGTGTCGTCTTTATTAAGAACAATTTCTTTTTGATGTAACATAGCAAAACGACCTTCACCACTCCAATCACCTGTATATCCACCAGTATCAAATTTACCATAACTATATTTACTTCTTACTTCAAAACGTTTATCCCAATACTTATTATATAACCAACCATTTTCAGCTTTTGCATTAATAATAGCTTGGGCTCCAGATACGCCTTTTTCTTGAAGTTTTCTCGCTCTTTCTGGGTCATCTCCCCATCCAGAATGATCTCCCCAAATCCAAATTGCGGCAGCTACACCTTCAGCTTTATCTGAATTATCTTTTTTCTTCTTTTGCTTCGGTTGTTTTGGAGTATCGCCTTTATTGCCTCCTCCACCAGTATCTCCATCGGAACCTTTATTATCGCTTGTAACAGCTTTAAATTGAGAATGAGCTTGAACTACTTTTAAGAAAGACTCATATAATTCTTCATTTGATTTAACAATTGCCTCAATAGATTCACTATATTGGTCTTCAAATGCTTTAACGGATTCTACTACAGTTTCAAAATCAGAATTAATCTGTGATGCAGTATCATCCATTTCAGTTCGTAAATTATCTGAATCAGTAGTCATTTGAGCAACATCATTACTCATCGTATTAGCATAATCATCCATAGTTGTTCCAGCTGCTTCCATAGCAAGCTCATTTTGAGAAGCATAATCATCTGCGGCCTGACCAACTTGACTATACATATCTTTGGCAGCTTGATTCCAATTATCTTGGAGGTCTTCCATATTCTCATATCCAGTAGCAACAGATAATTGAGTTTGACTAAAATCGCCAATATATTTTTCATCTGCCATAGCTTTGTTATCAGTTAATTCACCATAACGTTTTACGTCATTTTCATACAAATCAGTATTATTAGATAAAACATTATTCATTTGTGAACCATAATAACCAAGCTGTTCTCCATAATATTTTTGTAAATTAGCTAAAGCATCTTGATATTCTTTAGAGCCAACTTCATATAGTTCAGATAATTCAGCAATCTTTTCAGCTTGCTCTTGCTCCATCTTTATCATATTTTCCTGTAAAGTATTAATATACTCTGCATTCATTTGTTGCATTTCATGAAGCTTATCTTCATATGACTGTTCTGCTTCTGCTACTTGTTGTTCATCTGCGGTATATACATAACTGAAATTACCCTCTGAATCTTTAGTCATGCGGACTTGTGATTTAGCATTTTGAGCATCCTCTAATGCCATTTCCGCAATCTTTAACTCATAACGTTTTTGTAAATATTCGAGGTCATATTCACTCATCTTTTTACTATCAGATTGTAATCCGTTGATTTCTTCTTGTAATGAAGCTAATTCTCTTTTGGCTTTAACATTTTTTGTTTCATCAATAGACTTATTAATATCACGAGTTAATTTAGTTAATTGATAAATTTTTTCATATTGAGGAACATATTCTTCTTCAAGGGTCTTGTTTTGATCCCATTTTTCTTGAAGTGCGGCAATGCTACCTGTTAATCCACCAACTTTGGTTGAAAAATCATCAACCATATTATCAACATTATTATCAAATGCATCTCTGGCTGCTTGCAAAGCATCTTCCCAGTTAGACATAAAATCTTCTTGAGCATTCTGTAGTTCATCTTCCATATTTTTAATGGATTCATCCCACATTTTTACATCTTCTTTATGACCAGCTTTCATAGCCTTATCTCTTGCGGCTTGAGCTGCATCAAGTTGCTGTTGAATCGAATCCATTTTAGTCTTACTTTCAGCTAATAAATCTGTTGCTTGTTTTACTTTATTAGCATTGTAAGTCTTCATCATTTGAGATGTAATACCAAGAGATTTTTTACCAACAATATCGACAATATTACCATATGATTCAGTCATTGTCTGAATATGTTTTTGTTTGTCAATAAGACGATCCATCTTATCGACGCCATCTTCAAATGCATCATCCATCTTTTCAAATACTTGTTGTCTTGCTTCACGAAGCTTTTTATTTATATCCAAAAGATTAGACATTACATCTTGAATCTGTTTCATCTCATCATCAGAGAAGTTTTCCTTTGATAATAAAGCAATAGTCTTTTTATCTCCTGCGGCCATCTTGGCAGCTAAATCGCCCTTGCCTTCAAGATTCTTATGATTACCGTTATTAAACATATCATTTAAACCTTGAAGATTAATCTTTCTTTCATCAAGTGCATTTTGAGCTGTGTCACCGAGAAGTTTTATAGCCTCTGCCGCATCATGCGCACTATCATCAACTTTATCTAATAAGTATTCAAGATATTCAAGTTTTTTATCATTAACTTCAATTTTAATCTCCATAATATATTGAGTCTTTTCAAATCTTTGGTCATATAATTCATTTTCAGCATCAATAACATCTTGAGCCTTATCAGCGATTAATTCATTGGTTTCTTCATACTGTTTTAACCAACCTGTAAAACCTTCATATTGCTGTTTAGCAGCTTCAAATTGAGCCTTTGCAGCTTCATCCTCTGTAGTATGACTATTAAATTCTTTAACTGCCGCATTATATTTCTTTATAGCAGCTTTCATTAATTCTTCATAATTAGTAATATTACCATCTTTATCAAACAAAGCACTTTTTCCAAGATAATTTTGAGCTCCAGAAGCAACAGTTTGTTGATTACCATTTGAATCTGTATATTTAGTTTTTCCATTTTGAAGTCGTTTTTTATCTATTGCTAAATTCTTTTTTGCGGCTTTTAAGTATTCTTTTTGCTTTGCAATAATTTGTTTCTGTTTAGCTATTTCTTGATCCATTAACTTAACTTTAGAAGTTCCATAAGCTCTATCTTTTGCTTTTGAAATTTTATCATATTGTTTAGTTAAAGATTCAAGTTGCTTGCTAATAGTATGATAACGTTCGATTTCATCTTTATTTTTTTTGGTTTGCTCGGAATTGTTGCGGGCAGGTCTTCCGCCTCCTCTTCCTCCGCCTCCTCTTCCTCCACGGCCTCTTCCTCCACGGCCACCACCGCCGCCGCCGCTTCCTCGAGAACCACCTCCATTAGAAGAGTTTTTATATTTAAAACCACCACCAGATGCTTTATTAGCAGATTTTACTTTTAAAGAAAAACCGCCTGCCGCATTAGTATCTTCAATGGCTTGAGGCTGAGCACTATATGTAATAGATGGTACTTGAATAGTTTGATTACTAACTTTTCCATCTCCTGCTACGACTGGTTCTGTAGCAGATTGATAAGTAATATTTGGGACTAAAGAATTTACTGTTTTTTGGACAGGTTCTTTCTTTTGAACAGTTTCCAATTCAGCATCAATACCCATTGAAGCTAAATAATCTGTCGCTTGTTGAGCAGTCATACCAGCTGAATTTACTAAATCTTCCAACTGACTATAAAAGTTTCCAGTATCAAGAGAAGCTCCAACTTCAATATCTTCAAAATTCATCGCGTCCATAGCCGCTTCAACAGCAGCTTTTTCATCGAAGAAATTTGTATCATCAAGACTTAATTGAGCTTCAATATCTTGTTGCATACGATCTTGTAATTCTGCATAAGCTTCTTCTGAACCGTTAGCAGCTTCTTTTAATAATTCAAGATTATCTGCACTTGTTAAGAAAGCATCTGATAATGAACTTCCATCAATATCAAACATATCGCCATAGATATTAGCTAATTCTTCACCAATTTCAGCTTGTTCTTGCAAATCATCTGCATTTAAAGCATCCATCCAGTCATCATAATTATCAGTAATATCTTCAACTGCACTATCATAACGAAGAATAGCTTCAGCAGTTTTTCTGGCTTGTTTTGCATTATCTTTTAATGAATCACTTAAATCATCTACTTGATCACAATTTTCTTGTAGATGGTCCGCTAAATTATCCAAAGCATCAGTATCTACATCTGAATCAACTGTATTTTGTAATTCTTCAAATTTTTTATTAAAAGCATCAACATTATCTCCAAGAGAACCATTATCCCACATCTCTTGAAGTTCTTGAGTCGTTTCAGCTGTACTGGCTAATTTTTCTGCCAACCCTGATACGTCATAATTTGCACCCATAAAATTATTAAGAGTATCATATAATTGTTGTAATTCTTCTTGAGTGCCATTTTGACATAAATTATCAAGGGCTTCTTTAGAGTAACCTAATTGACTACAAAGATTTGTAGCATTAGTATCTTGCATAATACTATCAAGGCCTTGTTTCATTGAATCAAGACTCTCTGTATCTATATCTCCTAATAAATCTTTAAGATTTAATCCTCCATCTGCTGGATTAGATACAGCTTGTTGCCAAGATGCCAAAGTTTGCATTTGTCCAATAATGCTGGATAAATCCATTCCTTGAATAGAATCAAAATCTGCTGTCCAAGCTTTTGTTTTATCATCTACATCTATTAAATAATTTGATAATTGCGGAAATATTTGCAGTAATGGAGCTATATCATCTGTCTTAACGGTTTCTCCTGCTTTAGCATCCTGTAAGCTGGATAATTGATCAAAATTAGCAGCAACACTGGACATATCTATCATTGTTCCGTATGAAGCTCGCATTGCCGCTTCAAAACCTTGCCAAGCGTCTGAAGTCGTATCAACTGTAATACCTAAATCAGATAAAGCTGAAGAAAGATTACTTATAGATTCATTATCTGTCCAGTCAGTATCTAAAATAGCTTGTAATCCATCTTTAATCTTATCTGCATCAGCATCTCCTAAAGCTGATTGAAGACCAGACATAAAAATAAGTCCGCTTTGTTCTCCCAATGGGCCAAGTTCCATTTTATCGACAATATCTTCAACACCAGATGCTAACCCAGTAGACATTTGATCTTTAATATTTTCAGATAAATCTTTAAATCCATCTATTTTATTTATTGCATCAAAAGCCTGATTATTTTCTTCAAGACTCTCTCCAAAAGCTTTAACATACTCATCTGCACTTTCATGACCAAGATTTTGAGCCATTTCGTCTGTGATACCTAAATCTTCTGCAGTAATTGTACCTTGTGAAATTGCATTAGGAGTAACACCGCTATCTTTTAAAGCTTGATTTTGAGAATATGAAATATCTGAAAGATTCTGATTTATTCCAAAAGATTGAACTGCATCATTTACTTGACGACTTTGAGCATCAGTAATAGAATCAGAAGCCTTTTTTGCAAAAGCCTGAATCGCATTGCCTGAATCTTCTAATGACTGTATGAAGTTATTCTCCATATCATTACTAAAATCTTCTACTGCGGCTTTACTACCCTCAAAATCAATAATATCTTGCTTATTTACAGTTTCTTTTTGTTCTTCGCCATTAACTTTATAGCTGGAAATATTTCCTTCTTTATCCTTTTTAATTTCAGAAATTACTCCATCAATACCTTTAACTTGTTGTAAATAATCTTTTAGATATTGTTGATAATTATCATCATAATTATTAGAAGCCTCTTCAATTTTTTCTTTTACAAAATCGCCATATTGCTCTCCTGCTCTGGAAAGAAATTGAGAACTATCAGACATTTTTTGAACATAATCTGAATTTGCTAATAATTGAGCTGCCATAGCTTGATTATACTGAGTTTGTTGAGCTTTAGCATCATTTTGAGCAGAAGTTAAATCATTTTCAGCATTTGTTAATTTTGAATTTGCATCTACATAATTTTGATTTGATTCAGCATATTGAGAAACGGAAGAGTCTAAGGTATTTAATATATCTGACATCCTGGAATTAAAATCATCATTAAATTCCTCTGTTCCATCTGTGGCTTCATGTTTACCAATACCTAAAAAGCCATTTGAAGCTTCTTGTGCGTATCCACCGTTATCACGAATATAATCTTTTTTCTCTTGAGAGCTGGCCTTACTATCTTTATAAAACATATCTGTATCATTGTTAATGCCTCTATCTTGAGCCATTTTTAATAATACAGCTTGTTCAACTGCAGATTTAACAGTTTCACTATCAATACCTTTAGTAAAAGCATCTTCAAGAATAGATGAAATTTCGTCTGCACTAAATAAATCACCATATTGATTAAGAAGATTATCAATAAGATCTTGTTTAGTATTATCAAGAGCGGTTTTTGCTTCATCAGCTTTTTCTTGTATTTCACTATTAGTATCTTTAGTTACTGCATTTTGATCGTTGCTTTCTCTAATTTTTGCTTGATATTGTGCGCCTTGAACAGCCAGTTGATTTTTTTCTTGCTCTTCTTTAACTTTATCAAAACCTTCTTGAGAAATAGATGGTGTTCCATTTTTATCATATTGAAGATATTTAGCTAAAGTAGGATATTTTGCTATTAAATCATTAACAGATTCTTGAACCGCAGACATCTGAGTTGCCCACTCTTCTGTTCCTTGAGTACAATTAGCAAGGGCTTCTGTGACAGTAGTATATTTATCAAAATCAGATTCAATTTCAGAAGCTTTTGTTTTAGCATCTTTTAATGCGGAATTAAAATTATCAACTTCTTTTTTAGATTTTGCTAAATTATCTTCTAAAGAAGTATCTCCTTGAGAGGCTTTTATAAAAGCATAAACACCTGCTGTTACTGCTGCTAATGCACCAACTAAAATAGCTAAACCTGCAATAATTGCACCTATAGGATTAGCACTCATTGCTGCATTTAAACCAACTTGAGCAACAGTTGCAGCATTTAAAGCTCTTGCTTGAGCATAATTTCCAGTTACAGTAAGACCTATTTTTACTAACATTAAAGCTAAAGTTTTTCCTAATGCAGATTCAGCTACATTATGAGCAATAGCTACTGCAGTGGTTTTTAAATGAGCCTCTTTTAAAGCGGTAAATCCCATAACAATAGAAGGTATTGCCATTGATAATGACATCATAATACTTGTAGTTTTTTCCCAAGCTGACATATCAGGGTCTTTTACAGTATTAATAATTGATGATAAAGAATTAAAAGCAAACATCAATGAAGTTACTCCTTGAGCAGCTTTAACCAATCCATCAGACCATTTTAAACTACTATTTCCACTTCTGTTTAGAGTTCCTTCTGTTCTTTCTACTCCAGCTCTATAATTTTCATTTGCTTGATTAGCTTCATTAGTAGCCACAACGGTTTCATGCAAAGTATTAACATAATTTCTTGCCGCTTGATCATTTTCAATATCTCCAGTAGCGCCTGTTAATGACGCTAAATTACCAGTTCCACCTTCAACATCATTTTTAATAGCAGCTTTAATTTTAGTTAATTTTTCAGAAGTTAAATCAGCCTTATTTCCTAAAGTAGTTATTTCTTCTCCTGCTTCTCTTAAAGCTTCATGAACTCCAGTTTGACTTGTTTCAGTATCTTTAGCTGATTGAGATAATTTTTTAAGAGAACCATCTAAAGCCTGAAATTCTTTATCTGTTAATTGCTGTCCATTTCTTAATTTAGTCATTGCAGCATCTAATTGATTAATTACTTCAACGTCTTCTTCTAAAGCCTTTTTTTGTGAAATAATTTCATCTGTATTAACTGTGAATTTTGGAATTTCATTCCCATTTGAATCTTTTCGAGCTGGCTGAGAAGATTCCTTAATCTCTCTTTGATAAGCTCTTTCCATTAAAGCATCATTTGCATTAGATCTTTTTTCTTTTACAGCGTCTGCCTCTTTTTTCTTTTCAATCGCTATTTGACCTAAAGCGCTTTGTTGATCCAATAGCTCTTGAGTTACGAGTTTTTCAGCTTCACTCATCTCTTGAGATTTTTGGATTAATTGATCTTTTAAATTAAGCTCATCTTGAAAAACCTGAATTCTCATTTGACCTTCTTGAGTTACAGTACCCATTTCAGTGTCAGTATTATATCCAGCCATTGTTCTTGCAGAATCTTGTAAAAATTGACTTCTATTTTGTTCTTGTTTTTCTTTTCCGATTTTAGTTGCCATATTCAAACTATAAATCATATTAGAAAGACCTTCACTTAATTGTTTTTGAAAAACACCTATTAAAATAGAACTTAATCCACTTAATACTCCTTTTAATCCACCGGCACTATCTACTATTTGATCTACTAAATTAAGAATAGAAGTTAATCCATTTAAAGCCCCTTTAAATGCATTTTCATCTAATAAATCATTATAGATTTCTTCCCAAGCGGCACGAACTCTTTTTTTTGCACCTTCCCAAGAATCTGCATAAATTTCAGCTTGTTCCTCAAGAGTTCCATCTGCTGTCTCAGCAAATCCAAGATTTTGCTTCATATCATCCCAATTATCCATTAAAGATATAAGCTTTGTATATTGCATGGTACCTGCGGCAGTTTCTGCAAAAGCCATTTTTTGAGCTTTTGTTAATCCATCCCAACGGCCCGCAGTTTCATCAAGGATGGTATCCATATCCTTCATTTCACCATTAACATCAATAATATCAACGCCAATTTTCTTTAACGCATTAGAATATTTGTTTAAATCTACTCCATCTTCAAGAGTATCTCCTAATTTCAAACCTTGAAAACGAGAGAAAATAGTTTTTAAAGAATTACCAATTTCACTTGCAGATTGTCTTGTATTAGCTGTTAAAGTGGTTAATGCTGCAGTTGCATAATCATAACTTAAACCAATAGTTTTACCAATACCTGCAAATTGTTGAATACCTTCAGCAATTTCTGAACTACTTGATGCAGTTGCCGCACCTAATTTAGTAATAACATCTGCATAGTGTTCAAGAGATTCTGAACCATCATAAAAGTTATTCCAAATTGCTGTCATGTATGAAGATACTTGATCAACTGTATCTCCAGTAGCTTGAGCCATTTTGATAGTTGTATCTGTTCTTTGTAATACATCTTCTTCATTTAAACCTTGTTGAAAGAAAATTAAAGATGCATCTGCATATGTTTTTGTTGTTGTACTTAATGATTGTGCAGCTGTATTTGCTTTATTAGCGAAGTCCGCCATATAATTAGAACTATTTCCAGTTACAATTTGTATATCAGTTAAAGAACGATCTAAACTTTGTGCATAATTATATGCAGATTGAATTGATTCTACAAAACCATGCATCATACTTGAAGATAATTGCCATCTTATTGTATTTTTCATGGTTGTTGCAAATTCATCTAATAATGCACTTGAACGTTTTAAAGGAATTTCAGAATTTGCTATTGCTTTAGCTAATGAAGAAAAAGCTTGCTGACCTTCTGGACCTAAAGATTGTAATTTTTGTCCATAAGCCTGTAAACTTGTTCCGCTTTGCTGGATTGATTGATTTAATTTAGTAAAATCTAATGTTCCAGTCTTTGCATTCATAGCTTTTTCTAAATGAACTTTTAATTCATCTGCGGCAATTCTGGCTTCTTGGATTTCTTTTGTAATAGGTAATTGTGTATTAGTACCAATACCAGAGCTTATCTTTTTTAATTGATTTTGTAAATCTTGTATTTGAGATTTAGCATTACTTGTATCCGCAGTGAAAGCTAAATTTACATTTAATTGTTTAGCCATTTAAGCATTTTCTCCTTTCTCTCCAAAAATAAAGTATATTTTTTTATTTTGCAAAATAAAAAAAAGGAAGAGAGTTAATTTTAACTCTCTTCCTTTTAACTCTATTTTTCTTATAAAATAAAATAATTATATTATCCAAGTTTGGTTAATACATCCTTTAACAATTCAAGATTCTCTGGATTAGATATTGCTTGTTGAATTTTTTCTATATCAAAATCTAAATTAGAATAATCTTGAGATACTGACTCTAAAATACCTAAAACAGAATTATTATATGTATAAACCGCATCTACAGTCTTATTAATTCCATCAATAATAAAATTATATTCATCTTCTGGAATTTGAGAAATAATATCTTTAATAACACCATTCTCTTCTAAAAGGTCATATAACTTAGGAATATCTTCTTTTTGTTTTTCAGTAAAAGAAATATTAGTATATGCCATAATCATTTCTAATGTACCAATTACCTCAATCTTAATTGGATTAGGAAAATTATTTTGATCATGCGCTCCATTAATTACTCTTGCAATTAAATCTAATTTTTCATTAACAGGTAAATACTGTTTAATTTCAATTTGATTATTATTTATAGTAATAGTTTTTACTTCATTTTTTCTCTTGAGAGAAAGTTTTGTAAAACCAATTTTTGCCATTTACATAGCCTCCTTAAAACTCTTCTTTATATAAAATATAACATATTTTTTTAGTTTTGTCAAATAAAAAAATAATTAAACTTGTTCAATAGAATATGAACCAACAGTTGATAATAATTTTAAACTATCTACTTCTGGAGCTAATTCAAAGTGGAATCCGCCCTCTTCCATCTGCTGGTCTAATGTACTAAATCCATGAGAACTTAAATATACATCATTTTGACCTAATACAGTATCCATTAAATTTTTAGAAAAAGTCCAATTAATATAAGCATTTAATTCATCTGAACTGCCGCCTTCTACTTTTTCATCATAATTAAAATTATTATAAAAGTCAACAGCAGTTTGTAAATAAGAATCCCATGCCAACATCTCAGCTTGACTAATTAAGTTTCTCTTTTGGTCATTAAATAAGTTTTGCTTAGAACCAGATTTTGCTTGAACCATCAATCCACTTTTAATTTCTTCTGAAAATGTATCACTTATTTTAACTGTAATTTTATCTTCGATAGAATTCTGTACATTTTCTATCAAATTAGTAAAACCTGAAATAGTAGGATTAACATCAACTGAAATCCAGTTATTTTTTCCATAAGAAATATTTTCTGCTTGCTCTGGAAACAATCTTTTTAATTCGTCTAAAAGAGAAGCATTACCTTTTTGACTTGCTACATTTGTAACCCTCATGGATACAGATAATAATCCATCTCCAACAGGCATTTTACCAGCATCTATAAAACTGTCTTGTAAGAAACCCATACTATCTGCGATTAATTGTTTACCCATTTCATCTACGAAATTACCAGTAGTGATAGTAGAAAAACCAGCTAAGCTCATTACCCATGTTGAGATATCTTCCCAAAATGCTGCCTTTCTTTGTCTAAAAGCATAAAAATTAGCTTCTGAACCAGTTACACGTTTTTGTAAATCTACTATTTGAGCCAAAATATTATCAGGTACTTTAGTACCACTATAAGCGGCAATCATATCTACAAAATCTTTTAAGTTATTTTCATAACTATTTAAAAATTCTGGTACTTCTGGTTTAGGCTTAAAACTACCATCAAAAGCGGCATATCCTTGATTTAATTTACTTAAAAACAAAGAGAAAAACTCATCTTCATTTCCAAGGTTTTGATAATTATTTTGTAAGCCGGCAAGAAAAGAATTTAATTGAGCTAACTCAACAGCCTTGGCCGCATTAGCGGTCTTAATTGATGCTTTTTGAATTTCTAATAAAGTATTTGGATCTGGCGGAACTGGCATATCATTTAAACTTTCATATGGGCTATACCAATCAGCCTTAGTAAAACCATAATCTCTTCGTAACCAATGTGACATAATATTTTCTCCTTTAACGCAAAATAAGGGGAAATATAGTTTCCTATATTTCCCCTATAAATTAAAATGTTAATAAGTTATGTGCATCTTCATGCTCTGTACTATGACGATGAATATCTTGAGAACCTGCATCCTCAATAATCTGAATAGCCGCCATAACTTTCTTGCTATGGTCAAATCTTGTATAATCTGGGAATGCATCCATAGTAAATGTAAATGTACTTGGATCTCCAGAAGAAGCCATAGTAAATGTAAAGTTAGATTGAATCTTACAGTTTGGAATAATGAATTCAGCTGGCATATCTACTCCGTTTTGATCACGGAATAATGTAGAAGCTTCAAGATAATAGTTACCACCAAATTTATCAGCAGTAATTTCAATCTGTTTAGCATTTCCTTTACGTTCTACATAGTAATCAACAAGAACACTATCGAACTCTGGGAAATCAGATTTAATAATATAATCTGTATGAGAAGCTGGTGTAATACCAGTCTTATGATACTCTTCTTTTTCAGCTTTTGTTAATTCTGCATAAGTAGGATGAGTTGCAACTCTAATTGTATAGCTTCCGTCTGCTCCAAGTGTAACATTTTCATGTACTGGAATGTAAGGTTCAGAAACAATCTCTCCATCTTTCATAAGCATTACATAAGCCATTTCCTCTTTTGCTGCTTCAAACTCACCATCTGTAGGCTGAGTTCCAAAATAAGGCTTTTGAGAAATCTTAATTGTCATCTCTTTTTCATTAACAGAAACTTCACCTTTATCTACTGTTTCAGTAACATGCTGATAAACTGGTTTTCCATCAGTAGCTTCAATAAGTCCTGCACCAGATAGAATCATAAATCCTTCTGGAGAAATTAAAGCATCTTCCATGGTGAATGTTACAGTACGCTCACCTTCCCATGCTACTAAACGAGCATTACCACGACCACCTTGTGCATATACAGTGGTAGCTGCACCTTCCATACTGGAGGTCTTCAATGTATCGAAATAAATTACAGGTTCATTTTTATAGAAAATTTTATTTCCGATCTTTTGTGCAGATTTTGCTCTTAAAACAACATCACAAATTTCACGAACACCAAATTTCATAGTGCATTTTCCTCCTTTTAATATTGATGAATATTTTTCATCCAATTGTCTGGTTGAGAATCAGGTTTGCCACCCGCTAAACGAGTCCGCACATCTAAATCCCAATTCATATATAGTGAATATCTCTCCATGAGATCATATAATTGAAACATTGTACAGTTTACCAAGTCTGTTACAGGCATTGGTAATCCAATAGATAGAATAGAAAGATATAAACTAAATATACTCGTGTTTGCGGAACCATTCTGGGCCGCAACCCTTTGTCTCCCCCTCATTAACTTCTCTGCAATTTCTCTGGCTTTATCATTTGCTGGGTTAAAAGCCTGTTGGTCCATTGGTCCGCTTTTGGAGCATGTAACCTCTCGAATCGCTGCTTGAAGAAAATCAAAATTATTTTCATCAATAACTACATTTCCTTCTTTACTCTGAAAAAGTAATGATTGCGGAGTAAACAAAACTTTGTCATATTTAGGAAAAAACAAAGTTAAGACTTGAAGGACACTATGTTTTTTTTCCATAGATTCTTTATCCCTCATTACTGTCATAAATATTTGAAAATTATTTATATCGTCTAAAGCACTTTTGTCCTCTGTGACGAACATACTTTTATAAATAGATAAGCACTGTGAACCTGTAAAAAAATCATTTTCTCCAATTAATCCTATTTCTTTTATTGTGGGTTGATGCAATGTCAATTGACATTCTGGAATAGGATAATCACAACCTGTCATTAATGCCAATCTGGTATCCATTTTATTATTCCTCTAAGCCATGTTGTTCTCTATAAGCTTTAATAAATCCAGATTGATCTTGCGGATTAGGCATACCCTTTTTATCTTCCTCTCCATGAATAGCTAAATATTTTAAACATACTCCGCAAAATTCATTATTGATATTTGTTTTCTTTGCTCCAGCAAAAAGTAAATCTCCTATACCTGTTAAATGCTGTTTATCTAACATTGAATCTAATTCAGCTGCAATTCTAAAAGGTCTTAATTGAAAGTCTTTTAATTGCCACTGGTCAAAATGACATATAATATCAAATTCAATTATATTATTTCTAAATTCAGGATTTGTTGGATTTATTGTAAAATCTGTAAATGTAATTACAATATAATTTAATACAGTCCCATCTAAAGTTAATTTAGGAACAATCCTTATGTTTTTACCAAATAACTCATTAGATTGTTCAATAGTTAAACTTGGTCTATCTAAAGCATCTGGTGAAGTATAATACAATAATTTCTTTAATCTATCACAACTTAAAATCTTATCTGTAATAATACTCATATCTTTTTCCATTGATAGGAAGCTTGAATGAGGCAATGAAAATCTTTCTATCTTCATTTATATAATCTCCTTTTTCACTCAAAATAACGATTCAACGACTATTGTCTTTGAATAATTACCATACTTCAATTCAAATTGACCATGATAAGATTTAAACCAAACGAGTTTAATATGCATTGGATCTTTAGGATCAACCTTAAATTCAACTGGATACTTCTTAGTATCAACTGACCAGGCTTCAGCTCCATTATTAAATCCTTTGCAATAATATTCATAAGGTTGTTTAGGTTTAATAAATGTAGGTCCTTCTATAGCCATACTCATTAAATCTTTATTTGGATCTATTGGGTCAACTTTTAATCCACCAACGATTCCTTTTTCAAGGTCATCTTCAGTTTCATTTATATAATATTCTACAGCTGTAACCTCTAAAATTCCAGGAGTAGAAATCCAATCAACAGCTTCAACTCTCCAACAAATAATTGGACCGCCTTCTTCTCTACTTTGAAGATAAAATTTTTGGTATCTTCTAAAGAAAGATAATGTTTCTTTGTTTCTGGGAATATAAATATCTAATGAATAATTTGGAGTATCTACACTTATTTCATGCTTTTGGATATAATTAATTTTAGTTTCAACTGGGCCACGAATTGCGGCATAGGTTGAATGTTCTCCATTTTCATCTTCCCAATTAATTTGATGAGAGCATTTTCTAATTTCTCCTCGAAAGTATGCTCTTTCTTCTAATTCTTGAAGATATATCATCCAATAAGTATTAGTTCCAACCCATTCAAAAACATCTCCAGGATGATAATTGTCTTCATATGGTACTGAAACAATTTTATCATCATAATCCATTTTATTTTTATCTGGATTAATTAAAGCTCTACATATTTCTTTATTGTTTAAATGATTCACATTTGGATAAATTGTACTATTATCCATGTTATCAGTACAAGCAATTCTCTTAATTGTACAAGCTTGGTAAGAATACAATAAAGCCCTATCTAAAGACCTTTTTTTATCAGCTATCATTCTATCTTGCTGTAAATAACCTCCACCTTGATGAAGTCTTAAAATTTGATCTTTTAATCCATCTAAGTTGGAAGTTGTATTCTCTTTCTCTGAATCATCTGGACGTTCCTGCGTTCCGTCATATATATCAAGGCGGCCCGCCATTAAATTTAAAGAAGTGTTGCGTTTTATTTTCTTATCATAACCTGACATTAGTTTAGTTCCTGTAAGATATTAATACATTCAAAAATAGTCTTACGATACAACTCAAAATTTACCTCTTTAATTTGCAACCCTTCTAATTTACTTAATAATTGTAAAAAAGTAGGACTGATGAAAAGTTCATTCAGTCCCGCAATCTCCAATGTTACAGTTTGTAATTGTTTATACCAATCTTCGTCATTTTCTCTCATTGGAATTAACTTCCAAAGTTGGTTGGTTAAACGACGAACAGTCTTCTGAATAGTTTCTTGAGAGAATTCAATCTCATACTTATCGCAAAGCACTTTTTTCCCTCAATACAGACCAATTTGACTCATAGTGTCCATCTCTATCTTTTTTACGTCTCTTATATAATCTTTGCATATGGAAAGAATCTCTTCTTGATTCTTCCAAAAGAGAAAGTAATTTTTGAAGATGGTTTGCTTGTGAAGTCATTTTAAAATCAGAACCAGAATATTTCATTCTGGTATTTTCAATAGAAGTAACCTGTCTCTGAACCCAACCTTGTTTCATTAAAAGAGCCAGGATATTTATTTCTTCAGAAGTGAGCTCTTCCGCAAAAGCGGATTTTTCTACTATAACATCTGGAACGTCAACAGTATTATCTGAAAGGTCATTCCAAATGACACCAATAATAAAATCATCTGGAAGAACTTCATCCTCTTTCATCTGAACAACTTTAATTTCATAGCTGTCCAGATTCTTACGAGGAAATTCAAACCCTGGAATGGCTTGAATAAGAAGTCTTTGAAGATCTTTTATAGTGTCTTCTGGAGTTAACTCCATATACATATCATCAGTGATTTTTCCAAGAAAGCAATTATATATAGCTGAGAAAGGTGTTCCTTCTGCCATTTATAATGTCCTCCTTTTTAATTATTCACTTTTAGTTTCAACTACTTTATATTTAGGTGTAGTTCTACGAGCAGTTCCTTCTTGTGCGGCAGGCTGTACTCTACGAGTAGGTGCGGCACCAGATGTATTAATGCCATTAGAAGGCTTTTCAGCAATCTTTTCTTCCTCAACATGACGAAGAGCACTATCAACATCAAAACCGGTTTTTTCTTTTAAAGCTCGTCTTTTATTCAAATCAGTTAATGGAAGACCTACTGCCATTGTTTTAATTAAATCAATAACGCCAATAGGAGCAAAGTCAAGTGCATCCAAGAAGGCATCCAGAGACCCTGTTAATAATAAATCACGAATCTGTGCCTCAGACATATTATATTCTGGCTCTCTATTAACGTTTAAATCAGTGGTAACTTCTTCTTCCAAAATCTGTAGAAAGTTTTCAAGAAGTTCTCTTCCGCCACTCTGGTATGTTAATTTTTCTAACTCCCCGAATGGAATTCTTTTTGTCTCTCCTGGCGCAAATTCTCTACGAAGGTTTGTCTCAGGAATTCTATAAACAACAACGCTTGAACTTCTGTTCTTTACATTATACATTGTATTTTCAGTAATCATAATTAATCTCCTTTTTCTCCAACTAAAAATAAGGGGAGAGGGAGACTTACGTTCCCTTCTCCCCTAATAATATATTACGGTATTTTATTAAGCTAAAGTTCCAGATTTTCTACCATCATAAGTGGCAACTTTTCCAGTAACTCCATCAAGATCCCAAGTATACATTTTACCAAGTAATGATGTATCACAGTAAGCGCAGATGTTATTAGCAAGAATACATGTTACGCCGACTTTCTTATATACTTGAATTTCACGAGAACGGTCATAGTTGTTAAATTCATCAACAATTGTACCACCCTCAAAAGCAACTTTAACAGGTTTTCCATCTGCTCCAGTTGGGATAACCCAAGCATATCCAGGATCGATGCATTTACGAGTATTAGTTTCATCCTCAAAACCTTGCTCAAGAATAATAACTTTAGTGCCTTTATAGTTAGCTAAACGTCCTGTATTCCAGAGTTCAGTCTTCATGGCTTCTGTATATCTCCATGCTTCCTGTGGAATCATACGAACAGCAAACTCATATGTACAATAGATAGTAGGTGTTCCATAAGCAGCAGCAATAGTAATAAGTCTATCCATAGCAGCTTCATCAAATCCGTTAGCAGCAACTCTATTTGCTGGTGGAAGCTGATTAATAGATGCTTTTAATGCAGATGCGATTTCTTTATAGATTAATTCATCCATACCATCCATAATAATTTTTGTAACTTCAGCGAAGTCAACACGTCCATCAAGGAACTCCTCAAATCCGATCTGAGCAGCTCCTCCAATAGCGCTTGTACGTACTTCGAAGCTTTCTGCCTCGGTTGGTCCGAGTTTGAATACTTCGTACATTCCAGCAAGACCTACTCTTGTGATGAACTGTTTAGCACGGTTTCTGTTTGCTAATGGACGACGGAAAATAGGTTTGTCACCCTGTGCAAAAGTCTTAACCTCAGCAAACTGATCATATTGCTGAATAACTTTCTTTGGAAGAACTTCATCAAGTGTTTCTTCAATCATAGAGAAGATTAAGTTCTTATTCTCTCTGTATAGGGAATAAGTACCTGCCAACTCATTTAATTCATTACGTAAAGTCTGATTCATAGCATCGTAGCTTAAAGATTGTCCATTAAAGCTATAAGCGGTAGGAGCGGAAGGATCAGCTTTAGCAACTGTTTTCATTAGAGATACAAGATTTTTTCTATCTAACATTAATATTATCCTCCTTTCCTTACGCTATACGCATAACTTTTACGCCCTTTTGATTATCAGGCATTGTGTAAACTTTAACTACTTGCCACTTCATTGTGCCAGCAGCAACATCTTCACCAGCTTTAGCTAAGATACCATCTTTAGCACGTGGTGTTAATACGTCTCCAACAGAAACTTCTGTTTCGCCAATTGTATTAGTTGTGAAGATATCTCCTACATTTGTCTTGAATACACGAGGTACCATTGTAGTTCCTTTAGGCATTTTTCTTTCACGATAAATACCAAGTCTCTTCCATGGATCATTTGTCCATCCCATTTCATAGATATCAGCTACATCAGATGTAACATCATCATATGTATATTCTACTGGAACTTGTTTCTTAGACTGACCATTTTCATCTAACTCATATTCTGTTCCTTTATAAGTGAACTTACGTCCTGTTTCTGCATCTCCAGTAACAGCGTATCTTTCACCATCAATAGTAACAGTCTTTCCTTCAATATCAAGAGAAACGTAAGTATTAACAGTCATACTTGTCTTTCCCTTTTCATCAGTCCCATTCAGTCTATGCCAATCATGATACTCAATCTCAGCTTGTTCATAGTCATATGGACTATAGATACGAGCTTGATAATCATCCTTGTGCATTACAAATTCACAATCCCACTGTTTTGTTCCATCTAAGTGGTTTTTATATAATTTAATTTCATTGTAAACAAGCATCCATTCGCCATTACCAGTGAAATTAACTTCTCCAATACCGTTATCATTTGCGGCATAATCATATTTTACAAACTGACCTTGCTCAAGCATGGTAATAGCTGGAGCTGCAGGGAGCTGTGCATAAATTTGTCCAGTTCTTTGAGCTGAAAGATGATTTGGTTCTACTTGACCGAATCCAAAATCAACATACTCTGCCTGAGACTTTAAGCCTGCACGATCTAAACCTGCGGTTAAAAAGTCTTTAAAAGCCATTTATTTATTCCTCCTTAATTAATCTAATGTTTCTGCAGTTTTTAAAACAGCCTGAACCCATGCTGGAGTTGATTGGTCTCCAAATTGAACATTACCAAGATTATAAGTTGTTGGTCCATTCAATGGGTTATCATCATTTTCAAGAGCTGAGAAATTAACTCTATTACGAACACAAATTACTGAAAGTTTAGATTCAATATCTTCTAATGAGTATTCGTCAATATGGTCAATAACATCTTTCTTATCTTCGTTGGAAAGCATATAGAAAGTCTTATCAATCATTTCCTGTTTCTTAACTCTTTCTGTATCGAGCTTAAACTGCTCAAGAGATGCGAGTTGGGCTTTTAAGGTAGAAAGTTGCCCCTCTAATGCAGAATATTCAGATTTTAGAGTTTGATATTCTGGTATCTCTTCTAATGAATATTGAGTTTTCTTTTTATCTTTTTTATTTTTTTTGTCCTCGTCATCTGACTCTGGGTCCTCTTTTTCTGGATCCTTTGGATCATCCTTCTTAGGGTCCTCTTTAGGATCTTTCTTATCTGGATCCTCTTTTGGGTCTGCCTTTGGATCTTCTTTAGGATCTTTCTTGTCAGGATCATCCTTTTTCTGTTCAGGATCTTTATTTTCAGGATCGCCTTTCTTAGCCTTTTCTTCATCTTCTTTCTTCTTGAACTCAGTTTCAAAGGCTTCAACGTCAGCTAACGCAAACTGAACATCTCCTGATGGAGTATATTCAATATCCTTTACATTATCTGCAAACATAACCTCATTCTCTGCGTTTAAAGAAAAGTCTAATCTACTATACTTTTGGTCTGCTCTATTTTGAAGAACGGCATATTTTTGTCCTTCATCTTCGCATACTCTTGCAATACTATATGTATCTTTTGTATGAGCATATAAAGCATTCCAAAGAGAGTCACCAACTTTTACTGCATAAGTAGTAAACACTTGCGTTCCTCCTTTATCTAATAAATTTTTCATTTCTTTTACCATAGAATTAAATTGAGTGGTAAAATTAGGATCAAAAGAAAATTGTACCTTTGGAGCTGTTACAGATGAGCCTTCAAAACAAGGTTCAAAGTCCTCTCCAAGAATACAAAGTTTTTCCATAATTGCTTCATTGATAATGAAGAATTGCGGTTTTCCACTTTCATCTTTTGTCCAAGTTGCATTTAAAGTTTCTTTATGTAATTCCATAGATTCATTATTACCCTTGTCAATTACTCTTTGACATTCCGGGTATTGACCTGTCCACAAATATCCTTCAGTCATGAGATATTTACGAACGGTTTGTCCATCATCTAAGAAATCTTGAAACCAAACCTTTGCGCCTAAATCTACAAAACCATAAGGTCTTGTTGAATCAGTCAACTTAAACTCTCCATTTGAAATGTCGATTTGTTTGTTATGTTGCTCAAAATCTCCAGTAGCCTTATTGTAATATCCTACAATTGGACTACCAGGAAGACTATTTGCAAGCTTTCTTGCAACTTCTTCAGTAATGATACTACCATTTCTATTTGGTGTATCTTGAACATAACAAACTTTAATCTGACATTTTGAAATAAGAGGATTAAGAGGAGTGATATTTATAAACTCAATAGGGGTTTCTAAACTTACACTTGAGTGTGCCATCTTTAATCCTCCCTACATAGATTCTTTATTTTGAATTGTCTTTTCACTCTTCTCACTATCAGCCTTCTCAGGACGCCCAGCACCGTCACTTGTTTTTACTGTTTTAGTGGTAGAAGCTGTAGATTTTGTTTCCTCTGATGTTTTTTGATTTTTTGAGTTATTATTTTGATTATTAGTACCCAAAATCGAGTCTGCGTTTAAAGTAGAACTCATAAGAGGAGGAATCATAATCTCACTAAGTTTCAATACTTTATTCTCAAAGAATGCAGTATGAATAATAGAACTTTGTGAATGTCCCATAGCAATTTGTGGGAGCATCTTTGAATATCCCATTTGAACTTGGTCTTTATACATTTTAGCTAAGTTCTGATAATTATACTGAGTTGTTTCAAGCATATAGAATCTATAATTATACTTCTTTTTATTGCTTCCCAACTGTTGTGTAATTTTATCAAAAAATGAATTAAACTGTAAAAGTAAAACTCGCATTGTAGATTCATCTTGAAGGATTGATTTCTCCAAAGATAAATTACTATCTGTATTAAATAAGTTCTTTGAAACACCTAAAGAATTATACACAGTTCTCTCGACACGTTCCAAATCATCTGATGTAGTTGTGGTATTAGAATCAGCCATATCTTCAACTTGTACATCTGCGAAAGTTGTTAAAACATCAACTCCAATAGCATGTTGTAACATTTCAACAGCATTATTATGAATATCTCTGGCTTCATCTACATCGAAAATCAAATCACCATTTTTATCAAGTGGTAATTTTTGTATAACGATTTTCAAAAGTTGTTGCATTTGTTTTCTTCGGTCTAAATCTTGTGCCGCATCCAAATCTAAGATTGCGGGAATTGCATTTATAAATAATGGTTGATCGCCATTGTTAAAACAAAATTTAACCGCAGAACCTGGCTCAAGAGTATACCAATAACCAGGACGCCAATTTAATTGTGTATTAGTATTAACTAAATGGGTATCACGACGACCTAATGGATAATATTCTGTATCAGGTTCTAACTTGCCTTGTTTGTATAATACATATCCCTTTTGGAACTCTTTAGGGAACATTCTTAGAATTTTCATTCTATAATTAACATCTCTAAAGTTTTCATCAAAGAAACGCATATCAAATTCAATTACTGGCATATCACCAATATTAAATCTTGTTCTGCAATAATTAATCGGTAATTGTTGTAGAACTAATCCATCTCTTGATGGAGATATATATCCATAATAAGCTCCGTTCTTTACAACCTCACTGGCAATATCACCGCAAACCTTTTTAACATGTGAGTTATCAAGATAGCCCAAAATATTATTAAAATCAATTAAAGCTTTTTCAAAAGACTTTTCTGATTCATCTTTAATTTCCGGTGTTATATACCAATCGTATCTATATAGATAAGCAAAATAATCACATACCTTAGAATAAATACCATTTGTATTATAAAAATAATTGGAAATTTCTCTTATTAAAGGTAAATTCCTCTCACTAATGGCTTGAAGTATAAATGCCTTATTTCCAAAGTCATGTCGGATTTTAGGCATTGAACCCAGATTTAAAACTGCGTCATCAAGAGTTTTAGTTCCAACTTTAATCTTTCCATAGTCTATTGGACCTTCATATCCTCGACGAGAATTAATCATATCAAAACCTTTTGACCGAATCTCTTCCTGTCTGTTACGCAAAAATTCACCTCCTTTTAATATCCAGCCTTCCTCATTATATAATCATATGAAAGGAGGTTTTCTTCTGTATATGGAATTTCAATTAAGTTAAAATCATGTAGCGCACAAAAACGTCTTTTTTTATTATCATTAAACTGTTGTTGATAGAAACCTCTTTTACCACCAAATTTTGCACTTGGCTCATAGTGTTGTTTTCCTTGATATTCAATAATAAAATCAATATGTCCATCATCATCAAATATGACAAAATCAAATCTTAAAGGTCGTCCACTTGAGCTCCGCAAATCTGGAAAGATATATTCCATCTTATAATCTAAACCCGACTCTTCTAATATTTCATGTATCTTACGTTCTCCAAAACTTGCATCCACTTTTTATTTACGCCCCCTTTTATTATCATTATATCAGTTAAAGAAACACCATTCTTTAGCATTAAATTTCTTTTTCTTTTTCTTATTATCTTCTTCATGTTTAATATAATATAATCCATATTCAAAAGCAGAAAATTTATCTTTTCTAATACCTCTATTTGCTTGTTTTAGAATAATATTTACACCTTCTGTTTCTTCACGAAGGTTCATCATTTCTTCCTTTAATATAGAAGTTAAGGTGAATGGTTTTAAATATTCTGCCCTTTCCTCAGGAGTCATGTTTTGACCAACCTTAGTTCCAAGTAATTTTGTTTTTGCAACACGCTCATCTATTAACATTTTAACTTTTCCAGAAGAAAGTTGAGTTTGAGCATTTGCATGAGCTTCAGTATTAATTGGCGCATTTGCTTTAATTACATATAAAGCATCTTGTTCACAATTTTGAGTTCTATATTTTTTATAATATCCATCTTCATCATTATAAACGCCAAAATCTGGAAATAGTTCATTTGTATCTGGGTCTATTTGCGGTTTAACCAAATAATCTAATAGACCAATACCAAGACCATTACCATCAATAACAAGACGTTTAGCTTTAAATTTATAAAATAATTTTTTTACTTTTATACATTGATCTTCAAAATGTTCATCACTTAATGTAAATATATTAACTAACTGCTTTAATGAAACTCCTTGCGGCTGTGGTGTAACTTTAAATACACAAACAACTGAATCGCACCCTTTACGACCAACATCCATCGACAGCACATAGAATCCACCTTTTCCAATTCGTCCAGAGGCTTCTTTTTCTGGCTGTTTCAAAATCCTGTTTCTATCAAAGCTTTCTGAATTAAAGAACGCATCTTCAACTGTACCAGACCATTTAGATTCATATTCACGGGCAAAAGATGATTCATTGAATGTACCATCCATCTTCAGGTCTTTTACAAAGTTTTTATCAAGTAACTTAACTAATACAGGAATCTTATAAGTACCACCCATAATCATGGCTTTTTCTGGTTTTACGATCTGCCATACAAGGAACTGTATTAATTTATCATAAGGATATGTATTTTTATATCCAGCAGTAGTAATATATAATTGGGATTTATTTAATTGCTCTTCTGGATGAGTTGAACCGTCCATACACATACGAGAAATATTCATGGTAGGAATAATAACTTCTGAAAGAATTTGTCCATCTACACCTACACATTCCTCAATAACTCCGGCGTGTCGACGCTTACCACGAGAACTCTCTCTTGCCGCAATATTATCAAAATAAGATTCATTTTGAAATACATATTTTGCATAATCTTTTCCTTCAAGAGTCTTTCCACGTGTCCAATCAATTTCTTGTTTAAACGCGGGTATTAGATTGCATATCTCTTGAACTTTTTCTTTCATAATACCTGCAGCTTGCTCTTTACCTCCAGAAGTAACAAAGAGTTTACATTTAGGATAAAGAATACATCTAATCATTAAAGTCATAATTGATAAAAATGATTTTGAATATGCACGAGGAAATACTGCATAAACATATTGATGTCTCATTGCAATTCGTAAGAACACTCTCTGATAAAAGAAAAATTTAAAGTCTTGAGGATTTCCCATCTCCAAAAGGTAATCAACGAACATGTCAGGATATTCTCTCCAATAGGCAATGTATTGGCGGCCTATACTTATAACAGCCCGCACACGCTCTTCAGAGAGACCAATCTTTTTTCGAGAATCAGATAAATCTAATAAATCTTGTAAAGCCATATTATCTGTCCTCCTGTATTTGTCTTAACATTTCTTCATCGTCTTCTTCTTGCTCTTCAAGGAAATCTCCATATTCTTCAAAGTCTTCATCTTTTAAAGCTTCAATTTCTTCAAATGATAATTCTTCCTCAACGTCTTCATCTTCTTCTTTAGACTCTTCAATAGCCATTTGTTTAACAGCATTTTCAATAAGATTACCTAAATTCATTTCTTCTACAACAAGACTATGAGTATAATCTTTTAAATCTAAGATAGTTTCATCAACTCTATCTTTTGGACCTTCTGTATAATAACGAGGTATAAAACCTTCTTTTTCACATAATACTACAAATTCTGAAATAGAATTTAAAAACTCTCCATTATCAGCTTTATTCTGTGCCGCAGTAAACTTACCAGACTTCATAAGCATGTCATACATTTTTGACATTTTCTGAGCACCATCAATATCTCCTATATCCAGAAGCTGATTGGTTTTTAATGAGGCCTTGCATACTAACTTTAATACATCTTCATGACCGGCGCCTTGAATATCATATGACTTCTTCATCTCTAAATAGAGTTGTTCCAGTCGGACCCATTCTTCGGGTTTATACGCTTTTCCCCATTTAAGCCGCAAATATCTTTTATCTTCATCGGTTAAATCAGCGCAAATATCATCATCACTATCATCGGCAAAATAATCGTCTGCGGGCGGAGCTCCCAAGCCGGCGTCCGACATATTCATATATGAGCTGTCATCGTATACCGGAACTTCTACATCTCCTTTTGGTATTGTAGCTCGGTTCTCCATTACTACTTTGGTAATCTCGGCCGCGCCATATCCAGCTCGTTTCATCGCTTCTTCTGTCTTGTGATCTGCCAATTCTTGCAAGAATTGAGTATCTTTCCAACGATATTGCTTCCATTGCTTTAACTTCATTTTTGAAAGATATCTGCCTAAAATTGTTACTCCTGTAACTTTACTTCTATCTTGACCATATTTCGCAAGCAATTTTTGCCATTCTTCTGGAACATAAGGTACATCACACTCCTGTAGAATCCATAAGTAAGTATTAGGGTCCCAATTATCTACATGCATAGTTAAACATTTTTTGCAAGTATTTAATTTTCCGTCAGGATATTTCTCTAAATTATTTGAACCATAAAATTCTTTTTCATTAATTGTTTTTTTACATTTATCGCAGAATCTTGTATCTCCTGCTGCCATAATAAATTCCCCCTTTACTAACTAAGACTTCTGGATGTCCGAAATTATTATTTCTTGTCCTTTTTATTTCGGCATTTTTTACAAATACTGTAAAATCCATCCTTACTGGTCTTGTTTTTACTGAAGTATTTATTATGTGCTAATTTAATCTCGCCGCATCTACTGCAACGTTTATATTTACCTTTTTCTTTATTAAGAAAATACCAATTTAATGTATCATCTTCAGCTTGTGAAGCAATAATCTTCGGAATCTTTTTCCTCCATAAGCTGGAAATATATTCTAAACTATGTTTAACTTCAAATTGTTCTTCAATATCGGCCTGTATTTCAATATTTTGCATGCCGTCAATCTTGTCCGACACAATACGCTCATATAAGGGATAGTCGGACAAAGCACGTCCGCATAAATCATCAAAATCTTCCATCATATACCACGCATCACCTTCAAAGTCCCCAAATCCTTCTTCTTTTAAACGAGAGTAATTGCAAAGGATTGCAGAGCAAACCGCAGGATCGCAAAATGAATATCCTTCTGGAATAATATAATTTTCATCATCAAATCTAAATGAATCTTCAAATTTAGTAATATGTTTTGAACGTGTTATTCTACTAAACACGATTGGTTTTTTATATGAATTTTTAATAACGTATTGGTCTTTCCGCAAATCAATAATGGCTTTTTTAATAATAAAAGCTTCTCTACCTGATGCGGTTTTTAATTTTTCTTCCCAAACTTTTATAGCATCTCTTATCTGTTTTAAATAGGGAATTTCTTCTACATCTTTTTTAGTTATTGTTACTTTTGGTTGAAATATTGTTGTTTTACCTTTTCCATCATCTAATAAATTATAAATACCATCTTCGCCATTTTCAAGTTGGGAGACTAAACCTTCAAAAGAAGTTTCTCTTTTATTAACTGTAGCCATGCGATTGTCAGTTAAAATCTTATGTTGTCGTCTCTCTTCTCGCTCTATTGGAATTACTAAGTATTCTGCGAGGATTTCTAAATAAGCCTCATTGGGTTCTTTATTCTCCTCAAGAATTTTATTTACTAACTCTAATCTTTCTTCAGCTGAGGTGAGAGTATAATCTAATTTTAATATAATAGTCACCTCCATTACCTAAATATATTATAACAGAATTCCCAGCCTAAGTCAAATTTTTGACAAAATAGAAAAAAAATGTTAAAATATATATATAAACAAAAGAAGGAGAGAGAAGATAAAAATGTTACAAATTATTGTGTTCTTTTGGCTATTAATGTTTTGCACATTATGCTTTCAATTTATAGAACCCATGTCGCAAAGTTCTAATATTGATAGATGTTTGGCAATGTTTATATTTTTAGTTGGCGCGCCATGTTTCTTTTTAGTAAATGTATTAAATAGTTTATTAGATTGTATTTTTCCAGAAGGATGGGATAATGAGGACCCATTTTCAAAATATTAGTTATGATACTTTCTTCTTATGGAGCTGCTTGCATGCAATATAGCTCAGATTTTACTGTGATGATGCGGGAAGCCGGTTATATATATCCTTTTGACTGGCGAAGGCGAAGAATGGACCGAGATTATGAAGAGCCAAAAGGCATTCCAATTAGCGTAGATGATTGGATAGATAAAAGAGAAAGATATATTGCGCAGAGGATTTTTGATAATTTTGATTGGGAACATTTTTACGCACACATCACAAGATATAACAAATTAGATATGTTAGAGGATCACTTTCCTTGCGAAACAGGTGAAAGACAATGTAGTTTGTTTTGCAAGAAATTTAATAAAAGATGTACAAAGGAGAAAAATTAAATATGAGAACAATGATGAAACAGTTAATTCCTGAAAACACAAGTAGAAAAATTGATAGCTTAGGAAGAATTACAATTCCAAAAGGATTAAGAGATAGAATGTTCCTTGAGGAAGGCTCTGATTTGGAATTATTTACAGCTATTATTGATGGTAGACAGTGTATTTGTATGGCAAGTCCAATAGATGACGATCAGAAGTTGCGGGAAGCCGTTGCTGCGTTCGTAGAGTGTGGTGTTGAGGTACCTGAGGAACTTCAGAAATATGTTGAGGAAGAAGAGTAATGGAAGCATTAGGATTAGGGCTTGAAGCTTTAGGTAAAAGTATTGGAATTTGTGCAAGAAGTTTTGCTATGATTTATATTGTAGGAATTGGTTGTAAAACCTTTTTGATTTATACTGGTAAAGCTTCTATGGATTCTTTTAAGGACTGGTTTAAATTTAAAAATAATGATGGACGAATGTAGGAAAGTTGGTATATTTTGTAGAAACGTTTCTTATGGAAAGAGAGCTAAGGAAGAGTTAGATAAGGGAGATGGGACCCAACTTATTATTTTTCCCATAAATGAAAGGGATAAATTGTTGGGTCAAAAAATTGATAAAGCTTATGTTTTAGATGATGTAAGTTATAGAGAGATTTTATATCTTGTACAACCTTGCTTGAAAGATAGAGATGGATGTATAATGATTGGGGATGGGAATACCTGGATGAATTTATCTGTGATTTTGAAATTGATAAATATTTGAAGATATTTTTCGTAAAACCGAAATCTAAGATACTTTTCGTGTCAAAGTTGTCCAGAGCAAAGTCGAAATCAAAACGAAAAAAATTTTTTTCCCGAAATACCACCCCCCACAACACTATCTCACTAATACTTGATGACTTTTTTATCTCAGAAGTATCTGAGAAACACACAGCAAAGGTATTGCCGCTATTCTGAGAAGTGACGGGGTGACCTCACATCTTGCGGGCCTGCCAAAACAGATAAAAAATATTTGAAATTAAAATGAGTTTGATATAGGCATTGTGTATGATACACAATGCCTTTTTATTATACACAAACATACTAAAGAATAAATAGCACACTATGTACAGCATGTATGTGATACACATAGACTATACACTAAGGGCATACCATGCACAGGTAGTCCATACTATACAGCACAGTGTGTATACTACTATACATACACAGAACCGCATGCACACAGTACAATACATACTACACTATGTACATACATACATCTGTTGGATACATACATAGTAGATGATGTATACACACACAGTATACAGTACATGTAGATACATACATACATACTATACATGTATACTACTGGATAATAATTAAATAAAATAAAACATTGACACACACAAGAGAGATAAGACCTGCTGCCTCTGCCCAAGGGCAGGCCTTGCCAAGGAGGCAAGGCAAGAGCGAGAGGAGGCAGAACAAGAGAGAAGAGAAGAGTAAGAGAGACAAAGACAATAAGATAAACAAAGACAAAGACAATAAGATAAATAAATAAATAAATGTATCAATGCATGTATGTATGTAGGTAGTAGGTATGGGGTGCCATGGGTATAGGGGTAGGGGTATCAGGGTATGGGTATACGTGTATAGTGGCACATAGGCGCGCTGGCGGTCCTGGCGCGCCTTGTTTGCTGTCAATAGGTATCCTGCACAAAAATCGTTGCGAAATCTTGTGCAATTTGTACATTGACATTTTCCCGAATCTATGATACAATAAATGATACGAGCCTATTGGATTAGTACACACTGTGCTAATTAACGCAAACAATCTTTTTGGTAAATAGGGCGGAGATTGTTAAAAAATTAACAAAAAATATTTTATAAAAAAGGCTTGACAAATGGGCGGTTATACTGTATAATAAACTTATCAAATGAAAGAGAGGTAAGAACAATGAAGAAAGTAATGATGATGGTGATGATGGTAGTGATGATGATGACAGGCTGTAATACAGCACTTGCCGCAAGCAATCCAGTAGATGACACATGTGAGCGTGATGTGTATGCGGCTCTGGCAGTAGTCACAGAGGTTGATGAAGAAGAGGACGTTGTATACTGTGTAGACTTTAGTGGTAACGAGTGGTCATTCACAGGTATTGAGGATTGGATGGTTGGAGACTTCTGTTCAATGGTCATGGATAACATGGGTACAGTGTGTATCTATGATGATGAGATTGTATCAACAAGATACACAGGTTGGCTCAATGGCACATGGGGACGTGATGAAGATGGAAATGCTATCATTGAAATAAATGAAGATTGATTTTAAAAGTGAGGATTTTTCCTCACTTTTTTTATTAAAAGGCTTGACAAGTTACCGCATGTATGGTATTATAATAGTGTCAAGAGGAAAGGGAAATAAAATAAAAAATAAAAATAAAATAAAAATCTATTGACAAATGAGTCATCCAGTAGTATAATAAATACATAGAAAAGAAAAGAGAGGTATTAGAAATGAGTTATACAGTAGAGTTTATTATTATGGCAGTTTTATTCAGTCTGGTGCTTGGTGGATTCATGGCAATGTGTATTGTGAACACTATCGCAGAAGATAGTAAACCAGTAGTAAAGTGGATAATGGGAATTATAATTGCGGTTGCTATTGGATGCGGTGTAAGCGGATTAGTTACATTACAGAATAAAGGTGATGATGAAGCATGGAACAACGGCTATTGTACAGAATGTAACGAGCCTTATAAGTTTACAAGTACAGTACATCACAAGAACGGCGATGATGAATACTATTACACTTGTGATAACTGCGGTCACACAATAGTAATACATGGATTAAGAGAAAGATAAAAAAACAAAATAGGGGTTGACAAAATCAGCCCCTTGTGATATACTATAATCAAGTTAAGAGAGAGAGGTAAATAAAATGAAAACATTATTAGTAATAGTAATTATTATCGCAATGTACGCACTGAGCTATTTAAGTTTTTATAATGAGTGGGAATGGTTCTGGATGCCTGTTGAAATTCTTGGTAGAATTATAGATGCGTTTAGAACATTAGCTTTTATCAGGGTATTTCCTTTAGTAATTAAATATCATCTGAATCCTTTTTCAGTAACGCCAAGACAGTTAAGAGAAAAATTATCAGAAGAAGATAAAGAAAAGTTTATCGCAAGCGTTCCAAAAAGATATAAAGAAACAGCAAAAGAATTTTTTAAATAAGGGGTTGACAAACTAAGACTCCTGTGCTATAATAAAGACAGTTAAAGAAAGAGAGGAAAATAAAATGACAGTAAACGAAATGATGGATAATGTAATTAGACAGTTAGGTTTTGAAAGTCCACTGACAGTTATGTTTTGTAAGGATTGTGAATCAGGAAAATTCACTAATGAAGAGTTAATGAGGTTGATGCACACAATTGTAGAGTATTAAAAAATTTTAAAATGGGGTTGACAAAAGGTCAGCCCCATGGTATAATAAATACATAGTAAAGGAGATGTAAAACATGAGTAGAAAATCCAAAAGTAAAGAGAAACAAATGAAAGCACAGGCAGAACAATTCAAGTACAAGGGTATGACAAAAGCTCAAATCCAAAAGGCAAAGAAGGAAGAACGTGCGGTCTGGGTTGGCACAAGACCTGCGGTGTTCGAGGACAAGCGGAGAAAAGATTCAAAACGAGAATTGCGGGCGGTACTGGCTGAGTACCGCTAAGCCGCTAAACTCAAAATGCGGCGGCGCGCGCACGGTCCTGGCGCGCGTTGTTTCAGTATAACATATGCGACAGCATTTGTCAAGAGAAAAAATGCACAAAATTTCAGCAGGTCGGCATCCCGAAATTCGGCACTTTGCACAATGGGTAATAATGCACAAACTTTGACCGCAAATTTTGTGCATTATTTTTTACGATAATGCTTGACTATTGGACTGGGGTGTGGTATATTATAATCAAGGAAAGGGAAAAGGGAATGCGGAAGCCCACAGAACAGTGGGTTGATGAGCGACACGCCATTGGTTCACTGTTCGGGCTGACAGCCCTAAAGAAAAAAAATAAAAAAAGTTCTTGACAAACCAAGCCAGATAGAGTATAATAAGATTAAAGATAAGGAAACGGAAAAGAGAGGGAAATAAAAATGAAAGAAATGATTAAAAAAGCACTGATTGATGGATATAAAGAAATTGCTTACACTGATAAATACATCTATGGATTTTATGATAAAAAAGTTGTTTACGTTGCTTTTTCAGATGATAGCACACTGGACGCCGTTACAAAGCTCGATACATCAAGTGATAAGACAGGTTATAGCTTACGTTTTACACCAAACAAATTCCAAAAAGAGATTTTAAAAATGGGCGGAAAATACTTCCCACTTTGCTCAAAAGAATTTTTCTTGAATGAATGTAAAGAAAGCATTTATAATAAAGGCAGAGTATTTGAAAAAATGGTAACTGAATACTATGGACAGGAATGGGGATGGGATAACGTGCCATTCACAGAAGCAGGTGACATTGAGATTGATGGCATTGCCTATCAGATTAAATTTGAAAAAGCAACTTATGTTACTGAAAAAAGGCTTGCAAGATTAAGAAAGAAAAAAATGGAAAAAATGAATAAAGGGCTTGACAAATAACAAGCCCTGATGTATAATAATAATAGAAAGAGAGGTAAGAAAAATGAAAGAAAGAAAAACAGATAGAGAAATCTTATTAGAAATCTTTAAAAGAGCGGGTGTAAACATTGCCTATGAACAGGACGATTACATTGAAGTTGAGCCAGAAACTTATGGAGAAAATGTTGGTTTTGATTTTGACTCACAAGGAAATTTTAAAAAACTTTTATAAAAAAACTATTGACAAATTATTTTAAAAGTGTTATAATAAATATATCAAAAGAAAGAAAGGAAAAAAAATTATGGAAAATATTATGGAAAGTTTAGGACTTATGGTAGGAAAAGAAACTGTATTGTTTGATGTTACGACAGGCGAAATCATTTCAAAAGAAAGAACTGAAGTTCTGGCGTATCTGAAAAGAAATGATGGTTTTTATACTTTGCAAGTTTTTTAAAAAAGGTATTGACAAATTATAAAAGATAGTATATAATATAATTAAAGAAAAGGAAAAAGAAAGGAATTGATAATTATGATGAATAACACAATTAAAAAAATGATGGAAACAAAAGGAACTATTTATTTTGACATGGACGGCACACTTGCTAACTTCTACGGTGTAGATAACTGGTTAGACTATCTGGAAAATGAGGATACCACACCTTACGCAATCGCAAGACCGCTTTTCAACTTCTCTGTATTTGCAAGACTGCTTCACAAATTACAGGAAAATGGCTACAGAATCGGCATTGTGAGCTGGTTAAGCAAGTGCGGTTCTACAGCTTATAACACAGCGGTAACAACTGTAAAACTTGCATGGCTCGAAAAACATCTGCCGAGTGTTGAGTGGGACGAGGTTAAAATCGTAAATTATGGCACACCAAAAAGTACAGTTGTTGATTGTGACGGGTGGCTCTTTGATGACGAGGAACGCAACAGAGAAGAGTGGGGCGAAAACAGTTTTGATGTAAACGACATTCTTGGAACGCTTAGAAAATTCTTCTAAGCGTTCCAAAAAAAGACTTGACAAAATCCAAAAGATACTGTATAATAAAGACATAATAAAGAAAGAGGTTGATACAATGAAAAAGATTTGTTTTAAACATGATTACTACTGGACAGGTGAGTTTGTTGGAACTCCCACAGATTTAATCTCTGGACGCACAAAAGACTTTGAAAAGCATGAAATTATTTGCACTTGCGAGAAATGCGGAAAACAAAAAAGTTTTAAATTTAAGAAAGAAATACTTGACAAATGAGTCAAAAGGCAGTATAATAAATGTATAAAGTAAAGAAAGGAATTGATATAATGTATTTTTTAAGAGATGAAGCATGTACGCCTATAGATTTAACAGAAGAAGAATACAGCTGGATGGTAGGACAGTTGAGAGCCAAGAGGACAGCAGATTTGAAAAAAGCAATGACTGCATACATGGATACTTTTGGAGTTGCGGAACTGCGGGCGCTTGTGAAAAACGTAACAAAGGAACAGTAAAAAAAATGAGCTGAAATTTCAGCTCATTTTTTGTGCAATTTTACTACTTGACAAGGATGGAGAAGTGTGATAAAATGGCCGGCCGGCAACAAGCGCTTCGGCCGGAATTTGTGCAAAACAGAGAAATTCAACAATTTTTTGGCAAAAACTTTGTGCAATTTGCCTATAGACATTCTCCCGTAATTATAGTATACTATAATCAAGTTAAGAGAGAGAGGTAATCAAAATGATTAAGATAAAAGCGTTACTGGCAATCAACATGGACACTGTAGCAACTACAACAACTTGTTACCACTGTCCGTTAAAATGGGAGTGCAAAAAATGGTTTTATTATGGCTACAATGTCAATAATAAAATGTGTGATACTGTTGATGAAACAATTCTGTTTGGTAAGTACGACCCTTGGAAAGCCTATGGATTAACGACAGAAGAAGCGAAAAAAAGAAATTTAAAAATGTGTTGACAAACTTAACATTGTGTGTTATACTTAATGTATCAAATGAAAGAGAGGAAAATAAAAATGAAAGAGATTTATGATTATAGATTTGAGTACAAAATGGATGGTTGGAAAAATTTTGTTGATACAAGTATCTGGAAACATGTGAGATACCTTACTCCAGAAGAAGCACAGCCGTTAAACTTTACAATCAAGTCTTTTGATGAACTGGTTGATTTAGTTCGAGATGATTTATTTATGAACGCTGAACTTTCAAAGAATTTTTTCAGAAAAACAGTTGTTCGATTGAGCAACGTAGAAGATTATTGCTCAACAGCTGTCACAGCTAAAAACTTCAAGCCTATCGAAGTTCGCTGTGTGTACAATAAAATAAGTGCGTCAATGAAAGAGCTTGCCGACACTCTGGACGCTGACAGCTTTTGTGAATATTTAAGAGACAGAGGAATTACAAAAATTTGAGAAAAAGATAAAAAACTATTGACAAATTAAAAAAAATATATTATAATAGTTATAGAAAATAAAGAAAGAGGTTGATAAAAATGAAAGAACGTTTAAGCAAGAAAGCATGGTTAGTATTATTCACACTGTTAGGAGTTATGTTAGCAGTATCAAACTATGAGCCTTCCGCATGGGTTGTATTTTTAGGACTTGCGGGCGGTTACACTTGTGGTTCTTTTGGCTACTGGATTGACACAAAATTTAATAACTGGTTAGAAGCATTTACAGAGGAGGATTAATTTATGCAAGCATCTATTTCTTTACCACTGAAAAGTGCAAAAGTAAATTTACATGAGGGTTCTACAGAACTTACGTTCATACCTAACAATAGTGGGGACAGGCTCTCTTCTGTTACAATTGACGAATTGAGAGAAGTTATTTCTATGTATGATTTTATACAGACGAGACAGGCTTCTCCAGTAGCGAAAAAGACTGACTTTTAAGTCAGTCTTTTTGACCCGTATAAAAACGGGACAAAAAAATTTTTTAAAAAAGTGCTTGACAAACAGTCAGCCGCATGGTATAATAAGTACATAAATAAGAGAGAGGTGTTAAATATGAATAAATGTTATAGATGTGCGGAACTTGAAGGATGCTGGGCTGGGTTACATGGTAAAGGAAAGAAAGATTGCAAGTGTTTTTGTCCTTGCTATTTTTCAAAAGATGAAAAGCATCTGATTTTAGTTCACGAACCAGAGTGGGAACAGTTAGTAGACGCTAACAAAGGTGAGGTGCTTTGTGAGAATCATAAATTAGAAGCGGTTGACATTTTAAATGCTTTACAAATTAATTTTACAGAAGTTGAAAAAAACTCTTGACAAAATAAACAATCGGTGCTATAATAAATATATAAGATAAAGAAAAGAAAGGAATTGATAAAAATGAGAAAAACAATTTACTGCACACTGGATACTGAAACTGTTGGGGGAGCTGCAAATCCTACTGGAATGTATAACTTAGGTTGTGTTATTCACGATAAAGATGGTAATATCTTTGCAACGACTTCAATGTTAGTTATGGAACATTACAACGATATTAATAAAGATGAATACTCAAAAAATAACTTCCACATTTATGAGGAACGTTTAAACAATGGCACAATGTCAGCAGTAGCAACAGAAAGAGATGCTATTGAAATTGTAAGAAATCTTTGCAAGTTCTACAATGTAAAGTATGTACAGGCTTATAACAGTGTATTCGATTTTGAAAAAACTATCTGCCGTGAACTGTTAAATGATTTTGAATTTATCGACATTTACTTAATGGCATTACAGACAATCACACATCTGAAAAGCTACAAAAAGTTCTGTATTGAAAATGGTTTAAAATCATCAACAGGAAAGAGCTGTGCAACATCAGCAGAAAGCGTTTACGCATTTATCACAAATAATGCTGATTATGTAGAAGAACATACTGCATTAAGTGATGCAATGATTGAAAAAGACATTTTCGTTCGTTGCTACAAAATGCACAAAAAATTCACAAAAAACATGCACCAGTGGAACTGCAAAGGCAAGAACGCACACAAATGTTTTCCTTCTCTTAAATAAGAGAGGGAAAACACCCAAACAAATGGAGACTTTGTTAAAAAAATAACTTTTCAAAAACTCTTGACTTTTGGCTCAGATGTGATATAATTATAATTGTCAAAGAGGTAAAGGCTTAAAGAAAGAAAGAGGTAAATGTGTATGTATTATGTATTCGATGGAACTGACAAAAAGGTTTGCGGTTTTGAAAATTATGATGACGCACTTTACTTTGCTGATGTTATCGGCGGTTATGTTGGCTACTACGCCGCATAACAAAAAAAATTAAAAAAAAGTCTTGACAAATGAAACAAAGTGATGTATAATAAGTACATAAGATAAAGAAAGGAAGTAAAGAAAATGAGAAGTCCGCCGAAAAGAAAATAAAAAAAGACTTGACAACTGAATAAAGATGATGTATAATAAAGACATAGAAAACAAATAATAAATCTCTTAATAAGAAAGGAATTGATACTATGACAAACAAAATGACTTATGTAAAGGCACTGGAAATCGCAATCAAAGCTGTTGAGGACAACAAGGAAGTAGCTGAAAAGCTCGAAACATTAAAGGCTTCTGTTGCAAAGAAAAACTCCGCAGAGAGAAAGCCAACAGCAACTCAGAAAGCAAACGAGGGTTACAAGGAAGCAATTCTCGCATACATGGAAACTGGTAAAAAGTACACAATCACAGAGTTAATGAAAGGTGTGGTTGAACTCGCAGACCTGTCGAACCAGAGAGTATCTGCTCTTGTAAGACAGCTTAAAGAGGACGGCTTAGTTCTCAGAGAAGAAGAAAAGAGAAAGGCTTACTTCTCTAAAAAAGTTACAGAGGAGGTTGAGGCGTAAGCCTCAACTAACTCCCCCGATTCGGGGTAAAAAATTTTTCTAAAAAGTCTTGACAATTTTTCAAAAGTGATGTATAATAAATGTATCAAATGAAAGAGAGGAAAGCCTATGAATAAAGAAGAAATGATTGCAAAGCACATGAACACTCTTGGAATCACAAGAGAAGAAGCAATTCAGTTAATCGCTGATGATGAAGAAATCGACCACATGACACGAACCAGTGACATTGATGGAGACTTGACAGCGGAACAACGTAAGAGCGCAAAGAAAGCACGACAGGCAGACAGAAAGCCAACAGTGTACAAGTTCGACACGACAAAACGTAAAAGAGCTGAAAACACTGGCAAAAGATTTCTGATTGATGAAATCAAAAAATGTTTGGAAAATGCGGGAGCTGATAACTTAGAAGTGACTAACCCAGAACGTGAGATTGTTTTCATGTCAGAGGGAACAAAGTACAAAATCGTTTTATCAGCACCACGAAAATAATTTAAAAACAGGGCTTGACAAAAGCCAAGTCCTGTGATATAATAAGTACAACAAATAAATAAAACATTCAAACAAGAAAGGAATTGATACTATGACAAACAAAATGACTTACGCAAAGGCACTGGAAATCGCTATGAACGCTGTAAAAGAGAACAAGGAAGTCTATGACAAACTTGACGCTCTGAAAGCATCTATCGCAAAGAAAAACTCCGCAGAGAGAAAGCCAACAGCAACTCAGAAAGCAAACGAGGGTTACAAGACTGCAATCCTTGAATTTATGGAAGTCGGCAAGAAATACACAATCACTGACTTGATGAAAGAAGTCGTGGAACTTGCTGACCTGTCTAACCAGAGAGTATCTGCACTTGTAAGACAGCTCAAAGAAGAGGGTCTTGTGGAAAGAACAGAAGAGAAGAGAAAAGCGTACTTCTCTAAAAAGGTGGTGACAGATGAAGAGTGATTAAATGAGGGGCTTTGCCCCTCACCACTCTGGGCTTGTAGTGTTGGAAGCCGTCACCGCAGAGAACCTGCAAGGGTCGGGGTTCGATTCCCCGCAAGTCCATCATTCACTTAAATTTTGATTTCCTCCTTTTCTGCCGGTTCGGACGCCATGCCGGACCGGCGGGCGAAAAGCCCCCAATAAAACGGGGCAAAAAAATTTTTAAAAACCTATTGACAAATATCCAAAAGTAGTGTATAATTAAATCAAAGTTAAGGAAGAGAGGTTGATAACAATGACAGTTGAAAAAAGTACAGATAAAAGTTATCCTTTTACAATTAAAGGCGGTTGGGGTGACAAGGTATATTGCACTCTTGATGATTTGAAAGACATTAAAAATCAAATCAATAAAATTTTAAAAGAAGAAAAAAAGTCTTGACAAAACTTCAGTAGTGAGTTATAATAGTATCAGAAAGAGAGGTAAAGAAGAATGACAAATACAGTAAAAGATGCGTATAGAATCGTTCTTAATGACATGATGAATAGCGGTTGCGGTCTGTTGGTCGGCAAGTATGATGCAAAAAATGGTGATGAAAAGTTCATGCACGGCATTGATGTTGTTATGGAATGGATTGCATACAGAGCAAGCGAAAAACAGGGTGAAGAATTTTCAGCAATGTTTTTTGACAACATGATTGAAAGTCAAGAGAAAGTGAGGGAATAAGTTATGAAAGTATGGCGTGATGTGTTAGCCGGAATCGGTTTATCAGTTATCATTTTCGTTGTAGTTATCGGTGTACTGTTTTATAATATTACGCCAAAACATACAGAAGTAACAGCAACAAAGAAAATTTATCATGAGGACAGCGATTCCACTACTATGGAATTTGAAAATAAACAGGGAGATAAAATTTATTCTATTGATGATTATGTTTGTCCTCTTGGCACAAAAGCAACTATTTACTATGACAGAAAAACAGGTGAATTATTAGAGATTGTAACAAGAACAACTTTAAAAGAATCCTTGACAAAATCCACAAGTAGGTGTATAATAAAAGAAAAAGAAAGTGAGTGATAAAGAATGAACATGTTAATTTTATTTAGCTTTTTAACAATCATTAATGTGGTGTTTTCCACAATCAAATCTATTGTAACAATTAAATCGGGGAAAACAGTAGCCGCTTTAATCTCTGCCGGTTACTATGGTTACTATAACATTGTGTTAATTTACACGGTCGCAGATTTTCCGCTGTGGCAAAAAGTTGTTGTAACTTTTCTTGCTAACTTAATCGGTGTGTGGATTGTAAAGTGGGGTGAAGAGAAAGCAAGAAAAGACAAACTGTGGAAAGTAGAAGCAACTATTGACAGTGAGTTTGAATGGGAAAATTTAATTGCTGAATTAAAGGCTTGCGGCATTCCTTGCAATTACATTGATATTGATAAATACATTTTAATTAATTGCTATTGTGCTACACAGCGGGAAAGTGCCGCAGTTAAAAAGTCACTTGACAGGTATAATGCAAAATATTTTGTAACTGAAAGTAAAACTTTATAAAAAAAAGTCTTGACAACTGGAAAGAAATGTTGTATAATAAGTACATAAGATAAAGAAAAGAGGTAATAAGAATGAAAGTTAATTTCAATAATACTCAGAACTATGTTTACGCTTACAAACTTATGGTAGGAAGTACATTTACCGCAAAAAGAAGTGGTATTGATGAAATCGGTTTATACATCAAAATTGATAAAAGAAGCGGTGTTTTCCCTGAGCGTTATCGAGAAAATGTAATGGCAGTTAATCTGGCTACTGGACAGGTGAGAGCTTTTCCAGGAGATGCGAAAGTCAAACAAGTAAATGCAGAGGTAAATATTTTAGAATAAAGTCTTGACAAACTGCAAGTTATCTATTATAATAAATATATCAAATGAAAGAGAGAGGTTGATAATTATGTTAAATATTGAAAGTAAAATTAGCGGATGGAAAGTAACAGGTTTTGAGACTAAACCAGTTTTTAGCAGTCAGGTTGTTTCTCTGGAAGAATGTATGAAAACAATTAAAAAACAGAAAACAATGGATTACATTCTTGATAATTTCCGCTTTAGCAAAGGCATGAAAGAGGGAACATGGTTTACAACTATTGACTGGGATACAATTATGAAAATCTCAATCATGGAAACAAATCCAGAAGAGGAAAAAGAGTTAGAAGAACATTTCGGCTTCAGCTGGATTAAAGTTTATCTGCGGTTCAATCATTAAAAAAAATGAATAAGGGGGTTGACAAATCAGCCCCCACATGATATAATAAATACATAAATAAGAGATAGAGAGGTAAAAGAAATGAAAGTTTATTTAGCAAGTCCTTGGTTCAAAGATAGAGAAATGACAGTTTATCAGCAGATTATTAAAAAGATGCGGTCACAGGGAATTGATGTGTATGCGCCAATAGAACATGAAATTGAAAATGCGTGGGACATGCCTAACAAAGAGTGGGGACACAAAGTGTTCATGGAAGACATTGACGCAATCGACAAATGCGATGAAGTGTGGGTTCTGAATTTCGGAATGTATTCAGACAGTGGTACAGCCTGGGAGTGCGGTTACGCTTATGCAAAGGGTAAAACAGTGCGGATGCTGTTAAATACTTACACAGAGACAGAATTTTCCTTGATGATGGTCAACGGCTGTGATGAGGTTGATTCGATGGTGAATTATTTAACAGACAGCAACTTCAAATTAGAGATTGATGTCAAGTAGAAAATAAGAGCCTTTTGGCTCTTATTTTTGTATAATTTTTCAGTTGACAATTTGGGCGGCCCGCGCACAGTCGGCGCGGGCAGAATTTCGATTATAACATACTCCTCACTATTTGTCAAGAGAAAATATTGCACAAAAATAAGCCAGCAAAAATCCCGAAATTAGTGCAATATTTTTTAAAATAATGCTTGCAATCTGCGGTGAGGTGTGGTATTATAATATTGTCAAGAGGAAAGGAAATAAAAAATCCTCAAAGAAAAAAAATAAAAAAACCTCTTGACAAATGCTTTTAAGCATGATATAATAAGTATAAAGATAAAGGAAGAGAGGTAAACAAAAATGACTTAGAAAAAAAATAAAAAAAAAGCTTGACAACTGAATAGAGATGTGTTATAATAAAGACACAAAGAAAACAAAAACAAATTTCAATCAAAAAGGAGAATGATACTATGACAAACAAAATGACTTATGTAAAGGCTCTTGAAATCGCTATGAAAGCAGTTGAGGATAACAAAGAGGTAACTGAAAAGCTGAAAGCTCTGAAAGAGTCTATCTCTAAAAAGAATTCTGTTGAAAGAAAGCCTACTGCTACACAGAAAGCAAATGAGGAATACAAAAAAGCTATTCTCTCATTCATGGAAGTTGGCAAAAAGTACACAATCTCTGAACTGATGAAAGAGGTTGTTGAACTGGCTGACCTCTCAAATCAGCGTGTTTCCGCACTGGTTAGACAGCTGAAAGACTCTGGTCTGGTTGAAAGAACAGAGGAAAAGAGAAAAGCATACTTTTCTAAGAAAGTTGTAACTGAAAACGAGGGGGAATAATCCCCCTCCCCACGAGGGAAAATTAAAAAAAGTCTTGACAATCCAGTAGTCATGTGCTATAATAGATTTATCAAATGAAAGAGGTGTTGTAAATGAAAAAGACAGAAATCAATTATCCTACACAGGAATGGCTTGACAACTGGGTTGACAAGTACATTGACAAAAATCCTAACGAGAAAATCACAGACTTTAAAGCGTTAGAAGAGAAAGCCACAGAAGAGTGGTGGGACAACGAGATTGACCACAATCGTCCTACACCTTTCGACTTGACACCTGAACAGCAGAAAGTTGCAAAGGAAGCAACAAAAACAGGTACTCGAAAAACTCCCACAAACTATAAATTTGACAAAAAGAAACGTCCAAAAGATGCAGAAAAAGTGGAATTTCTTGAAAAAGTTTGCGGTTTTTGTTCAGAAATTGCAGAAAATTGTGAAATTGTGAACGCTGGACAGGAAATTTCCTTCAAAATTGGTGAAAATGAGTACAGTTTGAAACTTGTAAAGCATAGAAAAGCCACAAAATAGTGGCTTTTCACCCCAAAACGGGGCAAAAAATTGAAAAAAGTTTAAAAAAGTTGTTGACAAACAAGAAAACATCTGCTATAATAAGTACATAAGTTAAGAGAGAAAAGAAAAGAGAGGTAAATAAAAATGAATTACATCGTACTTGACACTGAAACTACAAATGGCTTTGATGACCCTTTTTGCTATGATGTTGGCTATGCGGTCTTAAATGAATATTTTGAGGTCATTAAAACAAGGTCTTTTGTTGTGGCTGATGTTTTCCTTGACAAAGAAATGATGGCAAACGCTTACTTTGCTGACAAAATTCCGCAATACTGGGAAGATATTAAAAATGGCGTTAGAGAGTTGAAAACATTCAGAAACATTAGAAAACAGTTGCATGATGACTGTAAAAACTTTGAAGTGGGCGCAATTATCGCACACAACGCACGTTTTGATTATAGAAGTTGTCAGAGAACGCAAAGATGGCTGACTAAATCAAAATACAGATATTTCTTTCCTTTTGGCTGTGAAATCTGGGATTCTTTAAAAATGGCAAGACAGACTTTCGCAAAAGATGAAGATTACAAAAACTTTTGTATTGAAAATGATTTTGTAATGAGTGGCAACCGCCCACGTTTGACAGCGGAAATTCTTTACAGATATTTAACAAACAATGTTGATTTTGTTGAAAGTCACACAGGATTAGAAGATGTGATGATTGAAAAAGAAATTTTTAAAGCGTGTCTTGCTATGAACTCTGACATTGATTGTAAAACGTGGAATAATTAAAAGCCACGTTTTACAAAAAAGTTATTGACAAAATAAAAAAGTTATGGTATAATTTATTTATAAAATAAAAGAGAGGTATTAAAAATGATTAATGATATTTTAAATGAAATGATTAAAAAAGGCTTTGTTGATGAATACGGTGATATTAATGATTGTAACAGTAATGATGATGATTTTGATACTGTATTCGGTCAGATTGCGGAAAGCATGGGTCTTGAGTATGCAATAGATTCAGACCACGTGTTCGATTCTCCTGGCTGTGATATTTATTGTAAAGCTATCGCAGTAGCGAATGAGGATTGTCTCGACAGTGCGTTACTCACATTCACACATTGTTAAGGGGGCGAACAAATGGTCTATAGAGGTTCATTAGAAAGTCATGTGCGGGCAGGTCGGCTCAGCGAAAAAGACGCAAGAAATATTGCAAAGTTGTTACAAATTGATTTCGATTTGAATAAAAAAATTCCCTGGTGGAAAAAAATATTTCACAAAAATTAAGAGGACAGGAGCCCTCTTTTTTGTTTATAATTACCACTTGACAAAATCCCATAAGTGTGCTATAATTAATTTAGACCCGCCCTTGGGCGGCCGGCGCAGCCGGAATTCGTATTATACCACATCTTTCAAAAAAAGTCAAATAAAATCTTCTCGTCGAATTGCACAATCTTTTTTCCCGAAATCGCACTCTTTTTGTGCAACCTGCACAACTCTAACTGCCCTCAAGGCCGCGCCACCTGATGTAACCCTCATATGCGACCCCTTTTATTTGGCAGCCCGGGCCCGGGCGCATATGCCCGCCGCGCCGGCAGAAAGTCGGCCCCTCAAAATTTTTTTTACCTATTGGGCGACCGGCGCGCCGCGTTAATTTTCCCATATGGCCGCCACATTGCTACAAACTTGGCCTGCTGCCAACAAAAATTTTTCTTCTCTCTCCTCTGAAAAAATTGGTCCAATAGCAGAGATAGAACGAGTTCAGTAGAGTAAAGTTTACCTCGCATGAAAACTTATCCATTTCAAATTCTGCGAGGCAAATTGATTTATGTTTTAAATTTTGTTATAATAATATTAAATCCAAAAGGAAAGAATATAGACGCGGCCCGGCCGCATTAAAGTATCCTGCTGCCCAGTTTAATCTTATCATATGGTTTAGGATACGCGAACGGCAGCAGGCCCGCAATATTCTTCCAATTGATTTTTTATAAAAATTATTATATAATATATACATAAGATAAAGAAAGATAAACATTTCATTTAAAAAGGAGAAAAGAGATTATGGTTAGAGTAGAAGATTTAATGGCGGCAATTCAGAACGGACAGAGCGCAGATGACCTGGCAGCAGAGTACGCAAAGGTGTTGAATGAGGCTAATGCTCGGGTTAAAGCAGATGCTGAAGCTAAGGCAAAAGCTCGTGCGGCAACAGTAAAGATTGCAGATGCAAAGGCAGTAGTAGTGCCGCTTGTAAAATATCTTCAGACATATATTCCGGAGATGGACCTTGGTGAGGTAACAGATGCGGACATGGATGAGGCAGCAGAGTTCCTTGTATCTGCTATTGATGAGGTAAAGGTTCAGCTGGCTCCGCAGCTTAAACTTCTGAAGATGCTTGATGGTGAGACACCGAAAGCAAAACTACGTAAACCGCAGACCATTGGCGGCAAGAAAGATCCGATTGCCGACTTCCTTAAAGATATGGGTCTGTAATAAAAATTGCCACGAACAAGGCTTCCATGAACAAGTTTTCATGGGAGCTTTTTTTATTGGGTTAGATTGAGTTAGAAGTGAGATAGACTCATATAAAACGGTGAGAGTGAGGGAGAAAAAATGAGAAGTGGTTCCAGGCGTGCCGGGGGCAGGTACCTTCCACTAAATTTTATAGAATTCCAC